TGTGTTTAAAAATTGAGTTTTTATGAAGAACTCCTAACTTCACAAGTATTTATCACCTATAGAGTAATTATAACATAACTTCTCTATATTTTTGTAGAGCCTGCTCTCTAATCATAGCTAATCTATCGGTGATGTGTTTGGGTAATTCCGCATCATCATCCCATAAATTAGTATGAATTAGCCTTAATCGACCATAACCACGATGCAAGTCTAAATCGACTATATCATAGTTATCGTCATCATCTAATTTACTTGGCTGGCTTGGCGTCTGCTTTAGGAGCAGTTGTTGCAGGTGCCGCTTCTGTTTTGGCAGGTGCACTTTTAGTGGCGTCTTTTTTAGCCTTTGCTTCTGCTTCTTTATCTTCTTTCTTCTTAGCCAACTTCATTTCAGTCTTTGGTGCTTCTGCTTTAGCAGGTGCAGCCGGTGCAGTTGCTACTGGAGCTGTTTTGGCAATACCTTCGGGTTGCTTGGCAGCTTGTGCGAAGGCAGAACCAATACTGAAAGAGGCGATGATTGCGATTGCTAATGTTTTCATTTTAAGTTTCCTTTAAGTTTAATGAAGTAGATTTCATAATCTACATATATATAACGCCTTGGAAGACGTTTCCGTTGACAAGAATTTAGCCGCCTCGCCCAGTTTTTCTAACTGGTGCACCACCAAAGCCTTTGCTTGGTTTTGGTGCTTTTATTTTGTGTATTTGTGCGGCTTTTTCAAGTGTAATCTTTGTATCACGTGCTTTTGCTTCACGTGCCATATTGATGAATGGATTTGGGCTTTTCTTTTCTGTCATTATCTTACCTTTAGTGATTTTAAATAAGAATCAATATTTCCATACAAGGACACCATGATTGCAATTTTGCTGTCATAAAGTCGAATGTATGGTTGATTCTTCTTACCTTCATTCTTACTTACCCCAAGGTAGTAGGGGCATTTTATTTTCCTACTTAGTTCCAAAATGTAGTTGTGATAGCTACCTTCTATCTTAGCAGTGAAATCATATTGATAGAATTCTATCTCACCTAATCGGAAAGCCATGTCTCCAATTTCAGTTAGGCGAAGACTGTCTCCACGTAATCCAGTCTGCCACCATTTTTTCATTGCGGTTTCTATAGTCCAATCTTTCCAGCCATCTGGCATCTGACCTACTACAGCTTGTGTTATCAATTCCTTGATGGATGGTTTACTCATCAGGATAAACTTTGGTGCCGTTGTTCATAAACACAACACTAAATTTATCACTTTTAAATTGTGCGTTGAGTTTACGACACAGGTTTCTTGCATGACCAGGATTACTGAAACTGGTCTTTTTATACTTAGGCACGGCTTCACTATCCAAATAGTGTTGGCTTTTTAAGTTGATGGGACAACCGTCATAAAATACCGCCCAAATTCCGGCAGCTTCAACGATCTGGTCACATTTATAACTTGTTTTATCTACTATTTCTAGTATGACTTTCGGTTGTGTTCTGCTCATTATTTTACCATTTTCCTCCCGACATTACAACTTGAATTGTTTCGGGCTCTTTAACGTTTTCACGTTGGTCTAGCAATATCTTCAAAAGCTCATCACGTAGTTCTTTGGCATCGTTGAGGGTCATAATCACTTCACGGGCCTGACGGCCTTCTGCGGTTACAATCTTATCGATAAACTTCTTTATATTGCTCATACACTATTTATGCTACTATTTGCCTCTTTTTCCGTCTTAAAAGGGCCAGTGTACTCGTAACGCTGTATGAAAATGTACTTAGGGCAAAAAATACTAACAAATTCATGGCCTTGTTTGATAGCGAACCATCCGGCCGCATAGTAACACTTGCTCTTAGGTGTGGTAGTGTACAAATGTAGCTTTTTTCGCACATCTAATACACTATTATAAATGATAGTTCTATCAGTTGGAAAAACTGCAAACGGAGGCTCACTAGATTTTACTTTAGCTATCTTAGTAAATTCTATGTTTTTTGTTTTTTGAATGGCTTTAGTCGTATTGTAATGTTCAATATTATTACCAATCTTTACATCGAACCCGTTGCCCTCCGCAGTTACGTTACCGACTTTTTTCTTTCCATCGGTTACAACCCAATATTGGTTTTTTATTATTGGTTTGGCTATTAGATTCATGTTATCCCTTTTCATTTTAATCGAAATTTCTTAAGATAAACACTAGCCTCAGTAATGTTTTCACAGTCATACTTAGGCTTAATCGGTTCATCATTCATTAAGTTATCTAATCCATATAACTCAACGTACTTGTCTACCATAGCATCTATGAGCAGGCCAAATTGCTCTCTGTCAAGCATTGAAGTGATGCCACCTAAATCAATGCGAATGTTTTTATCTTTCATATTAGTCTTTCAGTTTTTCCCACATGTACTCAGAATCTTTCATGTATGCTACTGGTTCTACCCAACCATTTCTAATAGCTTCTACAATCATTAATTTATACTGACTTGGACATTTGTTACTAATTTCAAATCCAGCACGTGGCGACATAAGAAATCCATTGTGAATATGAAAATCTACATCGCCCTTACGTATTGTTTTAATAGTTTTATTAGCAATAGTGTATGTCATTTTTTAATATCTAGTTTGTTAATGTGAGGTTCAATCTTTGCAAGTTCTTCTTCTGTTGCATAGCGTGGAATTCCACTAAAAGGTTGCCAACTGTCTGATGTGAATATTCTAACAGGTTTCCAGTATTTGTGCAAGATATTATTGATTACTGCACAACCTGCAACAATTATAACAAACCCAAACATAATCAATACACTGCCTGCTAAAAATACCACTGATTTATCTATATCCATTATTCAACTCCAAAATGTTGTTTAACCAAATCAAACGCTTCACCTCTACTAATCATATCACGCAACATAGGACTTAACGCTACACCACATTCTTTCACTATCAATTCAGTAAACTTTTGAACAAATTCTCTGCTACCACTACCCGTCATATGACGTTGTGTCTCTACAACCAAATCACTAATTAATTGTTCGTTCATTCTTCAACTCCGAAATGTTTTCTAATAGCAATGATAGGATGCTCATAGTTGTATTCAGCACCGTCTGTAAACACCACCTTACCACGATAAGTTGAGAGTATGTCCGTTACTTCGATTAGAATCAACTCGGCGAACTTTTCGATAGCTTCTTGTTCATAGGTGCCTAATTCATCCCAGCATCCCTGTGCAGTAAGTCCCGCATGATACATCAAGTCTTCAAATCGTTTGTTCATGCTAGTACTCCTGTGTAAGGGCGGTTCAACCATGCACTGAAGGTCTCGGCCTTTTCGCTCAACTTCACCAACTCATACTTGCCACAGAAGCGAAGGAAATGTACACCGACGGTCGGGGTGATAGTTGTGCGAACACTTTCTCGAATACGTTGATCCACAGCATCTTTGATTTCTTGGGGTTGTGCAGTAAGATCAATCAGGGTGCGGTTCCTCTCAAATGCATCTCTAACTCGCACTTCCTTACCATCATAGTCGATAAATCGGCTAAGCATAAACGAATTGTAATGAAATCCTTGCTTGTGACGATCTTCGAACGCCTCTCGGATTCCAATTTTGTTTTTAGTGCCTTTTTCTCTGGCACCTGGGTATGATGGATGTACATTGTCGGATGTATCTCCTCTGACTAATTTTTTAAAGAGACCGTACTCAGGATCTTCCAACAGTTTAGGCTCTTTAGTTTTCTTATCAATAACAGGCCGACCATTCTCTTTGAGATAACCAGTGAGAGTTACAAGTTCTCCGGCCACGCCCGAGTATCTAAAAACTTTGTCGGTTATTAATTGGTCATAATCTGTGTCCGTTGAGATGATAAAATGTTTATCTGCTGGATGCAGTGCGATAAATCTTGCAATCATGTCATCGGCTTCAGCACGTTCATGCCTTAGGACACTTGCATTAGTTTTCTGTGAAATATAATCTGTGAAAACTTGATACGTTTCCCAAAATTGGCGTGACTCTTCCAATTCTTCTTCAGTAACTGATTGTTCATCAACTACACGATTCCTCTTATAAGGTGCGTACAGATCACGGCGAAACGATCTACCCTCTAAGCAGAAGACAACGTGATCGATCTTATAACGCTGGACCGCTTGGTTCACTGAAGCGAGGGTGATATGCAATGCTTGTGCTACCTTTTCTTCTGCGGAAGCACCACGTGATGCTACGTGGCGTGCTCTAAAAAAAGTGTTTGCCGTATCGATGAGTGCGTATGTTGTCATGTGTCTATTATATACGTATATTTAGAAAAAGTCAATCCTTTGCTTTACCAAAAGTGTATGTGTTTAGAAAATCCTTTTGTCGTTGTGTCTTTAACATGTGAACGTTCGGGCATACTGTTGCATGATTAGATGGGTCATTATTATAACGATTACCATCAATGTGGTCAACTTGCAATGTAGTTTTCCAATCATTGATAAAATCACCTAGCTTAGAAGTATCATCTCCATATTGATTGATGTAACCCTTAATTGCTTGTTCAAAGCAAGTACCTTTGCAGGCTTCGCAGTGGTCCTTTCGAAACAACGAGTTTAGTTGTCCTCTGTCGAAAGCGAGCCGCAAGCCCGATACTAACTTTTTTGGGTCTTTGCCCCCAAAGACTCCTTTAAGAATGTAATCAATGCCATCAATCATTTCAAATGTATCTTCTGTGTAGAATTCTTCTACTAATTGCATCAGTTCAGTATCTTGCGGAAGAATAGCAAACGAGGTAGACAATAATGAATAATAAGAACACACCAAAGATTTCACCTCATCGGACACTTTCATTTTGCGAATAAACTCAATTCCCAGTTCATGATCTCGGAAGAAAGGCAAACGACAAGTACGTGCAACAAACTGTGTATAACTGTTATGAATCTTTTGTTGTGCAGGGACTTTGCAAACTACTGCTGTAATCAATCGAGGAATATTAATACCCATCTTACCTGAATCAACAACAACCATTACAAGCGGTCGATTTAGATAAGCAGGGCTATTAGCCAATTTAATGCCGTCACTCATGCGCTTGATAGTCTTACCATCAAAATGTTTTTCCTTAGATGTAGAAACAAACAATACCGCATTGATTCGTTTGACAAACTCCTTAACGTCTTTCATTACTGCATCAATTGGAATACCATTAACTGCATTGTTGCGTCCCAAACTAATAATGATGCCGGGCATCATTTTAGGCATCTTGTCCGACACCGAATCCCAAGTGTCTTGTGGAATCAAAATCTGTTGATTGCGAATCTCATTAACTTGCCACGCAAATGTCTTGTAAGCGGCTTCTAATGTCTCGTACAAATCTTCACGATTGCCGTGATATTCAAACTTAGTGAATGCGTTTGATTCTTTGAATTTAGGCATTGTAGGTAATTGTATGTACTTGTCAGCACCAACCAATGTCTTCATACGTTGAGATTGCGTAGGTGTTGCAGTCAAGTGAATGACAACAGTACCACTATCCATCATTGCAGTCTGCATGTCAAACCATTTGGGTTCCCAGTTATTATTAGTAGTTCCTTGGTCATCTTTAGTAGTTGACTTATCAGGTACACCTAAACCACGATGTGCCTCATCATTAAAAATCAGATCAGGCAACATCAAATCAAAGTCATCAGGATTTGCAGGATCATAATTTTCATATAGACCGTACATGTACTGTGTAGTCATAAAGAAATAACGAATGTCACCCGGCAAATCAATATCATTTTCTAATGAATACTTTAATTGCTTACTGTCGTAAACTTTGACTAGCTTGTTACCGATGTAAGTACCATCGTACTTCATCATGCTTTCTAGAGGCTCGTCAACACATTCTTGTGATGGTGCCGCAAAGAAAACATTTTTGATTTTCTTAAAATGTTGTGCAATGAGAATTGCAGTGTAATTGGTAATAGTAAAACTTTTACCACTACCAGTTGGAGCCTGTACAACGATGGCTTTTTTTGTTACTGATTTTAAAAACTTAGTTATTGCATCAATAATATTATCTACCAAATATTCTTGTTGCAGGGGTTCAATACTGGGAATTGAGATTTCGTCAACTGCTAATGCTACTGCTGTTTTATTTCGCTTCATTTTTTACCTATAAGTTGTTGAACATTATGGCCATTATAGAGCCAAAAGGATTTGTTGTCAACTTCAAGAATTGACAGTTATGAAAGGACTCAATTCCTCTACAGTGTATTCTGATACTGCATACACCCAAGTTACTGGAACATTAAGTACTGCGGAGATTGTTGCAGGGTGGTCGCCCTTTTCCAACATTTCCTCGATTGTGATTTCCAAGTCTGCCATTTTACTCATTACGATTTACTCACATTAGATTTAAACAAAAAGCCACATAGCACTGTCAGTCCCCATGCCTGCAACCAAGACACCTCACTAACACCTGCAATAGCACCAACTAAACAACCATTCCAAAGCATATACACCGGCCAACTCAACAAGAAACTGAGAGCTAGCAAGCCCATAATACCTAGGACAACTACACCAACTACACCTGCAATCTTTTCCATGATTGTTCCTTATACAAGTGTCAACATACTAGCGGGTACTTTCCAAACACCACTAGTGAATGAGCCGGGGGCTTGCGTATCAACTAAGATAAACTTACGATTGATTTTTTTAACAGAGCCAACCATTGTGCCCCGTGTAGAACTTGTAAACGTAACCTTGGATCCGATTGTCAATACCGATTTATTACGCACCACTAGTTGGGCACGTGCAAAACGAATTGCATCGGTGATGCTGTTCAATTCTTCATTAGTAAAGTCACCCTGCATGATAGCAGTATTAATTTGCTTGATGTTCATAAGAACTCCTTTTGATTGAATAAGACTCTATTGTATAGCCAACACCATTAAATGTCAAATTTCGGTGCGGTTAGGATGCTTGTCTTTACGACGGTACTGAACCTTAGATTGTACAACCTTAGGCTTAAAAGGTGTGTTGTCAGAAAACAACACACGATGAACCCGATGTTTGGGTTGTTCAATTTTGAATGATAGTATTTGTCTTTTCATAACCCATAGTATAGCACAATGGGTATTTATTGTCAAATTTATCGTCCGGTAGTGTAGTGCTTGCCCTTTGGGCCTTTAGAAACAAAAGTTCTACCGTATAGATCGCCTTGATACTCGTCATTCTTCGGGGAATATTTGAGGATCATTTTGATACTTTTGTTTAGACTTACGCTTAACAATAATTGTGGTTTGTGGTCTAAGATATCAGCCGTAACTGTTTCTCCGTTGTCAACGCATTTCACTGCACATGTTTCATCATACCGTACCATCTTCCCCACCAATCGTAAATTCAATGCGTTTAATATTTTTAATTGTAAAGCTACGCCATTCTTTCTTTTCTAAGTCAAACACACGTAGTGCCTTTGTACTGTCAGATTGTTTGCGTGGCTTTGCATCTTCTTTAATCTCAACTTTAGGAATCTTTTCAGATTCCAATGTGCATTTCATTACACGTACAGTACCATCAACTTTTGTAAAAGTAACGGTTACTGGCGTAGATACCAATACACCCTTCAACCACTTGTGTAATTTTGGTTCAAGTTCATCGGTAACTTTAACATCGGTGTTGATCCAATTAAGTGTTTCTGTCATTTCGTTACTCCCAAAATTGTTTTAGCACGTGCAACCAATTCTTCGTCACTATCGGTGAATCGGTAACCTTCTTCAATAAGTCTCAGTGTGTAAAATTTGTTAAATAACACACCAAACAATAGTGCAGTTAACATCCACAACGGCAAAGTAAACATGTGAAAAATAAGACAAATCAATGCCATAACTAAGTTGCCACGATAGAGTGGCACGACCCAGCCAAGACTAAAGATTCCTAAGAAAAAGTAACTATAACTAAAACCGATATATCCTTGCTTGACGATACCAGTTTTAGTATGTGTCATTTCAATCGCTCGTGCCATTTTTTTCTTTCCAGGGTGTAAAAAATGAATTTACTTTTTGCTCTTCGGACCACGAACTGCAATAATCATTATCCTTATCACATAAAGTCAAGGCTTCGTCTTTTGTGACGATACGATGGCTAATGATTTGTTCACCAATGTGTTCTTGGCTAAATTCCTGTGCCTCATTCATAGTGACAGTATCTAGTGCCCACTCACTTTTATCTTTACCATAGTCATCAGTACCTGTTGGAACTTCAACCATGTAACGTTGACGGAATGTGCTTATCGCCTCAACTAATACCCATTGTGTTTCTTTTTTTGTCATAGTAAATGATCCATCTTTGTTATCATGCCATTGTAATACATCACCCTCTTTCCAACCCGTTTCTGCTAGCATATCGGGCGGAAACTCTAAAATACAATCACCTGTTTCGGGATCGTCTTGTAATTCAACTGTCCAAGTTTTCATTGTATTAGCATCCTAGTTAAACCTATCGTATCAATGGTTGTTAACAATATGTAGTTAGCAAGCATCCCAAATGATTTCCTAGTAAAACTAGCCCAAGCATACATAGCACAGCCAGCAATCCAAGCAGGATACAAGTAAAGAAGAGGTGGATTGGGTACAGTGAAAGCCATCGCAATGCTACAGCCAATTGAAATTGCCCAAGCCAAAACTTCAATAAAAAAACGAAATCTGTTAGTTTTGTAATCATCTTTGATCCAAGTAAAAATTCCATTTAAAATGTTATTCATGTTGTTCTTGCTTATTACTATCAATTGCGGCTTGCAATACTTCTACCATCAATTGATTAAGAGTGATATCTCGTTGATGCGCTAGCTTCATCATAGCAAACAACTCCTCATCATTCAAATCTAGTGGTACACTAACACGTGTATCATATGGTTGACCTTTAAAAATAGCATTTGCTTTTTCTAAAAAGTCTTGTTCAGTTTCCAGATCAACCCACTTGATGTTATCCCATGCCATGTCACAATCCACATTGCGATAAGAAGCCTCGTCAAACATAACTTGTTTAGTGTCAGGATTCAACCATCGATAAGGGCGATTGTCTGACTCCTTGACCTCGACGGACACTTCGTAAATTTCCTGTGTCTGAGAATCAAAGATGCAAGATCCCGTTCCATAGTTACTTTCGTAATCTAAATAACGGGCGTTAGGACCATAACAGTTCCAAGTGTATTCGCTACCACCAGTGATACGATGTTCAAAATTTTCGTTTACGTCTTTTAGGTTCATTTGGTTTTCCTTTGAGTTTTCTTGATTCATGTAATTTTATAAGTTCATTGTATATGAACTCCATTACTTTGTAAAGTACTTTGGCATCCTTTTCAGTCATTCCTGATTCTAATGGATTAGAATTATCTGATTTTCGTAGTCCAAAATCATGTCTATACTCCAAACACATCATATGAATGATTTCTTCTTTAGTTTGTTTCATTATTTGCCCATGTGGCTTTTTTATTATCCCAGTGTCGGTTGTCATAAATTTGTAGACCGATTGAGTATCCCATAAATCCTATTTCCATATCTATTCCGCCATGATCCTTACGAAAATTAATTTCAACAGTTAGTCTAACCAGTACCGGATCTTTGTAAAGACTTATTTCCCAAAATTTATTTTTGATAAGGCGACCAGTTTTAGAAAATAAATTTTTAAATTTATTAGACCGAGGATTTTGAATGTTAAAGCTAAAATAGATCATAGGATTTTCTCTATTGCTATTATAGCACTCAACGATATTATGTATCAAGTGCTTTTGGGTAGTGACTTCTATGCAACCATCCAGTGGTCATTTTCTTTGTATTCAATAGATTCACTACCATCATACTCATGTATTTTAAACATAGTGCCTTCTGGTACCCACACTATTCTTAAATCTTCCATACCACCTTTGTAGATTTCAGGATACTTCAATGTCACATATGTTTCCAATTCAGACCACATATTTTGGTCAACCAAATCTACTATCCCGGGATCAAAAAGAATTTCAGGACGCTCATAGTTCCATGTGTACCATCCTGCACCGAAGCCGGGTGATATTAGTACAGCAACCATTCCATCTTTAATAAACTTGTTCATTCTATATTCCTAAAAGTTCGCCAATCATCAACGTTTGGCTTTTCATCTTCATCATATGTCCAACCTAATGCTTTCATCATACGATGCTTGACAAGTAGGTTGGGGCTACGAAATCTTCCGGTATCTTCAAAGCCCATCATGACACCAACTTCACATACAGCACCACTACGGCATATACCTGCATAACAATGAACAACAACGTTCATTCTATTGTCTTTGGCATGTTGTAGTAATCGGACTAATTCGTTTGCTTGTTCTTGGCTACATTTCATAGCTTCCTCAAGTACAAAGTCATTACGTTCTACATCTAAGAATTCAAAATTGTGAATTTCTTTAAACTTGTGAGCAGGTGTTGGTCTCCAACTAGCAGGATCTACGATGCTAATTAGCATACTATTTTCGCCGGCATCATGATGAAACCTAGTAGGTATATCTGCCGCCGCTACATTTTCAATCCACATTTAAATTACCTCGTATTATTTGCTAACTCTTTGTAGCCAGCTGTACTTGGATGTATTCCATCCGCTTGTAATCGTGTAACAGGTAATACAATATCACTGTATTCGTCTGCAACTAACCGTACCATTTGTTGAATATCATTCACTGGTACGTTGTTCTTTGGGTTCACCCCTGAAGGTAAAATCCAAAACACACGTTTAGCTTTAGTCAGTTCCCGCATAGTACGCAACTCCTTTACAGTTTTAACGCCCATGTGGTCGTTACTACCCAAACTAATAATTACTGTATTTGCTGACAGGTTTTTGGTAATGTAGCTGTTTACCCATTGTCGAGAATTAATCCCACCTTTAGCATAAGCCACACATTCAGGACGAAATTGTGCTACTCCAACTGCAATACTATCACCTAAAATTAAACATTCTAACATATCATTCCTTACTGTATAGTGGAAGTTTGATATTCAACTCCACCCATCTTTACCATTGCTACATGCGTTACCAATTTTAGAAACTCATCCATTTCATCGGAGGATGCTGCCGCATGCGGTAGTTCCCCCTGTATTACTTTCCACAAACGGGCAATATCATTTTCATCAAGCCATGTGTCAACAGTTTTCATTATATAATCCTTTATAGCTCTAGTGCTCTACGTAATAGCAGTTCTTGTTTAGAAAATGCATCAATTTCCCAAGGCATGTCTAAGTACTTTGTTTTTTTACTGTAGCGTTTACCTTTCCACATCCTAACTTCATTCGGAAGAAGTTTCATTTGACCTTTAGCCAATTGTTTAACGTGTACCATTTCATGTGCTAGTGTGCCCGACATATCTATCAAGCTCATAGGAGTAAGCCGTTTTGGTGGTTTGATTAATACTATCATACAGTCTGCTACTTCAATGTTCATTGTAGAACCTTGAAAATTTTTGTCTAAGTCTTTGGTAACTTTTACTAGAACCGCACGTTTGCTATTAGTAAGTCCTAACTGTTTAATAAACGAAGGCATAAGAGATTCTAAAAACTTTTGTATTTTTACATTCGATGATTCAATTTTATATTCCATCAGATCAATCTCCTGAGTCAATTTGATAACGATCTCCACAATGTTTACACGTGTAACCTGTTAAACAACGGCCGTCGTTGGTACTTGTATAACTATGTGTACAAGGCACACCTTCATTGTTTAATCGTACTTCACCCTTAGCGGTACTGTACATATACTGACCTCCGCAATTGTGACAACTACGATGTGTCATATCTTTATTCCAAGAATAACTTTTTTCTTGTTCTGTCAATTCAACTTGACAAGTCCCGTTACAAACAGGGCATACTCCATATCCGTCTCTCATACTATACTCCTTAACTATAAGCCTTAACAAGACCTATCAAACATGTTACGATTGCCACCATATTGACAACCAATTGAGGACGATTCTTTACACGAATAGTCCAAGTCATAAACATAATAGTACCTAATGTGAATGCTACAATGTTGTAGGGGTATGCATCAGGACCTAGTGAATTACAAACGTGTCCAATGATAATGAATACTGCACCTACCCATTGTAAGATATCATTCAACTTCATTAGAAACCATCCTTTATAATAATTGCTAGACCCATCACAATGACGGGTAACATTACGATACACAAATTAATATATGCTTGCATTTTACAGTCCTACACTTTTCTTAATTACATAACGGGCGATCTTTTCATCAAAGTACATACGAACACCATCTTTGACAGGATCTTGAACTACGATTTCACCCAGTTCAGTAGCAAGGGCTTGCGTAAACTTTAGTAGAATACTATAAGTGTCCTCAGATTGACTCAAAGGATCACGATCCAAAATTTGTACTGTATCGTTAATTAATTTTTCAATTTGTGTGTTCATTACTTTACTCCAAATGTGTTAAGTGCAGGTTGTAAACTGTTGATTAATTCTGTCTCACGTGCATGAGCAGGACTTTTACCTCGGACAACTTCAACGACTCCGAATACAAAACGCTCGGCGCCTTGTTCACGCAAAGCACGACTCAGACCCCAGTTTTTGTTTTCTGTCAAGGCACGTTGCATATGTTTTTGCATACGACGGGTAAGTGTCTTGCGAACATTGCCTGCAAAGCACATAGCAGTCAAGCCGATGTAGTAGTCAAGTGTCACTACATCTTGGATGTAATAGATAACTTGATTACGATCAGTTCTACGTTTGCGGTTGTTTTTCGAGTTCATGTATGTATTATATACCCGAACCCATTTATTGTCAAATTTTCGAGATTATTAAGTTAGTGTTCACTAACTAAGTCTAGGGCTTTTAGATAGATTTCCTGTTGTTTTTTAGCAACATCAAGTTCCCATGGTAGATTATTATATTCTTCATAACTCATTTCCTCAGGTAGTTTTTTAGTATAGGGAATGCCATGCCAATAACACATTCCATTTGACTTAATAGTTAATATACCAGTATGTTTTTGATTAACATGTATTAACTCATGTGTAAGTATTTTAGGTATTAACTCTAATGGTAAATCATAGTTAATGCCGATTCGATTAACATGATTCATATCTATCCCGCCATAAACATTATTTGGTAATGGGTATAAACATACTTCCAATGATTCAGGTAACTCTATTATCTTGGATACTCTATTTGCAAATAGAGTTATTATAGTTTCGTGATTATGACTATACTGATTGTTCTGGTAATAATACTTTATTTCCATTATCAGTTTCTTCCTTATGAACCGACTGAGCATATTCATAATTAACAGTATCTATATTTTCACGGAAAACAATAGCACCATTTTTTAAATGGAATCGTCTGGCCATTTCAGTTTTAGGACTTAGTGTTACAAATCGTGTTACGCTAGGATGGGATTTTTGAATTTCTCTGACTGCGCCAATCAATAACTCTCTGCCCTTACCTGCTTTATAACTCCAGATAGTATAGAATACTGCGGTAGTTGGAACTACTGTAGTACTACTCAAATCATTAACATCCTGTGGTACAAAATCATGAAAGCTAATACACACCATTGCTTCAGGATTTGTCTCTTCGGTATCATCAGTTAATGCCGCTACCATTCTACCATTACTAACTCTAAAATCAGCAGGGATTTCAGGGCGTACAGGATCATCTTTAATAAAGCTAAGTAGTTGGTGTGTGAGGTCTTTGATGAAGTGTAGCATAGTAAATGTATTTATACTTCGTGCATTAAATACGCATATTATATGCGATAAATAATGTCCAAAGATTGGTTGATGAGTGTCTCTCGTTCTTGTTTTGTCTTTGCACCCAGAACGGTTATGTTGTATAACTGATTGTTAACGTTAACTAACATTGTAATGCAAAATCCCGCGGCCTTAGTGAATCCAGTTTTGATAGCAATAATGCCCTGTTGCCCAAAGTACTTACTAGTTGGGTTGCTAGAAAATTTAGCATTCTTTTTACCTTTGGAATACTGAGTTACTTCCCCGTGAGATTGTGCCGCTAATTGGACAATCTCAAAACTACTAACAACTGTGGTTAATCTAATAACATCTTGGATGGTACTGTAGTTCATGGGGCTTAGTCCGGTCGGCTCGACAAATCCACTGTTGACCATTCCAAGTGCCCTTGCATTGTGATTCATTTCTTCAATGAATTTGATTCTTCCGCCCGGATAGTTTTCAGATAGTGTTACTGCCGCTAGATTATCACTGCCAACTAGTGCTAATTTAAGAAGGTCATGTCTGGTCAACACCATTCCTTTACTAATTCTAGTATTAGGTACTTTGTTACTTTTAACAGTTAACTTTTCATTCAATGGTTGATTTTGTGTCAATACAGTGTAAACAGTCATCAATTTACTAATGCTTGCAATACTAACCTTTTTTTCAATGAGGTCGCCACTGATAACTTGGTTACTAGTTACATTGTAAACAATTGTATTCGTAGTAGCCATAGCTATCAGTGGCGATAGTAGTAATGAAATTAAAAAGTTTTTCATTGATTATTTATTACATAGTAGGACCGTTGCCATTCTTAAACCCAACACTCCCACCTTCTGCTTCAATACGTTTGATAACATCCTCGAACAGTATGGGTCTAAAGTTAGTATGCTCAACGCATACGCAATGATACCTTGGGTCAACTACTTCTTCTTCAATTATGTATGGTCTAGGATCATGCATACTAACTTTGTCAACCCAGGCTTTTTTCATTACACGATTTGCATGTAAGTGCCCGTGGATGTTAGTTCCAAAACGACCCAACGATGCCTCATGGATTGGGATATGACTTAATATCATACCATTCATTACATGATAAGCACGTAGTTCACGGAAGTGTTCTCTATACTCATCATCACGGAAGATATCATGGTTACCGCGAATCAATACTTTATCACCGTTCAAACGTGACAGTGTTTTCATTGCTTTGCGGTTAATAACCACATCACCTAAATGATAAACTTTGTCGTTAGGTCGAACAGTTTCGTTCCAACGCTTAACCATTTCTTCATCCATCTCATCCGGATCAGTCCATGGACGCATTTTAGCACCATCTTTGTTTGTGAATTTACAAACGCCTACATGCCCAAAGTGGGTGTCGCTGACTAAGAATACAGCTGGCATAATTTTCTCCTGTTGATACTATTATAGCATAGTGTAGGATATTTGTCAAATAAACGCCCTAGTTGCTCAAATATAGTCTAAGTAATATAATAAAGAACGTAAGGTATGCGAATGTTCGTCTAAGGCGCTTGCTTGAAAAAAATCTCTGAGTTGGTAGCTTTATCATCTATCCAAATGTCGTATGATGGTTTACCCAATTTAATACTTGTATATTTTACTTCCCAATTAGCAATCTGTTGTTGTGTGAGGGAAGTCCAATCTACTTTGCTGGTACTACCACGGGCAGTCCAATAGTGAATCTCGTGGCCTTCATCGAATAGCTGATTGAAGCGTTTGATTCTTTCAACATATGGTTCAGCAGACGAATAGTCTCCAAATGTATTGGTGCAAATGGTTCCGTCAATGTCAACAATATATTTCATGCTTGACTGTCTCCGGGCAATACTCGGTAATTGTCTTCCACTGAATCGGGTGTACTTACCTCAATTAATATTCCCTCTTCAATGCATATGACTTGATGCGGGGACAATGGCATGTTACGCCAAGCCGCGCCTTCTGATATTTCTTCTTCGTACTGTTTTGCATTAATAGTGTCTATCCACTTTATCAGGAACTTCCCACTTAACACATACCACGTTTCATCTTTCTCAGCATGAAAGTGCATACTGAATTTAGAACCAGTATTAAATTTCAATAGCTTGCCGCAGTACTTGTCATTGGTAGCAAAAATAAATTCTGAACCCCAACCCTTCTCTACAAAGCCTTCTAATCTCATTTTGATGTAACTTTCTGTATGTCTTCGTATGATAATGCATACACACCTCGGTGACCAACAGTAATAGCTGAACACTTATTAGCAAAGTCTATGGCTTGTACTATGCAATTTGTGTTTAAGAATTCATAGGTCAATGCAGCCAGAAAGGTATCCCCTGCACCACATACATCAACTACATCTTGTTTAACCGTAGCATATAGTATATCTTTGTACATTGCACCCTTACCACCTTTTGTAACAATCAGTGTCTCACACTGACTGGTGCTTACCTTGTATTCTGATTCATTAATTTTAACGTAACAACCACTGAATCGTGCTAAGTCTTGTTTCTTAGTGTCAACAAAGATAGGGCCTTGAAAATCGATTCTTAATTTTTCAATTACCTCGTAAGTAACAAAGCCTTTATTATAATCTGATATAACTATTGCATCATAATCTGTTAGGGGGAACGGTACGTGACCTCTCCACGGAAGCAATTCAGTATCGGTGTCGACCCTCAACAAGTGCTGGCCTGATTTAATTTCAACATAGCGAGTTTTAGTAATTTGCTCGTTGTTGGTTACAAAGTCAACATCTAAACCGAATGCCAGTAAGTTCTCTTTTACATTTGCCGCCATGCCCGGGTTACTAGCGGTAGTGACAAACTTTAATACAGGTATAGGCGCCTCAGGACTTAATCTATCAATTGTACCATAACAATATTCATCAACACAACTATCACCTATTAGTAATACGTTGAATCGTTTTGGTGGTTGAGTATTCTTCAATTCTGTCATAATATTCTATCTTCTTGCAGTAGCTTTCACCTATAATAGGCTTACCTTTCCAATCACTGCCCTTAAGCATGATATCAGGTTTGTATAGTTTGATCAATTCAATTAGTTCTTCATCAGTGTCAAATATGTCAACTAAATCTACTACTTTTATATTACTTAGCAAGGTTTGTCTGTCCTGTTGAGAATTTATTGGCCGATCATCTCCCTTCAATTCCTTGACGCGGCGGTCGCTATCAATAGCAACTATTAGATAGTCACCCATGCTTCGTGCCGTATTTAGTAGTACAAGGTGACCCGGGTGTAGTAAATCAAATGTACCATTTACAAATATTGTTTTCATTTAATGTCTCATGTAAGTGCGTTAGGTCTGCACAGGTGTATGTCTGATAGCTTTGTTTTAGTATATAAGGCATTGGTATATATTCTATTCGTGCCGGGTGTTTTTGTATAACTTCAGTGGCAACATCTAAAAAACTCTTAGTAACTCCGGTACCGATATTCCATACACCTGAATTTTTAACAGACAAGAATTTTTCATGTATGTCTATTATACTGCTAACAGGCACAAAATCTCTAAGATAGAGGTTACTGTTTTCGAATAACTTAATGACACCGTTGTTTATTGCTTGTTGTGTGAATTGATGATATGGGCTAGCTTGTTTTCCCTTATGATCTTCTCCCGGCCCATATACATTGAAGTATCTAAATCCTTGTGCAATAATGTCTAGTTTAGTTTGTTTGACATGACGCTCAAACAAATACTTGCTCCATGCATATGGACTTTGCGGTGAAACTGGATCTGTCTCTACAAAACTTCTGGTCATGCCGTATACGCTAGCACTACTACTATATTGTAAGTTGGCTCCTGTACGATTGCATTCGCTTAGTAACCAGCAACTAAAGTCTAGATTTTGTCGCATAATCTTTTCTACATCACGTTCAGTAGTACTAGATATGGCACCGAAGTGGAGAACCCAATCATAATTGCTTATGATTGGTTTCTCATTTGACCATTCGTAACAGTCAATTGTATGATTTGATTCAAAGTGCTTTACTGCATTACTGCCTATAAAACCTGTGGTGCCTGTGATTAAAATTTTCATATAATTAATAATGTCTGCTACTGTTCTACAACCGCTTTCTATGGGTATTTTACTTTAGAATTTTTTAAATTGCTGTAGTCATTTCACTTTACTTTATTGTTAACATAAATTATAACATTCATCGCTAATGTTTACTACTTATTTGGACAAACTAAATACTAGTATGACTCTTTATGAAGAACTAGAATTACCCAGAAATTGCACGATTGAAGAAATCAAACACCAATATCGTCATTTAGCTAATATACACCATCCCGATAAAGGAGGAAATACTGAAAAATTTCAACGAATAAAATTTGCATACGAGGTTTTAATTGACCCAAGTCGCAGGAAATTATATGATGAAACTAACTCTACCGCAGAATCCCTAAATGTAGGGGCTGAGGCAATTTCACAACTAGCTAACGTTTTCTTTACCGTAATTGCTAATATTGATTTACACCATGCAAATTTAATAGACACTATGCGTTATGAAGTTAACGGAGAGTTAACTCGAAATGAATTGAGCATAGCACAATGTAATCAACAGATTGTAAATCTGAATGTTGCAAAGAAAAAATTGATACATAAAAATCCACAAGAAGAAAATCTTCTTTTAGGATTTTTAGAAACTCAACTATCAACTCGCAACAAAGATTTAAAAAACTTTCAACATCGGAAAGAAACACTTGAACATATGATAGTTTTATTAAAAGATTATCAATATGGTTTTATCGAGCTTGCAGCGACACTAACCGAAGTTAGTCAATAATTTTCATTAATAGAATTTGGAGGAAGATAACAGAATCGAACTGTCACCTATTCATCATAAGTGGGACGGTTTTCAAGACCGTGTCCGCGCCATGCAGCCTATCTTCCATATATTATTTTCCGGCTCTTGCGTTTTCTCTAACTCGTTTTAGATACTCACGACCTATTAGACCTTGTTCAATTTCTTGAAGTGCCGTAGTTACTGGTCCACTCTTACTACCAAGTGTAGATTTGTGGCCACTCTTTAATTCTCTAACTCTTGTTGAGGCAATGAGTACTAGGTCGAATCTGTTTTCGACCATGGTAACGGCTGCTTCACTTGAATATTGTATTCTTGTATCTGTCATAGTTTCTTTCTTTGGTTAAAAAATTTGGAGCGGCTAACCGGGTTCGAACCGGTGACATTCACGTTGGCAACGTGATGCTCTACCAACTGAGCTACAGCCGCAATTAATTACACTTCTCTTGTAGAGATTGTAACTTTATTGAGTTCCGCCCAAGCTAATCGTCTTGTACGTAAATCCTGAGTAACAGCATGATTAACTACTGCGTCATAATCTTCTTTTGAGTTATATGTATAAGTGATCGTTAGTTGATCCTGTATCATACGCATTTCAAATTGGTGCGGATAAGCACTATCTAATGCAGTAATTTGTGCTTGTGTAACATTTTCATTAGGTTCACGAATCGGAATAGTACTGAATGCATTTTCCGGAGTCTCTGTAGTTTTTTTGAAAGTTATTGTAATTTGGTAGCTCATGATTATTTCCTTGAAGGTATACTATTATTTAGCTTGCGATAATAAATGTTATAATTACTATCGACCCCGCAGAGCCTCGTAGTTATTAACGATTTATTTTTTGAAACTGAGGCCTCATCTTTTTTATACAAAAAATAATCACGATCATTATTAAAATCGTAAATATATTTTTTCATAGGTAGTTTGTCCATACTAACCAAATCACCTATCTTCGGTTCACTATTAGTGATGGCCCATACTTGATATTCCATAGTATTAAACCACAAGAACAGATTTTTTTCTAAAAAATCTTTTGTATCAGTTTCGGGTGAAAGTCTCCAGTACCAAATAGCGTAATACAATTCTATATCCCAACCCCAATTGAAATTGACCCACCAAAAGAAATCGTTAATTGATTCAACTTCATAGTGTAGCTTGTCAAAGGTTTGTGTTATCTTTTCAAACGTTTTAATGCCGTTTGCAGTTGTAGAATTATCAGTAAAATATTTAAGTATACTATCTACGTTAGACTTCCAGGGTTTATTATATGTTTTTGAAAATATTTTAGTAACGTCAGAGTTATCACTATTCATTAGAGCACCACCGAGGTCACCTGTAATATACAGCGATTCATTGTTCATTAATCTATTGCTAAAATAATCAGTTGTGCTAACGGTAGTAAATTTATTCTGAATAAAATTTTCATAAAAGTTTTTATTTTCATCTATTGAATATTGATTCATAACCAATGTAATTCTAGCTAAGTCTTGACTACCCCAATTTTTTAACAGAGAGCATAGTATAGTAGTACTATCAAGTCCGCCGCTATAAAATAAAAAAACTTGCCTGTATTTTTTTGCAACTTCTAATAGTATCAATGCTCTATTATTAGTAATGGTTTCAAATGATGTAGCACATGTATCCGATAAATCAGGTTGGATACAATAAACACTGTTTGTCAGTAATTTTTGCGGAAAGTCAAGTCTATCATATCTACTGTACGATCCACGCATGGTTGTTCCTTTTCGAAACAAAAAATAATCTTTAGCAGAACTACCAACACTATTGAATAAGTTCTCTCTGTATATAGATGAATTTATTATATCGTAAATGTCATACCAATACCACTCACACCCTGCCATAGGCAAAGCTGATATTGTTTGTGGTAAGGGTATGTAATTACTCATTGTATTTGGTACATCGTCACGGTTTCGAACCGCGGACCCTCTCCGTGTAAAGGAGACGCTCTACCCCTGAGCTAACGATGCCTTTTAAAAATTACTTTTCTTTTCTACCACCGGAACGCAAATTTTCTTGCGCAACCTTAGTATAGCTACGAAAAAAATCACCACGTTTGTGTGGATCAAGAATCGAAGATCCTGCTATCTTTACTAACTTACCGATTTTAACGGCTTTTGGGTCATAACCTCTACATGTCATACTATTTTTCCTTTTTAAAAAATTGGTCGGAGTACAAGGATTCGAACCTTGGACCTCATCGTCCCAAACGATGCGAACTACCGGGCTGTTCTACACTCCGAATTAACTTGGTATTATATGCGGTATATATGGAACGTTTCGTGGACCATGACGTTGTTCAAGTAGCTTTTTAGCTTCTTGTACATTTGGTGCAAAGACTTTATCTTTAATTTCACCCTGTGGTGTGCGAACTGTCGTTTCATACATTGGCATATAATTTTCCTATTTGGATGCGGGGGACAGATTTGAACTGCCGATGCTCCTGGCTTATGAGACCGAAGTGGTGACCGGGCCCTCCCCGCGTAAACTGTTATGCTACTTTTTCGTAGCGAATTGATAAACCTTTGTTTAGATTAAATGTTGTCAATAATCCTGAATCTCTGTCAGCTTCTATTTCAGGCCAGATGAAATTAGGATTATATGTTTCTCCCGGTACTGTTACCGTTTTATACAGTTTATCATTGATAAAGACTTTTAATTGCATATTGTTTCCTCTATGCAGTATTTATCGTATTTGGTGGAGGATGGGAGAATCGAACTCCCACGAAAACCTTGCAAAGGTCCCAGGCTCCCATTACATCAATCCCCCAAATTCTGGTGCGACCTCCCGGAATCGAACCGGGATGCCTTTCGGCGAGAGATTTTCTTACCACTATAGTTTTCACTACCTTTACAGTTTTGTGGTCTGGACTATACCTTCATCATAGCATTACTGCTTTAGATGCCCGCCGTCTAGTCTCTACACGTTCAAAAGTATTTCTACTTAGGCTTCGCTCGGTATTAGCATTTTACAGCCTTCACCGAATTTGACGGGTTCTACTCCTAGCATTTCCACTAGGGCACTCAAATTTTACTCTCAAGTCTCTTGTGTCTACCTATTTCACCAAGGTCGCATTTAATTTATTTGCTCTTTGGTAGTTACCACCTTTCGGAGATAACCCCACTTTCTGCAATGCTTGACGTATATTACTACATTCTTGCAATGCTGTCAATAGTTCTTGGTCACTTACTTTAACTTTACCTGAATTAATATTTCTACCTCTCCAAGTTGGAGTCAAAGCATGACAATTACAACATAACAACTTAAGATTTTCTCTTGTGTTATTTTTGTTGTCACCATCAACATGTTCTAACTCTAACGGTATAGGTTTAGATTTCCATTCAGTCAATCTACAATCTTCACACTGGTGACCTTTTTCTTGAATCAACACAGCTTTATGATTACCTACACCATTATAAACAAACAATGTATTAGAAAAGTTTCCCTTATTCCAATTCATTCGTTTTTTAACTTCTTCTGATAAATTTTCATATACCAGAGCTGCCGGTAATCTCTTACCGTCATCATAAACTTTCTTTGTTGCTTCTGAATTTTTTCTTTTTTGTTCAGGGCAACTTGCTGTTCTCGTAGCACAACAATTTTTACCATTCTTCAATTTGAAAGATGATTCTTGACCGCATCCATAATCACAATACATAATAGTCTCCTATGATGTATTTATGCGGTAGACGAAATTTTCAGTTAAAATCATCTAACAAATGCCTGAAAGTAATAAGTTGTTGGATCATTACTATACCAACTACGAACTACACTAACACCACCTTGCGGTTGCCAGCCTTCAGACAATAACTTTGCTACTTCTTTATGAAATTCTTCATATGTAGCGTTTATAACTTTGTATTCTGTTATCATAATATTGGTGCGCAAGGAGAGACTCGAACTCTCAATCCCTTCGGCAATGGCTTCTAAGACCATCGTGTATACCATTCCACCACTTGCGCATTAACTTTTTAAAGAACAGACTATAGTATAACAGAGAAATACATATCTGTCAACTATATTAGGGTAAGAAAAACTCAGACGTATGATAACCATTTACCGGTTAGTTATCACAGAGGTCTGGGCCTTGTTATTGGAGCGGGGTAACAGAATCGAACTGTCAGCATTAGCTTGGAAGGCTAAGGTATTACCACTATACGAACCCCGCATATAAATACATAATGCACACGTATGACGCTATCACTAGATCAGGACTGCACATTCACTTATCAATGAGTGATGACGCCTGTTACATCTTTTCACGTGATATTTATAATCACGAATTGACAATGAAGTTTTTCACTAATGTCAATGATGCAATGGAATTCATACGCTCATTATAATTGGTGCGCTCGGAGGGACTTGAACCCGCGACCAAAGGATTATGAGTCCTCTGCTCTAACCAACTGAGCTACAAGCGCAACATTCTTTTATTATATAGCACTTGCTACATGTTGTCAAACTGTTTGGTACCCCTGGAGGGAATCGAACCCACATGAACCAATTATCTGTTGCTTACGGGATATAAATCCGCCGTTTTAACCATTAAACTACAGGGGCAATATTTTTGGCATCCCGGGTAAGCCTCGAACTTACAACCCCTGGTTTTGGAGACCAGTGCTCTGCCAATTGAGCTACCGAGATATATTACGCTTTGGTATCAACATTGTTTCCTTTAGTATTAGTGGGTTCTATTTGACCCGTCTTATCATAAAGGTATTGAACAATCTCTATTATTTTCTTATGAGACACTGGGTCTACAAGAGTTTTAAACTCTGTATTGCGATATTGGTTGTACACCATATCCCAAGAGCTATGAATCGATTGAACTATCATGTAAATATTTATACCATATAGAAACACACTTGATATAGTAGCAATTACTATCACGGATGAACCCGAGTTTAGTCAAATATGTTTTTATATGGTAGAAGCACAGGGACTTGAACCCTGAACCTACCGGTTAAAAGCCGGTTGCTCTAGCCAGTTGAGCTATACTTCCATAAGTCGTATGTTTGATTTTACGTGCCAATCATAGACCTACGGAAGTCTATGACGACACTATCGCTTACTGCGCTTCATATCGTTTCCTTTGTTAAAAAATTTGGAGTAGGTGACAGGATTCGAACCTGCATAGCACGGATTTGCAATCCGCTACCTAGCCTTTCAGTACACACCTACATAAAAGCATATTGAAACACACTAACTACCTCGGTATGTACTAAGGTTCATATGAACCGCTACTACCCTATCTTTAATGTGCTTCAATATGCTCTGCATCCCCCGGCGGTAATTATAGTACAGAAAGATATGACGCTATCATACCCATCACACACTCCTTCCACCCGCTTCCCGACAGGGACCGTTCTCGCATTGCCAGCGGCCTTTGGGTTTAAAGACTACCACCCGTAAGTTACGAACTTACTTCTCCTTCGTCTGGATCAGACTAGCCCAGCGTTACCTGGGCGGGTTCTTCCTCAAACGCCAGCGTTCTTTTGCGGCGTCTGATATCTTTTTCTTTTGTTCTTCGGACATTGTTCTCGGTCTTGTTTCCCAAGATTTCTTTGTTGTCTCGCTTAACTTTTGTCTAACTTCCTCGGTATGATTGTTTGGGTAATCACGATTTTTATTTGCTTTGCTTATTTTTTGTCTAGTTTTACTACTAGTCGTTTTACTTCTTTTCGAACTACCTTTTTTCCAATTAGTTTCTGGTGAAGTTCCTGCAGATCCTTCGCCACCATTGGTCATATTTTTTAATATACCTGTTCCTAAATCTTGTCTTCCATACTTTGAAATCAATTCAGTTTCTAAATTAAATGCGGCGGGTTCATCTAAATCTTCATATAATAACACTATTCGTTTATAATCAGATGGAGTATGAACTCCTTTTCCGTTAGAACGATGTTGCTCCCAGGCACGTCTTTCTTTACCTTTACCAATATAGTAAGGAGTTCCGTCTTCTCTCAAATAGGCATAAACATAGTATTCTTTCATACTATTATTTATGCCTAACGGGTCATACTACTACTTTGCGGGTCACAGTATCCGGAGACACTCAGAACGTTCTGGCGGAGTATGTAGGAATCGAACCTACCCACCGGTTGCCCAGTGATGGATTAGCAATCCATTGCCTTAACCGCTCGGCCAATACTCCATATTAAATTTGTTAAAGTAATATCTCCATAGTTATAGACATCATTCACCCGTGTAATAAAGTCGACCGGGACTCGGTACGTCACTTGGGATACTTAACCAGTGCATTCCATTATGCTCTTAGACGGGTACTGACCCCGCTCTCTGCTCTACACTACAAGGACCTTCGAAGAATCCATAGTAGTGTGTCTTTCTCTTGCTAACACTCTAACAAAACTTGGCGCACCGTAGGGGACTCGAACCCCTGACCCCCGCCGTGACAGGGCGGTGCGCTAACCAACTGCGCTAACGGTGCATATTCTTGGTGGAGACGACTGGAGTTGAACCAGTAGTGCCATAAGGCGGAAGATTTACAGTCTCCTGGGGTTACCAATTTTCCTACATCTCCAAGATGAGTTACGGTTGCAAGACCTAGTGTCTCATTACTGAGAGAAGTATCAGGGCGATGTAACTCAAAAAATTAGTATAAGCTACTTGTTTCCACACAAGCCCTTAATTGAGCAGTTACTCTGTCCATCTCCATTTATTCAAAGTCTGTGTGCAGTTGAGATTCTGCCTATCAGAGCCTGCAGGATGTGATTCATCGCTTGCGCTTACGGTTTTCTGCCACCGGATCTCTATCGCTAATCAAACGCTACTTTAACGAAAGTAGTAACGGGATACTGGAGCTCGGTACGGGATTTGAACCCGTGTGAATGCCGTGAAAGGGCACTATCCTAGGCCGCTAGATGAACCGAGCATAAAAATATTATTAAGTATTATCTACCAATTTGTCAAAAATGTAGCTAGCACTGACAAGCGAATAGCAGTTATATCAGGACCTGTTCCTCGCACAGTTAGGCCCGAATAGTGTATGGGTCCATACACGATACCTTGATAACACTTAATAATAGTTTTACACTATATGAAAAAACATTAAGGAACTTAAACTGTATCTACCAGTACCGTCTACTGGATCGTTGTTTCTGTCATTACTGCCTAACTTCCCGTCACGTTAAACAATATTACTATTGTCGGTACGCTTCTTGTATCCTATGCGACCCGGCGTCGTCCACCGGCTGACCTCATAGACCTACCTAACGGATTAGGTGACCTTAATGTATTTTCATATAGAGCCCTGAACTTAACAGGGATATATGAATTCTAAATTTTAAAGAACTGTTTTACAACTGACTCTATCGTTTGTTGCTATGTGTCTATTATAAAACCTTTACCATTTATTGTCAAGAACTTTGTTTGTGTCGTTATCACTAACTTCACCAACTAACTCTTTTTCTCAACTCATGCTATGATTGTATCATAGGCTCCATTTATTGTCAAATTTCGTTCTCATGCTCAATGATAGACTTAGTGCCCAGATACTTAAAATCAATGATATCATTGATATTATAGTTTGACGTAAAATTGCTTTCATTCAGTGGGTCTGGGATTTTTGTATCAGGCAGACATATATATGACATTGAACGATCAATTACTTTACGGCCCACATTGTGTTTGAATGTGAATGTGTGAACAACTTGTGTCTCATATAAAGCACGAACTTTATCATAGTCAGCACATTTTTCAATGCGTTTGCCGCTACGATAATTTTTTTCAGTATCAAATACTTCATACTCTTTTTCGCCAGTTTGAACTAAGAACATTTTTGCCACTGATTTCATAGTGCCAACACTTTGTTTGCCCGCGGACTGCTCGGGCCTAGTAAAAGTGCCACGATGTTTAAACCCAATAGATAGATCATTGTCATCAGGTGTAATAACACGTTCAATTACAAAAGCATAATTGTATCTGATGCATTGATAAACTACAGTGTTTCCAGCGTCAATTAAAGATTGAATTTTATCTAACATAAAGTACCTTTCAAGTAATTAAGATGCTATTGTATAGCCAAATCCATTTATTGTCAAATTCTGGTCCGGGGTACAGGAATCGAACCTGTATTGATTGCTTAGAAGGCAACTATATTATCCATTATATTAACCCCAGATAAATATTCGTATGGAACAACCTACCTTATATGATGAACTAGAATTACCTAAAAATTGTACTTCCGAAGAAATCAAACAAAAATATAGAATTCTAGCACAAATTCATCACCCAGACAGGCCAGGTGGAAATGAAGAAAAATTCAAACGAATTAAATTAGCTTATGAAACACTAGGTGATCCTACAAAACGTGCCCATTACGATTCTACCGGTGAACATTATGACGATACAAATATTGACAATGAGGTATACACTAGACTGTCTAATATGATAACTCATTTTACTCAACATATAAATCCTGATGTTGATGATTTGATTTTAAGAATGAAAGTTGACATTCATCAGGCACAACATCAAGCAAACAATGTCATACTAGAATGTAATAACACAATAAAAAAGTTAAACACCATTGCTCAAAAAATCAAAATGAAAAAAGAGGGTGAGAATTTACTAAAAACCCTAGTAGAAGAAAAAATTACTCAACGTCAAAATGAATTAACCACTCATAGAAGAACATTGATAGTTTTTGCAAAAATGTTAGAAACCTTAGAAGACTACCACTTTAGTTTAGAAGAATGGCAGTTAATGATCCAATCATGATGCAAGTGCCTTCCTAAGTGCATCAAGTTCAATGTCACTAAGGAACAACTCAATTTTGTTTTGTTCTGCTTCCGGATTTTTAGACCAGTCATATGTGGTGAATATACGTACATGATTGTCTTGTGGGTGTACGTCAAGTTTGCGCACTTCACAATACAATTTATAACCTGCGTTATTACTTACTAACATACTTACTCCATTATAAATTTGGCTCCCCTACGTGGGCTCGAACCACGGACATTTTGATTAACAGTCAAACGCTCTACCGACTGAGCTATAGGAGAATAATTTTGGTGCCCCCACCATGATTTGAACACGGGACCTATCGCTTACAAGGCGATTGCTCTACCACTGAGCTATAAGGGCGAAAAACTTTCAACTGTGACCTTACACTCTTTCCGTTGACGATTGAGTAGCCGACATTTTTAATGTCATCTCGGAACTGACTTGAATATTTATAGAGAGTATATCACAACAAAACTTTTTTGTCAAGCCTCATTGTGATATCTTTCTAGCTTAGGAGAATTCTACTATGCTTGGGAACACCTGCTAACAAGTATTCCATTTGGTCTGCGAGAATTGTTCTATGTTGTAGAATCATATTCTCGTAATGATTAGGTACATAAGGTGCATACAATAATTCCATACGCACTTCCTTCAAACTTTTATGACCTTTATTACTGTTGCAATCTTTACATGCGGTAACTACGTTCATCCAAGTGTTTTCACCACCTTTGCTCTTCGGAACAATGTGGTCACGACTTAACATATGGTAATTAGGAAACTGTTCACCACAGTAAGCACACACATGTCTATCACGACCAAACAATGTTTTGTTACTTAGTGCGACACATGCATGTTTGTATGGATTAAATCCGTGACCTTTGATAGCAATGATACTAGATGCTTCTAAGTAACTTAATGTGCCGTCATTTTGAATACCACCGCGATATCTAGCCACAATATTCCCCATTGACCATGCGATGGCATCTTTTGCTTTATAGGTAATTGCGTCATCATTTGAGATCCACTGCCGGGGAACTCCTGAGATATCTAGTGCTAGAACAGCCATTATGTACTCCTTTTCTGCTTTGTCACTATTAGTATTTAACACGTATTGGCGGGTCTTGCAGGAATCGAACCCACATCTCCAAGTTCGAAGCATGGCATTCTATCCATTGAACTAAAGACCCTTAATATATCATAACACAAAATGTGTTTGTTGTCAACTATTGGTGCCCCCACTGAGATTCGAACTCAGATTTCCTTTAAGATACTCCCTTTTGAGGAGAGTGACTTTGCCAATTTGTCTATGGGGGCATGTCTGGTGCAACCTCGTGGGATCGAACCACGTTCAACGGTTCTTCAGACCGCCGCTATGACCACATCAGCTAAAGTTGCATATTGGGGTGAAGGATGGGACTCGAACCCACAACCAACGGAATCACAATCCGTTGCTCTACCATTGAGCTACCAACACCATATTATAAAGATGAAATAGTCTTCCATCCGAATTTTCTAGCACAATGAATACTGTTGTTCATTGCTGCCGCACAAGAAAATTTATGTCCTTTACGAAAAGTCCATTCGTTTAACTTGAACGATTTTAATACTCTGTCACCGTTCCACCATCCACGTTCAATTTTGATATAACCCAGTTCTTCTAATTGATTACGTAACTTGGTAAATTCATCGTGGTCTTTGTTACTAGTGCTAGTCATCTTATCCCATCCTTTAAGGACTTTGATAAGATCATCATATGTGGGATTGTTTCTATCTTTGACTAAATCGAATTCAGTTCTAACAGTAACATCACATATAAATTTTTCATCAATAGTAAATTGTTTTAACATCATAACTCCTTATAGATTGGGCGCCTAACTATCTTATTGTTAATAAGCCTCGTTAGATTGTCTCGTATAGGCAAGTTTATACACCCATCAATCATACTATAGTGTCATCACAGTTAACCCCACTGTGACTAGATTGACAGGGACTCGAACCTATCGTCTATCCCATAAACTGGCACCCGGACTAGGGATCGAACCTAGGCTAACAGAGTCAAAGTCTGTTGTGCTACCATTACACAATCCGGGAATAAATTTGGTAGCCTCACTGTGACTCGAACACAGGACCCCCGCCTTATCAAGACGGTGCTCTAACCAACTGAGCTATGAGGCTATATTGTTTGGTGGATGTAAGTAGATTTGAACTACTGACCTGCTCCGTATGAAGGAGATACACTACCGCTGTGTTATACATCCATTGGTGCGACCTAAGAGATTCGAACTCCTGACCCCCAAGTTCGTAGCCTGGTGCTCTATCCATCTGAGCTAAGGTCGCATTATTAACGTGGTTGAAAGACAATAACTAAATATCGAATGACAACAAAAAATCGTATATTACTATTGGCAAATTATAGAACAGGTTCTAGTGACTACACTTTCAAATTATCAAAAGACAATGAAGCCAAATGTTTTCCTGAACCGCATCTTTATGAAGAAGAATACAATCTTTTAGAAAAGTTGTTTGTAAATAACGAACCATTTGTAGTAAAATTTATGCCTGACCAAATTGATAAACATTTACTTTATCAAGAAATTTTAAACAGCGATTGTTATAAAATAAAATTGACCAGAGAAAATAAAATTGAACAAATTGCTAGCTACTATGTAGCCGAGATGACAACAATATGGAACTCAAAGAATAGTCTTGCCCGAGGTGAAAAATATACAGTAAAATTTCTAGCTGATTCGGTTAGAAAATCAATCGATATAATAAACAAAAATGATAAATTAATCAATGACTTAGCTATAAAATTTGACGAAGAATTAACTTATGAATATTTGTTAAACAATAATCTGTTGGGGTCACATAATGCTAAGATCATAGAGCCTGTTAACATATACAATATAAAAAAATATATAGAAAGAATCTATAATACACCAAATACTTAAGTGGCATTCTAAAACACACCTAGTACTCCCGAGTCGTGTGGGTATAGCGTTGTAAGCTAAAGTGTTTCACTACGTATGTTTTAGAATGCCGTGTATTGCTACACGACATGATAGGGTTGATACCCTACCCAGGAGTCTTACTAAGAGTGTTATCGCCACTCGTTCATGTTTCCTGTCCGCCCATTCTATACATTTTGCGCTGTATTACGGCTCTCGTTGCCTGTTCACGCTGCCTATCAAGTGATACCTGCTAGCTTGTTAGCTTTCTTGGTAGCCTCTTGATAAGACTTTACACGGTCGATCTTATTTTGTATCAACTGTGCGTATTGTTCCTTCGTCAATGTGTGAGTAGAATACCAATCACGTTTTGTTTCAGAAGTTTTGTATTGTATCTTTTTGTCCATTTATTGTCAAATTTCTTTCAAAAAATTTTCAAAACTTGTTCCTAGATCCTCGGTGTTAGGGTCTGTTTTTATGTCATACGCATGTATCCTGCGATGACAATTAGCACAAACTACAACACATTTTTTGAGTTCTTTGATAACAGACTTCACACTGCGAGATACCATCCTTACGACATTATTTTCCTTTGTCTCTGGATCGCTATGATGAAACTCTAAACAAGCAACATCATTCTCCTCACATCTACAACACTTCAAAGTTTTTCTCCATTGCTGGAAGATATCCAATGTTTCGTTGTATCGTTTGTTCTGATACTCTAGTAACCTTTCTCTATTCTTTTTATATCTTTCTTTCGCATACTCGCTTTTTTGTTCTTTGTTCATAAAATGATTCCTTCATTTTATTTATCAAAAAAGTAAAAAAACAAGTGTTTTTTATTTTGCTTCTTTCATTAACTGGAAACCCCTGAGACTTTTTAGTTTCCCAGGGGTTAGATAATTTTAGTTATGATGTTAACTTGTTACCTAGTCCCGGGGCCTCTCTCTTGGTTATCATTTAAGCCGCGAATACTTGTTGGATACACTGGCGTAAAGGATACACTGGCTATTGACAGCCATAGTCCCATATGTTTCAGCGTGTTACAAGTTTTATTCATCATAGTAAGTTATTTAGTCCTGGTTTCAAATTAGTGTAATTAACATATGTTATTTACACTTTTTAATTCATATGTGAAGTATAACAGAATATCGATTAAGAGTCAACCTTCTCGTTGCCCAAATACCTATATACGTTTCCCTCTACATTGATCCAGTCACGATCTAAAGATAAATCGGGACGTTTCATTGCAATGTTACTTACTAAAGTAGTATTAGTTAATATGTTAACATTTTGTAGCTGTGACAGTGCCAAATAACCAATCGGTCTATGTTTAACACAGTCCTCCCATGCACAACCAAATATATATACGTTTTTTATTTCCGGGTGCATAGACAAATAATACTCTAGTTCCCAGTAACTGGAGCATTGCAATTTGATATTGTTTTGAATTATAATACTGAAGTATATGCGTATCAGTGGTTACATTTTTTAAACTGTTGTTTTTTATATATGCAGTGTCTTCTACCGTTGACTTATTTTGGGCCCATGTTGGTGATTTTTTATACCATTCTTTTCGATTACGGTACCAAATAGTATTATTAAAAAATAACTCAGAGCGGGAATTATAAGTTGATAATACTACAGTTTTGATAGTATCATTGGTACTCAAAAATTCAATAGTATTGTTAACCCTTTTGATTGCTATTGGATTCCAAAAATCAATAAGAATTGCCAGACTGGGTTGGTTTAGCATCACGTAACTTTATACAGTCACCCATTGGTGACTACTGTTAGAATGTATATCCGTATTTGGCAAGGTCTTTAGCATAAACTTGAGCGACCTTATCAATTGTAGCTTGTGTAGTGTAATAGCTACGGTAATCGGCAGATAAGTCTTGAGCTACGTGAAAATAATCAGTATTTTCTACTGTACTGAATTCTGGAATTTGTTTTATGTCGGTGGCAAAAGTGTCAAATTCTAACAAATACGTAACCGACAACTTGTCAGTGAAGTAGTAGTCACTTGAGTTCACTAACGGTCCTTCAAGGTTATCTGGTGAAAAATAATGTTCCACAAACTTATCAAAATCATCAGTATCAGTAAATTGAGTGTAATATTCAGAGTCAGAGTATTCTTCAGCAGGATAGTTATTATATGCAAAATAGTGTAGTACTACTCGCTTGAATGGATTAATTTTGACTGCAATAGTTTTAAACTCCTCTGAGTTTGATAAATCAAATATTTCATCTATTTCATTAATAGGGTGAATAGCTTCTCCCCCTAATAGGGTTTTAGTATCTATAAAATATTCTAATTTTTGACTACATGCTTGTAGAAAATCAATGTTGAATACTGAAGGGATTGCGTCTTGCATCAGTGTGTAATGTACCATGTTATAATCCTTTAATCTGTTGCCAAAATCTATCCTGATAGAATTTAGCTAATTTGGTCTGGACAAATTTAATATTTTGCTCCATTCTGTATTTATCATTTTCCCACTGTTTCCGTAGAGAATTCAGATCCATAGTTAAAATTTTTATATTTTTGTTTATAGCCTGGACTATGCGGTCACAAGGATCTTCTATATCATCATATGAATGGTCAATTATATCATCAAACATATCTATTCCCATTTCTCGCAGAAATTTGACTACGCCGGGACTAGAAATCATTATAGGATAATTGCAACCGTATATGAAATGTAGTGTTTTTTCCGTTATGTTAAAGCTCTTTTCATTGAAACTGGTTTCCGAAACAAATTCCACATAACTATTAAGATACTTACTCTGTAAAGAATCTTGGAAATTTCGTAAATTGTCATTACCACGCTGAGGGTAAATATTATAGCTATCGGCTATCTGATGGTTATGTTCGGCCACATACTTACTGAAACCAATGTTTGATAATTCATAATTTTGGTCATTTTTATAGTTATAGATAATTGCTTCATTGAGTTTTGCATTCGGGTTCTGCGGGGTTAATAAACTAATCTGCCCGTGATTGTGTAAATTTTTAGCATATAAATTTGAAACCAGATACACCCTATGGGGTCTATCTCCTCGGTTCAATGATATAAAATTCTTAGTTGCGGATTTTTCTATCAAAGGGGTAAAATTCATATAACTTGATATCTGATTAGTTATATCTCCGCCCATGTTCACTATTTTACAATTGCTAGATTTTAGTTCTTTATCTAAGTTTTCCAAACTAGTAACAATGATAAATTTTTTATCAGGGAAGTAATTACACAAATTTGCAAAGTAAGTAACCAGTTCGGGTATTGGATCAATCCAAGAATTTTTAAAATTTATTCTAAAGTGATCTTTGACAAATAATACTATAACGTCATTTATGCATGCCTCTTGAATCATATCTTCCATTGTACTACGGTCTATGATGCTTTCTACATAGGTAGAATAGTACTGGTCAAATATTTCACGTGAAACATCTACCCCAACATACTCAAGATATAAAGAAAACATTTCATCACGTGAGTTAAAAAATCTTTTTTTACCGGCTAGCATCCGTGCATGAGATAACATAAAATCAACAAATTTGGGCAATGATGTAGGGTTTGTATTAAACGATATAGAATTGCTGTATGAATAGGTGTTGTTATTAGTTAATGGTCCAGTCCACAAGTATATAAAACTAGCACTATCCAGACCCAATTTTTTCTTTTGACCGAATAATTGAAAGAACAGTTTTTTACTATAATCATCAAATGGTGGCGAACTAATAATCTTAAGCATGACATATTTACATTATAAATACAGTCATGCGATTTAATCCCTCAGACTATACCACAGTGTTTCTAAGCTATGATGAACCAAACTGTGAAGAAAACTATCAACATTTATTAACTCTAAACCCAAATGCTCTAAGAGTGCATGGGGTAGAGGGTAGTGATACTGCACACAAAGAATGTGCTAAACTAGCAACAACTGACCGTGTTGTCATCATTGACGGAGACAATTGGGTCAGAGATGACTTCTATACAACTGATATTGATATAGAGTATTCGGATGAGGATGTTATAAGCTATGCAGGATATAACATTGTCAATGGCACTAGTTATGGAAATGGTGGTATCAAATGCTGGCCTGTTAAACATATCATAGAAATGCGTACACACGAAAACGGTGATGACGATAGCATTGACTTTGTGTTAAACAAGTACATAGAACTAAACAATATAGGTAGCGATTTGCACATTAATGCTAGCCCACTACAAGCATGGCGTGCAGGCTTCCGTGAAGTCATAAAACTCACACGTGATGATAACATAGACTGGCGTAATTATGATAGGATATGGCGTTGGATGCACATTGGCGAAGATATAGAGAACGGACTATACGCTGTTTATGGTGCAAGACTAGCTTACTTTATGCTCAAGGTCAATTACTGGGACGGTTCAAACAACGTTAAGAATTTTTCATTCCTTGATAAACTGTTTGAGCATATGACAAATGTAATGCCAGGGACATTATTAGAAGAAGTAAATGTACTAGGTATATTGATAAAAGAAAAGACCAACGATAATAACATCGGGATAGCACTACAAGGTTGGGTATGTAGTGATTACAGGACCCGTATTACTAACCCAACACGTAGCCCTGTAAACTATACCCCAAAGTATGATATTGTATTCATTCACAACAACGAACCCGAAGCAGAAGAAAATTTCAACAAAGTTAAAGAACGTTTCCCCCGTACTAAAGTATTGAGTGGGGTTCAGGGTATACACAATGCACACATACGTGCGGCAAAGATGTGTCAGACTGATTACTTTTGGGTAGTAGATGGTGATGCAATCATACACGATGATTTTAACTTTGTATACAATGATGTGAAGTTTTACGAACAACCTACTGTCAGAGTATTTCGTTCTATCAATCCTGTAAACAAATTAGTATACGGTCACGGTGGAATTAAACTGCTTCCTCGTCTTGCTACCATGCGTATGAGTACTGATAAAGTAGATATGACTACCAGCATTAGCACACTGTATGAGCCTGTACACATCATAAGCAACATACACAAGTTTAACACAGATGAGTTTAGTTCTTGGCGTACTGCTTTCCGTGAATGTGTCAAACTATCTAGCCAAGTTATTGACAGGCAACAATCAAGTGAAACATTAGACAGACTGTTCACGTGGTGCAGTGTTGGTGCTGAAGAACAATACGGTCGTGAGACAATTCGAGGTGCATTGATGGGCAAGCTATATGGCGAAGCAAACAAAAACGATAACGAAAAACTTAAACTAATCAACAACTACGAATGGCTACACGATGAGTACACAAAACAACTTCAGTGATATTCCATTCGATAGGATAGTTAAGTTTGGGCAAGCAAATATGCTTGACATGGACTTATTCACCGTTAGCTGGATACTTGGAAGATTCTGTAATTATAGCTGTAGCTATTGCTGGCCATATGCTAATAGCAATGTGCCAGACCATCAAGATTTACAAATATACAAGAACTCTATTGACAGTATCAAAGAACAAGCTAGACGTAATGGGTTTAACAAGTTTCACTGGAGCTTTAGTGGTGGAGAACCCACAGCATATAAGCATTTGCTAGAACTCACTCAACACTTAGATGAAGGTCCAGTCGAAGGTTATCAAAGTGTCCACATGACTACCAATCTGTCGCCCAGTATCAATTGGTGGCTACGTTGGGATAAAGCTACTAGTCTATTACAACGTAGAAGCCTAACTGCTAGTTTTCATGCAGAGTTTGCCAAAGAGAACGAGTTTGGAGATAAGATTCTAGCATTGATGCAGGAACAAGTCTATGTAACAGTCAATCAAGTTATGGTTCCTGAATTCTTTTGGGAAAGCTATGAACGACTACAACGTTTTCATAAACGTGGGATCAATGTCACACTTAAGCCACAGAGTGATCCTACTGCTAGTTTTGTTGTTAGTGGGTATACTGATGAAATGATACAAATCATGCGTAATGGATTTCCTCAACAGGCAAATGATGAGCCTGTACTACAAGTTAAACTAATAGATGATACAAACAAGGTGCACTGGCTAGATCAAGCAGAACGATTCAATGCATTTGGATTCAACAAGTTTGAAGGATGGATGTGTAATAGTGGGTATCAGGGCATAGTGATACGCAGTGATGAAGTAAAACGTAGTTATAGTTGCAGTGATACACCGTTAGGGTCACTAAGTAAAGGTTTTACTATCTTTGACAAACCGGTAATTTGTACTACACCTTCATGTGTCTCTAGTGCTGACAGTAAGATACCAAAAGAAAAATTATGAGAACACTATTTGCTTTTGGAGATTCATATACATACGGTCACGGCTTAGAAGACTGCTGGATGAAGCAGGGTAATGATTATACGGTTGGCTCAGTATGTAGTCAATATGCGTGGCCGTCTTTACTAGCAAAAGATTTAGAATACAACATGGTCAACCGTAGTGGGCCGGGGTTTAGCAATCTTGCAATATTGCATAGAATACTCAACACTAACTTTAATAATGACTCACTATGTGTGGTAATGTGGAGTTTTCATAGTAGGGATATGATATTCCACGAAAAGTACAACCCGACGTTAGAGTTTTTTAGTAAAAAAATAGACCACGCTGATATGGCAGTGCATGTTGGATCTTGGGCCCATGATGGTCTATCAAAAGACTGGATGTTGGCCCACAATGACACTGATTTAATAATGAGGACTTGGTTACATGTACATCATGCTAATTTATATCTATCTAGTATAAATGTTCCGCATTATAATTTCTTTGTAGATTATGACAGCTTAAGAGATTATAAACCCAAATACGTTAAAATACCTTATAAGGATATTAAGTTAATAGTAGGGAATTTTGTAGATTACGCATTAGATAATTGTCACCCAGGTCCACTAACACATGAACAAATAGCAAAAGACATTAAAGAATGTTTAGTTGAGTCTTCACTAATATAAAACATTAGACCAATGGTCTTAATGTATTCCAATCGTCCTTATGCCAATATGGTCGAACAATTTGTTCTATGTCAACTACATTAACTTCACATATTGTTTGAAACTTAGGGGCATCACTAGTTTTCATAAACTCAGTGCAGGCTCGACTTGTCCAAAGTAAGTATAAGTTGGGATCTTTTTCTTGAAGCCTAGTAATAAAGCGATTCTCTGCCGCTATTCTATACTTCATACTTTGCTGAAAGATAACCGGGACATGGTCAAACATATCACTGGCATTAAAAATTGTTTTTTTGTTACTATCAAACCAATCAAAGTTGTATTCACTCATGTAATCAATAGATATGAATTTGAAAGTAAGACCGCGTATATTATTCCATTTAGTCAACCAGTCGGGATTATTAACTCTGAATGCAAGCCATTGGCTTCTAGTTTGTTCCATATAGCTATCATAATCATACTGAATATTATTTGGGATTATAAAATTCTTTGACATGTAAAAATCTACATAATCTTCCCCGTCCCATTCTTTTACCATAGACTGCATAAATTGTAAAACCAATGGATTGATATCTGTAAAATACACAACGGTAGATTCTGTAAAGCCAACCTTGTGTAGATTTTCAACCCAATTAATACCTGTACCTAAAGTTATATATTGTTCTATTGGTCCTTCAAATACTAAGTTTTCGCTTAATCTATCGCTGTTGAACGGGACTACAAAGTTATTGAAGAAATACTGATTGTAATATAAAGACGTAGACTCTTTTAAAAATACATGGTCGTATTCATAATAGAAATATTTCTTGTTGTTTCGTATATCATTGCCCAAATCAATAATAGGTTTATTATGTTCTAATGCAGTAGATAATATATTCCAACCATGCATAACCCCAGAGTATGAGTAGTCTTCTGTGCCACATTTCAGTACTTGGGCAATATAATCATCATTACTATCTGATATGGGTTTAGTTAAGGTATGTGTATTATCAGATACATCACCAATAATTGGGCATCCTAACTCAGCATGGGTTTTTAAATTTACTATATAGAATTGATGGTGTAGTTCAAAATACTTTTCTTTTCTATCTAATACATGTCCTGCTAGGTAAAAATCTTCCATACACTTGTCTTCTATTGCACCTATCAGTCTATCCGACAACTTAGGGCTAGTACCAGTAGCTATAATGACAGCATGACTATATTGGTCTAATCCATGGCTCAATAATTCATTTTCATCGGTTCCTATACACACATCATAACCGTATTTTAAGAAACGATTAACCATATAGTCGGATAAATTTTTAGCTATCTCTCTTGACCAATCAGATTGACAATCATTTAAAATATCATGTATGCAAATTAATATCGATTTTGCATGGTGGTTGGTGTGAATTTTCTGTAGCATACGCATATTTAATAAATATTGATAAGAGAATAAAATTAATGACCCTACTCAAAGACTATTTCATATCAGATTCCAAATATCTTATCTTAGATTTTGACATAGACTATTTGGGTATGCTAGCTGAGGCTAAGGCACTTAAAGAACATTTTGTGACACACAGACCCGGAAGTTATGACCATAAAGGCTGGCGCAGTCTTGTATTACACGGACTAGATGAACATAAGTCGGGGCATTGGAAAGACTACGGATATACCGATATTGAAGAAGTAGTGAAAGATATGCAGTGGACAGAATTATCTAAGCAATGTCCTGTCACTGTAGACTTTGTTAAAAATCGTTTCCCTAGCAACATGTTTGGTAGAGTTAGATTTATGTTAGTAGAAGCCGGTGGTTATATCTCAGAACACATGGATTCTAGGGTACCACTATTAGATAACACAAACATAAGCCTTAGTAATCCCGTAGACTGTTTATGGCAGTGGGGAGATAAAGAAACATTGTTTATGGAACCCGGGAAATCGTATGTGATGAACATACATTACCCTCATTCGGTTATCAATAATAGCAATGAGGATAGATTTCACTTAATCATTCATCGACTAGACTGCACTGATGAATGGAAACAAAAGTTTGACAAGGCTTGCATAGAACAAAATGTAACTGGCAAATACCATAACCATGAAGTGTTGGTATGAAAAAAGAAATATCAGTAGATGTTATTAATGCCAATGACCAGCATTTGACTGTAAGCACAGACAAAGGGGTCATATTACAGTCTAATAGTAATAGAGTAGTGCGTATGGTTGGTGTTGCAGGAGGCGATAAGCCTAGGGTCGAGATACATGCAGTGCGTGGAACTATTGACGAACCTGAGGCACTACACCCGGGTGACTATGGCGTAACGTTGAGTTTCACTACTTATTCTAACGAAAATAACGATGACATTAGCAAAAGTCTAGTGTCACTACTTTCAAGAATGGATCCCACTGCTGACAAAACCGACAATGCACCCGCAAGTAGTTTAAGTATCCTTGTTGGTGCAGGCGACGGGCAGGGTGAGATATTAGACGATTATAGGGGCTGGAGATTCAATAAAGACGGTGGGTTTGAAACTAAAATGGTTCAATGCATCGAACAAAGTACTTTGTCTATAAATAGTATACAACCCAAAAACGGAATGATTGTGTACAATGATGATACTCACAAATTCCAAGGTTATGCAAACGGAGTTTGGGTAGATTTACATTAGGATTTAACATGCAAAGAAAAACGATTACGAAAATACCAAACATTGTTATTGACGTTGATGCCGCACTAAACTTCTACAAGCGTTTAGAAAATGAATTTCAAAGTCAAAAGTGGGTGGGTATGGGAGGATGTGCATGTGAAAATCCGTGGGCAGACCATCAAGCATACGGCTGGGGACTTCAAACTATATATGAGAACGTCAATCAAACATATCATGCATTTGAAAACAATACAGTAGGGGATTATAAACTATACAAAAACACCGGATGTTGCGTAGATTGGGCGGCTAAAGCAATTGAGTCATTTCCTACAGCACACAGAAGTATTGTAGCTATTGCCCCGCCAGCTACCATAGTAACCCCTCACACTGACCAAGAAAACAAAATTAAAATACATATTCCAATTATCGCAGACGAGACACATTGGTGGGTAACTGACTATGGGTTCGATCATATGTATCCGGGCAGTGCTTATATACTAGATGTTAAGCAAAGACACGGAACTATAAATTGCGGTCATGTGACTAGAGCACACATAATTATTGTGTGTGATACCGATCAATTTGACGATATCTATAATCTAAATTTAACTATCTAACTACCATCTAGGGTGTTTGTTAAGTTCTTCATAGAATCTATCTACACATAATTTCCAAACTGTTTGCATAGATCCTCGATACTCTAGTTCACAAATACGGGTTACTTGCCCTGATTTAGCCATAGAAGGAAAATATATGTTGTGTACTAGTCTTTGACTTCCACTTTCTAGGTTGTTGGAAGTAATATACAAATCATTTTCTTTACCTGCCCATTCAATGCATGACGGAATTAAAAACTGCGCAGTAGCATGTTGATGTGTGATAATTTGATTTCTTGTTCTTAATGACGGCGTGGGTATATCATCAGTAAGCACACAGGTTCTAGCCGCTATTCTGTATGATTTAGAGCCCATCTCGGGGAACGTGTGTGCTACGACAGACCCAACCGGGTTACTATTATAATATAGTATCCAAGTTTGACTACTCTGTTCGTTGCGAAAGCAATCTTTAATCCAGAATTTACTACTGTTGTTTTTATAGCCTCGGGCAAGAGCTTTAATATAAAATTCTTCTAAATCTAAATCGTCCGAAAAAGGAACAATTCTATACATTTAAAGCCTTAGTAATGAAGTCTTCAGGGTAATTAGTTCTAAAACTGTTCCAACATAATTTATCCATTAATGGCCATGGTTGCGGCACATCCCATTCAATTCCTAAACTTTCTAAATGCTTACGTATTTCTACTTGTCTATTACTGTGTATATGACTTTGAACATCCTTTACACTAACACAGGGTTCTGTATTATGGTATGTGAAAAAGTAATTGAAACTTTTAAGCTGACCGTCTACTATAAAGTAACTACTAGGATGCATTGAATATTTGTGTACACCTAAGGCTTTATGAGCATTAAAAATCTCAAGCATTTGTTCTTGCCAATCAGGTAATACATTATCATAATTATCAGATGAGCATTCAGCACGATTCCAAAAATCAATACCATCTATACTTAAATAGATTTTTTTATTGGCGTAATCTATGTCATTGATTTTGGGTACTAAGTCAGGGTGTTGGTCTCTCATTAAAGACAAATACTTTACTTCCCGTTGCCATTTTTCTTCCATTTTATCTGAATCAATTACTTCATTTTGTCCAGCATGATATACAGAATCATTGTAGTACCATTGTACAAATGTCTTTTTATCGTCAGAAATAAGACTGGTATAGATTAAATTGTTTCTAGTTAACCCAACACCCGGGACGTTGTTATAATAATATTGATAGTTCATTGCATAATATTTATAAGGTTAGACATAGAACATAAATAATATATGACAATCAATCACATACACCACACCACTAGTTTATGTACTACATGCAGTAAACATATACCTGCTGAGTTATTTGAAAAAGATGGTAGAGTGTACTTGAAAAAGAAATGCCCAAATCATATCGGAGAGACACATTTAGTTGATCCTGACTCAGAATTTTATTTAAATTATCAGTATCCAAAACGTGAATTAAAAACATTCTTAGATGCTATATGCTTGGATATAACAAATAGATGCAATTTAACATGCCCGCATTGTTATCAATTGCCCGACAGTACCAGCAAAGACCCAAGCATTGAAAGCATTATAGCTCAGATTAAGAACTGGCCCGGTAACCAATCTGTTGTATTAATGGGTGCTGAACCCACAGTTAGAGAAGATTTACCCGATCTTATTCGTGCAATCAATGAAGTATCTATAAGACCTATCATGATTTTGACTAACGGCGTTAGACTTAGTAAAGAAGAATACATTGATGAATTTACAGAATTTAATAATGTTCACTTTACATTTGGATTAAATCATCCGGATTATCAGGGTCACACTGTTAGACGAAAACAAATACAAGGTATTGAAAATTGTAAAGCTAGAAACATGTCAATAAAGAACATTAGCTATACGCTTGAAGGATATCACCAATTAGAGTATTGCTTAGAAGAAATACAGAAATTTAACAAAGAAAAACAATATTGCAAAATGTATCGTATACGTGTAGGCACCGAGATTGGAAGAAGTCCTGTACAGGATAAGATGTTTATGAGTGATTTAGTGAAAAATAGTCGTACCATAGCAGAAAAGAATAATTGGACATTTAATCCTAGACCCGAACTGGGAATTCGTGCTCATTACCCTGTAGAAATCAACGGAGTATTAGTTAAACTAATACAATGGCCTGATATCAAAACACTTGACTTAGTAGAAACACAAACTGAGTCTTGGGCTGATATGTTGCCCGGCATGCCAATATCGCCATTGGTGCATCAAGTGTTATTGCGTGATAGATTAGTTAATAATAAATTACCTTTATTAGATACGGTACCTGAACAATATAGGTTAGTGTAATGCATCACGGGTTAATGTTTAGTTACAGAAAAGAGCGTGGGCACAGGGGGACCGGTGCACATCGTATAGCTTCTTATCTAAGAGCCAGTAACTGGGATATTGAAGTACTTGACTTTGCTATTGAGTTTACACTTGATGAACTAAAAGAATTTGTTCGTAGCAGAGTTAATTCTAATACTAAATTCTTTGGATTTAGTTCGTTTATTAATTGGTGGCCGGAAGACACTAATAACTTTACTAAATGGCTTAAAGAAACTTATCCAAACATCCCAACGATACTGGGTGGTCACGGATGTTTAATTACACCTGCACAAAACATTGACTACTGGGTAGACAGCTTTGGAGAAGTTGCAATGCTAGAGTTATGTAGACATATCTCAGGAAATCTGATATTTCACACTGGATTACAGTTTGAAGATTATCAAGGTAGAAAAGTAATTAGAGCACTACATAACTTTCCTGCATGGAATCTACCTACATACAGAAACACACATGAGAAACGAGACTTTATTGAATCGTTTGAAATGCTTACTATTGAAACGAGTCGTGGCTGTAAGTTCAAATGTGATTTCTGTAATTTTCCAATATTGGGAGTTAAAGAAGATACTTCTAGATCCAGAGACGATATTAAAGATGAATTAATGTTTAATTACGATGAATGGGGTGTTAAAAACTATACTATTGCAGACGAAACATTCAATGACCGTATAGAGAAAATTGAAAAGTATTCTGATGCTGTATCCAGTTTGAATTTTAAACCATGGTTTATGGCATTTATGAGAGCTGACTTGTTAGTAAATCAACGCAGTCACTGGGACAAAATGTTAGCTATGGGACTTGGTGGACATTTTTACGGAGTAGAAACATTTAATCATCAAGCCGGGAAAATTATAGGTAAGGGAATGAATCCTGTCAAACTTAAACAAGGACTACTTGATGCAAGAAACTTCTTTGAACCGCATAATATGTATCGAGGTACTGTCAGTCTTATTTGCGGATTACCTAAGGAAACTCCAGAAACGTTTCAAGATGGTATTGACTGGTGTGTGCAAAATTGGCAAGATCAAAGTGTTACATCATGGTACTTAGAAATACCAGAGTATAATTCACAAATGTCTAATCTAAGTGAGTTTTCTAAGAACTTAGAAAAGTACGGTATAAGAAAGAAAAAGGTAGATAAGAAACCAGATATCATTAGCTTTTATCCCGGACTAGAAGAAGTCACTATTTGGGAGCATGACGGTATGGATCAATTAACTGCTATTGACATTATGCAGAATTTCTACGACATTGTGTTCTCGGATAATTTTAATTGCACTGGGTTTAACTTCGTATCAGGGTTTATTGAGCACAATACTAATAATGTTGCTGATATTATTAAGATTAAATGGTGTAATGATGAGTCTGACAATATGAATAGATTCATTACAAATTACAAATATAAAAAATTAAGTTGGAAATTATGATTAAAGGTATTAACAATCAACCATATATCGATATGACTTCATATCTAGATATGAATGCATTTGATAAAATGCAACCAGAGATATACAAAGGATTTGCAGAAGCAAGAATGTTTGCAAAAGAAGGAACGTGGATGGAACCCGGCTTTACCTTTGAGAAAATGAGCTACAGGATTCATTGGAAACCGATCTACGAGTCAATGCAAGAGTTTATGAAGCTACCCGACACTGACCCTATTAAAATTGCAGGATTAGAAGTAATGCCTAAGGACTTTAAAAACTTCCAAGAACGAAACATATTTACACGATACTTAAAAATGAGTATGGGTGCGTATGACCCGTATATATACTACTATTTATGGGAAGAAGGTTCATGGGATGATAGAACAGCAGTGCGCAAACTTACACCTGAGGCTCAATACTTTCCTAACGTAGTCAAATGGGTCGAGAGTTTAGTTGGTCCAGTGTTTGAAGACATTGGTCGTGTTATATTCTTTCACTGTGAACATGATGGTATCCCATTTGAACACAGAGACTTAGATGCTAAGAACGGAGTTAATATAGTTAAGCCACATCGTAATGAATTTATACATGTACGCCCTAACACTAAGAAAGCCTTTTATCTATGGGATCCAGAGAACAAAGATAAAACATATTTGAATACACGTGCAGCCTGGTGGAATGATACAGACTGGCATGGCGGAGAGCGTATTATGGAACAGAGTTATGGACTACGAATCGACGGTAAGTTTACTGAAGACTTTCGTAAAAAATTAGGCATAGATCATTTGGAGACATACTAATGGAATATATAGGAAATTTTAAAGATTGGATTAATCCACAGTGGATAGACTATCTAAGTAATAACAACGGAGAGAAACATCCTAGAATTGATCCAAAAGAGTATGGATCTGGTAATCCACTAGATAAGCTAAGAGGTTATGGATATAAACTAGAAGATACCTTTTGGGAGAGTTATGAGAGTCGTAGCTTTCCGTTTAAACTAACACCACCACTAGGTCTAAGTGAACACACTGATTGGTGGTTTGTTAAGATGGGTTGTGGCAATTTCATACCGTTTCACAAAGACCATGCACCGCAGAATCACTTAGCAGATATGACTGTTAGACGATTTTGGATGCCGTTACAAGACTATGTTGAAGGACATATTTTTATCATAGAACATGATTTTATCAAAGACTATAAAGCGGGCGATGTGTTTGAGTATACTAACGAGTCCGACCGTCATGGTGCATTTAATATAAGTATGGGCATTCCACGCTATACACTAAATTTTCAATATTACACATAATGTTCAATTACGTTAACAATGATAAAGCCTGGATAACCAGTGATTTAATGAATCATCTAGCAGATAAAAAGGGTGATACAATTCCCGTATGGCAACCTGAAAGATGGACGGGGCACCCAACACTAGATATATTCAGAGAAACTGCTAGACCTTTCTTTGAAACTAGCACTCCGTATTTCCAACAATTTAATTCTAGAAGCAAAGATATGCAAGACTTCCCGGTTACTATGCCTATAGTACCCGAGTCTAGAACTCATATGCACTGGTGGTTTATCAAATTATTACCCGGACAAATGCAAACTATGCACATTGATCCTCATTTAATAGGCGTAAAGAACCCTGTACGTTATTCTATGTTTTTACAAGACTATGTACCCGGGCATATATTCATGTTTGATGACTTTCTAGCAACTAACTATAAAGCAGGTGATATCTTTGAATGGAGTGACCCTGAATGCATTCACGGGTGTGTTAACATTAGCTATACAGTAAGATATACCTTGCAAATTACATTATATGACTAAGATTATATGCACAGGTGATCCTAATCACGGTGGCATCACTAAAAGTTTGTTGAAGTATTACCCTGACACAGTGTTTATCAGTAGAACTACGGGGTATGATTTAAAAACAGTTGAAGGATATAATAGATTTCTTAATATAGTTAAAGAATTTAATGTGTTTATTAATCATTCACAGATTGAATTGGGGTTTCAAGAAAGAGCATTACGTGATGTTGCTAGTATATTAGACAACGGACATATCATTAGTATAGGAACTATATTAGAATTTGACGAGTGGAAACACCTTGATCCAGTGACTGGTAATGAAAAACTGTCTATAAGAAATGCTAGCTTAGAATTAGCTAGCGAACATATAAAAACTACACACTTAATAACCAGCGGGTTTCAAAGATTTGGAGTAGAAGAAGATGTCAAAATAGACCCCGATGATATTGTTGAAACAATTAAATTCATCATTGAGTCTAATATTGATATACCTTTAATTTATGTAGATAAAGTAAATAACAATAGATTAAGCAAGTGGAGAATGCTTAAAGACGTTTAGCTTTAAGGTGATACATATATTTAGGAACTAATCCTGCATTCATTCCTATATGCCACTCATCATATCTATTCCACTTAATCATTGTTCCGTGTTTAACATTGAAAAAGTAATCTTCTTCACCTAATATAAAGATATGTCCTAATTTAGCGTCTCCCAAGAATACAGTATATCGTAGTGCATCACCCACTTCTTCCGGGTCATCTTCAACATCCCAATGCCAGGGTGCTGAATAACCCGGATCAATTCTACTTATCCAACTACGTCTTAATTGTACATTAAGTATCTTACATAGTGTTTCGTCAATATCGCCCGTATCGTAATGTTCGCCCGGGTAATAGTTAGTCCATTTGACAGAATCAAGTTTGTAATTTGCATCTTTCCAGATATTTAATATCTCAGTGTATGCAGGAACTTCCATTCTCCAAATGCTAGGATCAGGTGTTATGTCAACACCCTCTTTATCTTTTAAACTGTCTAATATACTAGCCCAGTCAAAGGGTACATCGACTGTTATATATTCTGCATTAACTGGTGTCATGTTGAAATTCCTTGAATAATTCTATCATAGAATTCTGGTAAAGGATCGTCCGGCCATTTAATCCAAGTCTTCATTGAATTCTTAAAGTGATCTGCCATTTCATAGTAATCACCGTCTTTAACTTCTATAAAACGTTGCTGACTATCTACACCAATGATTGGCTCAATAAGGCTTTTATGCATTCTTGTGTCATTTTTATCTAATGTTGCATAATAGTCTACCATTTTAAGCTGGTTAGTCTTTGTATAGAAGAAGCAATGGGGATATATAGATGCCTTATGATAACCCAAATCATGAATACTTTTAATAATATTGTACAAGTCTTCTTTCCATGACGGGAATTCATGATTTAAATCTCTACCCTCAGTATATACAGGCCAGTTTAAACTTTCGCCATTAAACTCTACTAGAATCTTTCTCTCAGTTGCATCAACTTCATATATTTCAGGACACCAGGCTTGACCCTGAAATAGACTTAAATACTTTAATTCACGTTGAAAGAATGAGTCCATAAGCTCATCTGATCGTGGTACGCAACTACCAGTCATATATTCAGGAGAATATGTGGAAAAGTGCATACACATTCGGTCACGTTGTGCATTCGTAGTAGGAGTATATAGTACATTAGTAGAACAGGGGTAGCCGTTCGTTAATTTGTAAATATATTCCCATCCGGTATTGTTAATCATTGTTGTTCCTTGATATGTTCTATATAGAAGTTTTCAGACATTTTAGATTCTAATTCACTAATGTAATCTGAATTAATACAGAGTCTGACTTCTTTGCTAGTAGGATTGAAATCTGTAATAATATTGTTTTTGTTGTAGCTGTTGAGAACTCCGCTTATCTGATTATCGAATAGAAATCTATTGCTAAATTCATTATCCGTTTTACTCTTTATAACAATCATTGTTGGATTTGATATATCATTCTTGTTTAACAGCTTTCTAACTACCAACTGTATTCTTTCTACATATCCAAAGTTTGCGGCGCTGTGTCTATTTGACGCATCCATTTCGTACCATTTACCATCTGTAGTTACAGGATACATTGTGTTTGTCTCTAAATTAATCAGTGCAGAAATGTCACCCTGTATGTTTAAATGATATCTATCATCTATATCAGCATGACTTTGATAGCATGTTCCGTATTTTAAGTTTATTAATCTTGCTTCCCCAATTGAATAGGGCAGAGTTTGTAAGATATATTCCCATACAGTATCTTTAAACTCTGGTCTAATAGTCCATGGACTATAGAAAAAGTTACCAGTGGGCTCATTAATAGGTGTCTTAAAGTCACTATAAGAAAATTCTGCCATGGCTTTATCTAGAATATCTTTTGGTACAGTGTGATTTAATTCTTTAAGCATCATATTATTTATAAGACTGTAAGGTAGCTAATAAATATATACATGAATATTCACTTTGATAATAGTTGGAACAAGATATCTATTAGTCTAAGTGGTGGTGCCGATAGTGCATTGCTAGCATTTCTCATATGTCAGCAAATAACCAATCAAGAACTACATATAATATCACATGTCAGATGCTGGAAAACAAAGCCCTGGCAAAGAAATGATGCTCTTGGTATATATAATTGGTTACAGATTAAGTTTCCTAACGTTAAGATGTTTAGGCATGAAAACTTTATCCCGCCAGAAATGGAGTGGGGAGCCTTAGGACCCACTCTAACTGACGAATATGGAAAGACAGTCAGCGGCGATAATATTGAGTTACGTTCTTTTGCTGAATACATATGCTATTCACATGACATTGACGTATATTATAACGCGGTGACACGAAATCCAAAAGCTGTAGAATTTGACGGGATGCATACTAGAGACATTGACCCCACGGAGTACAATAAGCATTTAGAGTATACTACTCATATGGGTAAACTTGCCATTCATCCTTTTAGATTCTTAGAAAAGAAAGAAATACTAACTGAGTATAGAAAGCAAAACTTACTAGAACTGTTTGAACTAACTAGAAGTTGTGAAGGCGTGTTTGACGATTTAAATTATAAAAATTACATAACAGGACAATATGTTCCGTTGTGTAATACATGTTTTTGGTGTAAGGAAAGAGAGTGGGCAATTGAACAATCAAAGTAAAACGTTTTGTATGCATCCTTTTACCGGGCTAGCTACACGTGAAGATGGGGCAGTTAAAGTCTGTTGTCGTAGTGCACCAATTGGTAATATAGCAGATAACACACTAGAAGAAATTTGGAATAATGATACAATGCAACTTGTTCGTAGGCAAGTACTGTGTGGAGAACGTCCTGAGGTATGCAAGCCTTGCTTTGATTTAGAAGATCAGGGCGTAGAAAGTCTACGTCAGCGACATATTAATGGAGTCATTCCCGAAGCACGAATCAACTTGTATCCAGATACGCCTCTACAAGAAATACTGCCCTTCACATTTCCTACGATGGAAATTAAACTTAACAATCTATGCAACTTGAAATGTCGCATGTGCAATCCATTAGATAGCACTAATTGGACGGATTGGGATAAAGTTGTACCCTTTTATAAAAAAGAAAATAACTTTTTAGTACCCACAATTGAATCATTGGTAAACAAGCCCGGCAAGTATATAGGTGCATTTGATGACACTGACAACTGGTGGGCTAGCTTTGAAAAATTACTACCACACTTTAGGCGAGTAGAATTTGCAGGTGGTGAGCCATTAATGGACCCGCAACATTATAAGATACTAGACATGTTAAAACCATATGGTAAAAACATTGAACTCAAATATGCTACTAACGGGACCACACTTGGTATCAGTAAGGGACGCACAATACATGATTATTGGCCACACTTTAGAAGCATTGCAGTTAATGTTAGTCTAGATGGAATCAACGATGTGTATGACTACATAAGAGGCAACGGTGACTTTACTGAGGTAGAAAGAAATATAAAAGAAATTCAAACAATAACCAATGTAAGTCGTGTAGTGGGTGCGTTTACAGCACAAGCAGGTAATATACTGCAGGCAGCTGAATGCATTGACTATTTTATCAATAAGATGAATATTGTGTTCTATAGTCATCGTGTCAGCTATCCCAATTGTCTTTCAGCACAAGTGTTACCACATGAACTCAAAGAATTAGCTATACAACGTCTTGAAACAGTCAGTAAAAAAGTCCACACATTTAGTAATGTTGTTAAGCACCCCATACTAGAAAAGGTAACACAGCAACAGATAAAAGACAATATCAATTACTTACGTGCAAAGGATCAACATCACTTGTGGCAAGATTTTTTATCATTTAACTATGAACTAGATAGTAGTCGTAACCAAAGTTTATTAACAGTGATTCCAGAGTTTAAGCCCTATGCATAAAGTTAAAAGTCGATGGAATCATCAGGACAGTATTAAGATTGAATGGAACATAGGGAAACGCTGTAACTATGACTGTAGTTATTGTCCGTCAGTTATACACGATAATTCTAGTCCCCATACCGATATTGAACTACTTAAGGCAACTGTAGATAGATTATGTGACTTAGAAAAACCTATTCGCTTAAGTTTAACTGGTGGTGAACCATGCGTACATCCTCGTATAGAAGAACTCATAGCATATATTAAGAGTAAGGGCTTTTGGCTTAGTATTACTACTAATGGAACTAGAAAGGATAGCTGGTATACATCTCAGCAAGTAGACCAATGGGTGTTCTCACTACACTTTGAATATGATTGGTTAAATGTATTATACACTATCAAAGCTGTCCATGAAACTGTTATGCACACTCACGTGTTAGTTAATGTTATGGCTCATCATAATCATATGCGAGAAGTAAAGACGGCGGCGGGCTTATTAGAGCACCATACTATTAATCACGGTATACGTAGGATACGTTGGACTGAAGGTGACCACGATTTGTTTGATGATATGAAGTATGACCAAAACGACTTAGATTGGATACTGAGTAAGAGTAGTACAGTAGAACCTAATACTGTATTGATATACAAGGACCGTGAACTAATGATGCATGCCAATGATGTGATTAAAAAGCATTTAAATCAATATAAAGGTTGGCATTGCAATGCAGGATTAGAAAGTTTAATGATTAACTGGGACGGTGACGTACATCGGGCTACGTGTAGAGTTGGTGGAACATTAGGAAATATATATACCAACTCGTTCGTTATACCCACCGGGCCCGTTATCTGTGATAGGAATTACTGTACGTGCGCGGCAGATATACCATTGACAAAGTTAAATCAAGTGACTTAACTCAGGGAACGTTTCTTTGAAACTATTCCCCCTAACACTGTCCATAGTCTCTATATACTCTTTGAACGCCGGCAGTAAATGAGTATGGTCTTCACTGTCCATAAAATCCAATACAGCTTGCCAACGTTTCCATCCATATGGGTTATGATGCCAAAAGTTATCGTCTTGTCTATAGTTATCCCACAGCCAAGTCTTAAACTCTGAGTAGATTTCTCTTACTTCTTGCTTGTCTTTTTCGGGCAATATTTTGACACTTAGAAACGTGGGGATATAAACAAAATGCATGTTAAAGATTCCACCACCTGCATCAGACTCGTCCATGACAGTTGCTTTGTTTATTTTCTTAAAATTCTTTTGAATCTTCCACTTAGCAAACTCGGGTAGTTTCTTGACGTTTAAAATTTGTATCGCGGTAGCAATGCTTACTTCAATGTTGTCCTGTGTGTTATCTAGTATATCTAGCTTCTCTTCCACAATGTCCCACTCTGTTGGGTATCTGATATAGTGGTTTCTGTCTCCAAACATATCCTGACTACATGCAAACTTAACTTTTCTAAACTTCTCCCACAGTTTAATAATGCTATCATCTAGTAACAATCCATTAGAGTTGTATCTAATTAGAATCTTATCAGCATAACCTTGACGAACAATTTCCTCTAAGAACAACTTATGCTCTTTAATCATTAGAGGTTCGCCACCAGCAAAATATACTTGCTTTAAGTTAGGGATTTGCGCATACATCTCTTTCCAAAAGTCTGGATTTTCGTGCCACTTGTTATTGAATGATTCTTCATTCCAACTCAGTTGAGATTTAATTTCAGGTGACTTAAGTATAGGAAACACTTTTTTGTAATCTTGTACCCATCTACTCGAATCATGCGGGCTACACATAATACATTTGATATTACAGTTATGACCTAATCTTAGGTCTAAGTATAATAGCTTTTCAGGAACTGTTCCGTCTTCTTCTGTTTGCTTGATAAGTTCTTTAACATCCAGACCATCTTGTATCCATGTACCAGACTCCCACATTCTCTTGCTAGCCACACCGTTTGATTCTTCATCAAAGCATTTGGTACAGCTTCTAGGAATCTCACCGTTAAGCATTGTTGTTCTAACAGAACGCATATAGCTATTGTTCCATGCACTCATGGGAGTCTCGCTGCCAAAGTTAGCAGGAGATCCGGCCTCATTCTTTACTAATCCAATCTCATGGTCTGACCCTGCACCACTAGAATTAGAACCACAGCACAGCCTCATATCGCCGTTAGGTCGTGTGGCAAAATGAATCCAGGGCAGGATACAAAAGGTATTGCTGCCTGATATGTCTGCGACTTTGCGTTGCCATTTACCTAACAGGTTATCTTCTGGTTGTAGCCAATATATGTTACTCATTAAATGATTCTACTTTGATAAATTGTTCGTCATATTGTGTGATTATTTTTTCTGGGAATGTACCACATATCTTAGCGCATGTTGCTAGACTATGTGTATTCCAATACTTCTCCCACACGGTTGACCAATCAGGGTTTTCTAAAATTGTCTTCACTGAATTTTTAAGAAGGTCTATTGAATCATAACCCCCAATAGATGTTACTAGTTCATTAATAACATTAGCCTGTTCAGTTTGATATTCATGTACAATATCTGCAGGCTTACTATAAGTATACGGTATCATTCCTATCCAACAACAGGGCCATAAATTCTTAAATGCATCAATATACAATGATTTAGTATTTATTGCTTTGCAGTTGATGGATGCCGTCTCGACTACCTTTTTATAAGACTTGATAATATCAGGGTGTATGAAAGTTATCTTATGCTCAGATGGTGGTTCAATTTTATATAATACTTCACCCTGCGCATTCATAACATCTAACCACGGCTTTTCTAAAAATCTACTAGTTGCTTTATGAGTAAATTTTTCAAACCCTAAATCTTTTGCCATCTGTCTGGCTGTTTCAACTTGATGTTCGTTATGCTTGAAGGATAAGAAAACCCATTCAGCACGTCCACCTGCAGATATAAATGCCTTAGCATTTTCTAAAATTTTATCAAAGCTAGTACCTACTCTGTATAAGTGATGAGTGTCAGCAAGTCCATCTAAGGCAAAATGCACACTGTGTTCCGTTGGCAATATCGTTGCTAATTTACTCCACCAGTCAGGTGTTCTTGCACTACCATTAGTGTGTATTCCTAACTTGATGTTTTCTTTCTGACTTTTGCAATAAGAGACTATCTCTAATAAGTTGTTAGATATTATCGGATCTCCGTAGTTACCACAAAAATAAATGTATTCTATTTGAGAAAGCACTTCTGTATTAACTATACTTTTGAAATCATCTACGGAAATTTCATCTAAAGGTAAGTTTGTATTTTCTTGTCCCGAATGATAGTTTCTTGCACACATAGGGCAACTAGCTTGACAACGTGATGTTAGCTCTATGTGCAAAGTTTTTAACTCAGAGAATTTAAACATACTTTTTTCCTATAATCATGTATCTTTTATACAGGGGCAAATCAAGTTCACCGGTATATAATATATTTTCTATACATGCCTGCCTCTTAAATTCTGCCAGGCTATTAGCAATCCGAACATGTTCTGGTATTGAGTAATTATTACTTTGCAGAACTATCAAACTGTCGTTCCTAATTCCAGACAACCATAATTCATACGCATCTTGTGATATATGTTCACAGCTAGTGTTTATGACAATATCTGCATCTGACCTAATTACACACATATCAGCAGTAATAGCACGAAATCTTCCTGCATGAGTTTCTAGCTGATTCATAGTGTGAGCTATATCTTGACAATCAGGGTCAATATCTATATTACGAATAGTTGATATGTGTAGGTTACTTTGAAACAACATGCTGGCTAGTACTCCAACCCAGCCGCCGTGAATGTCTATTGACAGTACTGTTTTATTGATATAGGGTCGAATGACAAAATCTAAACTATCTATTAACCACTCTTTGCTTTTTATTTGACCGTTCCAAAACGCATCCATTGTTCTTAAAGGATCTTTACTACCACGAATAGCTCTCATCCAATGATGTAAATGGTCTGTGTCTATTTGCATGGTAGTTACTATATCAAAATAGTATCTTAATTTTTTTATAGCGTTCGAAACATGTCATAAATCCCTCACCCGGGACTACTTCAACTAAGTAGTCTGGTTGTGCTAATTCAGCCGGTACTGCTAAAATGTTAGCTACGGTGCTGTCTTCAAATGGGTTTTCATCACTATGTTTAAATGTTTCTGCAATAGGCTTAGTTCTGCAAGCTACCCAATATTGTTTGTATTTTCTAGCTTCTAAAAACTGTTGGCAGTTATTCCAAACATCCCATTCCATTGCTTCATAAAAGATAACAGGTCTGAATTTGCTGATAGTCTTAACACATCCTTGTAGTGCTTCAAACTCATGCCCTTCTACGTCAATTTTGATAACGTTACAGTGGGCAAGTTCTACATTATCTAAGGTAAGCATTCTAACAGGAATGCCTTCGCTACTATTAGTGATATGTATATCACCGTAGTTAGATTTTACTTCGGGGTCGAAATCTTTTAAAACACGTTCAGATTTTTTATTACTAGCGCCAGCGTTGATAATTTGAATTTTAGGGTAGTCTTTGCTGTTGTAAGATGCTACTGCAAAATGCTTAGGATTGGGTTCAAATCCCAGTGCATTACAGTTTGTTTCTTTATGCACCGCTACTAAATGATATCCAACGTTAGTACCTATATCGATATATTGACTAGTATCATCGGGTAAGTATTGCTTAATTATGTTAATTTCTGCTTGGCAGTATTCACCGTACATGTCAATTGACTTACTTACAGTGTTATCATTTCTATATACCAAAAAGACTCCCACTCTACTATCAGTAAGTAGCAGTGAATCCTTCATTGAATCGATGGTTTGTTGAATTTCTTCTTCAGTTGACATTAAAAAATCTCTCAGTTACTATAATTTATAGCAAAATACAGTAACCAAAATATTTATTGCTGACAAGTTCTAGTACGTGTGATAGTGCCATCAGAGTGATAAGTTTCAGTCCACGGCGTACAGTTTTGACTTTGTATTACAGGCTGTTGTTGAATAACTACTTGTGGTTGTTGAACTACGAGAGGTCTATTGTAGATATCGTATATGACTGCACCCACTATAGCACCACCAACAACTTGTCCCAAACCCCATCCACCACGCTGATGGCCGTGTCCGTGACCATGATAGCGAAAATGATGTTGAGCAAAAGCGGGAACGCTAGCCAATAATAACAATAGTGCAAATATAAATTTTTTCATAACATTCTCCTAGTCATACTAATATAACGCCTCAGAGGACGTTTCCGTTGACACATAACTATATTTAGTAGTCTTGGTTGTCCGAATCTACTACAAGCCACCCAATTGATAACAAATCTTTTCGTATTTCATCAGTCACTACGCTTTCGGCTACACTGGCTTTAGTTTCCAAATACTTTTCTTGTGCTTCTCTACTAAGCTGGTTATATTCTTCGTCAGTTAGGTCTTCGTTGTTACGTATGCCGCTACAGTACCAGTCAATATAATCACCCTCTTGTCGTATGTCAGCAACTATTCCACCAGCGTATCTCCATGAACAACCCCATCGTTTGTCTGATAATATAGGCCACACATCGTTTTTAATAAATTCATTGTTGCACATTGCGGCATAGAGATGTTGCGCATAGATACTATCATTGCACTTCTCTATGATAAGTTCGCTGGTTCGCAAATCATATTCCATATTATCAATGCGCCACTCATCAGTTTCTTCTAAATCTAGTTTATGTTGAGTACTAGTTTTAAAATACTCTATCATAGAACGTGCAGTTTCATCCTGTGGATCTTCTATGAGTTTTTTCTCATAACGTTCCATACTAAATGTTCCTCTCTGAGGACTTCTGCTTATCATTTTGTTTTACTTTCTGTTTACTATAAAAAATATGATTACCTATTCTTGCTACTTGTTTATATGGCCAGAACGGATCAACGGTCAAGTTATGAAAGAATAATGCACTTCTAGGTAATACATCATGGTATGCATCATACGCTAACACTTGATATGCAATATCCATTGCTTGTATATATTTAGGGTCGTTGACGTTTATTTTTTGTCTGTTCTCGCATACCCAACTAAACTGGCAAAGTCTAACTTTGTATTCATCTAATGTTTCTTCATTAATCTTGGTTACCATTGTTACTTGGTATATCACGTTGCAAGGAGTACTAGCAAAACCGTGGTTTACTCTATTCATTACTACTCTAGCTACTGCTGCCTTTCCAGTAATACTTTCGCCTCGGGCTTCATAGAATATATTTTCAGCTAAACATTTTAATTGTTTGTTGTCAACTGGTTTGGCTTCTACAACTTCTGCAATTTTTTCTGGTTCTGGTTCTGGTTCTGGTTCTATACTGGTGTTACTAAGCACTACGATAAGTGTAAATACGACTAATAATATTGCAAATATCTTAGTGGGATTTAGGGCTATATTTTTCATATACACTCCTTTTTCTATACATAGAATACACTATGTAAGGGTTAATGTCAATTGTTTTGGATTAGATTATATGATCCCAGCAATCGCAGTTACATAACACAACTTCATCGATTGCCTGAGACGGCGTAATAATTGACGGTTTTACGATATCAGTAATATTAATTAAATCTATCGATGATGGGACTAATGTAGTCCACGGCGATGTATTCGGATTACCTGTATTTGGGTTAATGACCGGATACGGTGAAGCAATGTCTGAATCATTTGGTGTTGTTTCATTATTGCTTGAACCTGTTATAACATCTCCCCACGGTGGACCAACTGGTCCAGGACCGCCCGTTATGATAGGCAGACCAATCAGAGGGCTAGTAGTGATTAGTGGTACTGTAATAGTATTACCTGTTACAGGATCTGTTTTGGTAGTGGTTGGTATTGAACCGTTGACTCTAGGCAATGATAATTTCTCAATACCAACCTCATTGTCTTGTTCAGCTCCGGTCAATCCTAGTCTATGCGCATTACGTACTTCACGCATACTACCAATCATACTGTTACCTCCCACTTTAGAAGTATCAGTTATGGCTTCTAAGTTTTGTACAGGACCCCATTTTTCTGTCTGAGTAGCATAGCCATTCAAACTTTCCATGAATCCATATATCTCAGTGACAGTAGTATCTAGGTCAGGTAAATATTTTTCTTGTCTTAATCCTAGACTTCTAGCATTCTGTTCTAATCTCATGTGTTTGCCGAATACATTGTATAAGTTATTAGCTGTTACCATTAATGCAGGATTGTTGGTTGCAATAGATGCAATCTCAGTGTTAGCATCATTTATTAAAGATTGAACCACACTGTTCATAGTAGGCCATCCAGCTGTACCAAAAGGAGAGTTAGTTCCACCAGTATAAGGATAACTAATATATGTTACAGGTGGTGCCTGTAAACGATATTGAATTCCGGGATTAGCAGGAGTTGATCCACCTGTACCATAAGTCACCCATGATCCGGGTATGGATGATAAATTTAAATTTACTATTCTACCATATGTACTTGGTGCATTACTAGGATTAGTGTCAGGATTACAAGTAAGAAGTGCACCACCGGAACTAGCAAGAGTACCATCAGAGAAGGTGTAATCGCCACCCGGGCCCGGGGCTCCGTTTCTTCCATAACCGCCGCCTGAATCAGTTATAGTAGTGCTGTTGATTCTATACTGCCATGTGTATACGCCTGAATCAGGACTTGTTTCAACTGCTCTTTGTTCCGTAGTTACATTGAATGTAGCTTGTTTCCAAGTTATTGCTAAGTACAGTTCATTGTATATTTTAAACAACTTTGCAGTTTGTAAACTCTTAATATACCCTTCTAATATTCGCCAATCATACGAGAGACCTGACATTGCTCCAAAGAAATCACAAGTAGTATATCTACCTTTTTCGCCATTGCCTAATGCAATAAGTGGCAGTGTGGTATTTCTAATAGGTTGATTTGCAGGGACATTTGTACCATTAACTCCTAGATCAGATACTGTTTCTAAATTTTGTACTACTTGACTAAATCTTTCAATATCCATTGACTTGATGTTTTTAATTTGTAACATTGTCGTAGAAAATGCATCACACGCAGAAGCTAATGACTCTGGTAAAATTATTTTTAAGCTCTCACCATAGTTGTTTACTATGTAAGAAGTTACTTCGCCGGCAGTATATATTAGGTAATAAGTTTTACTATTAGTAGGGCCCGGTACACCATTGTATGTAGGTGACGTTAGTGTAGCATAACTATTTGGGAACAAATACTTTGGATCTAATAAATCTGCAAGTGTTCTTACTCCTTTGGTTTGACAATTCAAACCTATCATAACTTCAACAAGGTCTATACCCATAACAATACAGTATGCGCTATATAGTTTTTTCTGCTGGTCAGTACTAGGCTCTGCCCCTGCAACAAGAGAATCTATTTCATCAGAAGAAAAACCGGCTGCTAGTAATGCTAGATTTACCGCTTTAGTAAGTGACTTAGTTTTAAATAACGTTCTTAATAATACTACAGGGCTACCGAACTTATCGATATTATGCAAGTCAATACTTCTACCGGATGCAATTAAGTCTTGCCCCCAAAAGAACAATGCTAAGGTAACTCCCGAAAAATCAGCAGTTACTAGGTCGTTCATATTGCTATATGCACCATCTAAGTATGTATCTGATGCATTCATTGCATCAATCGCTTTGTTTGACTGACTAATAAATCCATGAGCCATATTAAACGTGAACAAGAAATCAGTGTATGATCCGTTGTTTATATAAAATTCATAATGTGCTTGTAACGGTATAATACGTAACCATCCGAAACTAGTATACTCACTTGTGTAAGGTACTGCATTAGGGTAAGGATTAAGTGATGCTGTTCTAGTATATTCAGGTGGTTTGCTGTCACCCAATGCTGGGATAGAAGTAGAGCCTATTGAAATTAAATTATTATAGACAGTCAGGTTACTGTTTAAGAATCCTGCTCTAATACTCAACACCAACATACGCAATACAGTACCTTGTGTAGTAGATCCCATTACATAATTAGATAGGGAGTTACTAGTTCCCATATGACTTTGTGCAACTGCGTTGATGCGTAAGCCTTGGTTCTGAACAAAAGACCCTAAACTGTTTAAGTTAAGGGGAGAATATTTACCGGTTAAACTCATGGCACAAATACATCAGGACTACCTTGTACGATACTATGACCGCAACTGTTTCCTGACCCTACTCTAAGAACAGGTGCACCTTCTGCAAACACAGTAGGACTACCTTCGGTAGTGGTTGCTGATTTGTGTGGTGGATGTGGTCTACCCCAGGGTGCGTGAGGAGTGATGGTGCTAACATGTAATCCAACACGGATTCCATTCGCATACACTGAATCGGCGCCGCGGACAATTGCTCCACCGGGCTGATTCTGATCTCCTACACGACTTAATGCTGGCATATTATCCTAATACAATTTTCTTGTCAGGTACTTTAATACCTGTTGTAGCTTCTAAATATTTCATCTTTAAGCTATCATCTGTAGTTGCAACTATTGCAATACTATTAGTATTTAGCTTGAATTCAGCCTTCGGATCTGCGGTAAACACGCTAGGGATCATTTGCATACCCTGTTGCATTGGTGCAATAGAAACGGGTTCTTCAATGTGAATCCAATCACCACCGGACAATCTTACTTTAGCAATAAGTTCTTCTCCGCTGTTTAATTTAAATGTATATACTGTATTTGGTTCTAGGGCTATTTGTAGCATTATGCGCTTTCTTTTAATTTTGTTTTGAGTTCATTGAACCCACCGATCAATTCTCCGTCTAGGAAAATCTGCGGGACTGTTCTGGCTGTTGGTACAGCTTCTAATAATTCTTCTTTGGTGTATCCATCACCAATTTTCTTTTCTTCAAATTGGATACCCTTACTAGTTAGTAATGCCTTTGCTTGGTCGCAATAAGGGCAGTGGTACTTACTCCATATGATTGCTGTCATATTTTTCCTTTATAATTTTATATTATACACGATATACCTATCATTATCAATGATAATGGCATAAATATTAGTGTAGTTCACGGAATTGGAGTTCCTAACTACTCTAACGCTTTAAGGGAGCAATCAGCAATGTATTTAGCATATTATGTCTACGCCTATATAAGAAAAGACGGCAAACCCTACTACATTGGTAAGGGTAAAGATAGCAGAGCATTTCAATCACATCGTACCAAGAGAGGTGGAGTACATACACCTAAGGATCTACGTAGGATTGTTTTTTTAGAGAAAAATCTATCTGAGCTAGGCGCTTTTGCATTAGAAAGACGTTATATCAAATGGTACGGTCGTAAAGACTTGGGTAACGGGATACTTCACAATATGACAGACGGTGGCGAAGGAGGTACCGGATGTATTAGGTCCGATGAATTTAAATCCAATGCAAGTAAACAACTTACTGGCCGTAAAAAATCACCAGAGCACATTGCGAATGTTGTGGCTGCTAGATTAGCTAGTCCTAAGGCTAGAGGATATGTTGCTTGGAATAAAGGGTTGCCTAATATATTGAAGGGCAAAAAATTAGGGTCAAAACTTAAAACTACTTGCCCACACTGTGAGCTAGAAGGTGGCTCAAATGCAATGAAGAGGTATCATTTTGATAATTGTCGTCATAGAATTGGCAACTCATCATAATTAACTGTATCTGACATTACCCCTATTACATAGGATGTACTTTCTGTCTCCTGGAGCGCGGCCTGTTTTTTATTTAAATTAACGTGCTTGTTGAACCATGGGATAGGACTATGCTTAGGATAGTTTTCCGTGTACTTGATACCAATTTCTTTCAAACGAGTAAATGCAGTAAAGTCTACAAAGTCTTTTAATATCTCTGCATTCAAGCCAATTACTACACCCTTACTGAATAGATACTCGGCCCACTCTTTTTCTTCTTTAATAACTTCCATATACAATGCATACACTTCGACACGACATTCTTCTACAATAGAAGCAAATCTAGTATCATCCTTAGTCACGTTATTAATCAACCATGCTGTCCACTCAGCGTGAAGCAACTCATCTTGCAGGATCAAGGAGATAATGTTTCCGTTACCAATGTAAATTCGATTCTCTACCATAGCAAGACTTGTTGCAAAACTTACCATAAATCTAAATGCTTCTAATGCATAACTTGCATGTAGTGCCATCCAAATAGCTTTAATGTGTTCACGTTCTGATACTTCAGAACCTGTTTCTTTTAAACAATTAAGTTGATGTAGTGCTTCATAGTATCTACCGATGCTAGCAGCCATGTCAATAATCTCTTTTGTATCATGTATCTTGTTGAATTCTTCTTTAGGTACACCATATACATTGCGAATGATATGACTGTATGACTTACTGTGAATGTTAGTCTCAAAGAAACTCCAGTTACCCACTAGTGCTTCAAGTTCAGGTATACTGATTACAGGACTAAACACTTGACTAGGTGCACGACCTTGAATACTGTCTAAGGCTGTTTGTCTTAGTAGGTTGCTAGTAAAAATATGCTTGATAGCATCACTGGAATCTTTGTGATCCATTTTATCTTTAGTCAACGAAATCTCTTCGGGCACCCAAAAGAAGCCACGTGCTGTTTCTTCATACTTGGCAATGCGAGGGTACTTAACTTCTTCAAAACGTTGTACTGTTACAGGACCGGCTGGGTCTAAAAACATTGTACGCTTGAGGTAGTTTGTTTGCTTACTTAAATTATATTGTTCTTTACTCATAATACACAACTTTCACAGTATTCTTCATCTTCTATTGCATCTAACTTTACAAAAGGAATAATATTATTTTCTTCTTGTAGGGACGCTTTGCTACCTACTTTGTTAATCAAACTATAATATATAGTTTTGATTCCCCACTTATATGCTAGCATCAAGTTCTTAGCAATCAATGTGCCAGGTACTTTACCTTGATCAAAGAATGCAGGGTTATAGAACGTATTTGTTGATAGTGATTGGTCAATGTATACTGCCAATACTGCACTAGTTTTTAAATACTCTACACAGTCTTTTTGATCCCACATTAGTTGATATCGATTCTTTAATCGTCTGTATTCTGGTACTACTTGTACAAACGATCCAGCTTTGCTTTCCTTAACACTAATCAATTCCATTGGCATCTCAATACCATTTGTACTATTCAATACAACGCTTGAACTTTCAACTGGTGCTACTGCCATTAGTGTAGCATTTCTAATGCCATACTTCAATAGATTTTGGCGCAAGACTTCCCAGTCTAAATTTGCACTAGGAGTAAAATCTGTTAGTTCATTGACTCCGGGATTTCTACGTTCCCAAGGAAATACTCCCTTGCCATAATACGTATGTTCACTGCGTTTACACGCACCTTTTTCTTGTGCTAGTTCTACGCTCATCTCAGTGAGGTAGTATGCTTGATGTTCCATCCAACGCTTGACTTCTGCTAGTGCATCTGCTTCACCATACTTGAAACTCTTACGTGCATGCCAGTAAGCTAAGTTAGTAATACCAACACCTAACGGTTCAAAATCTAAGTTAGCCAGTTTACTTTGTATTGATAGAAAGTCTTGATAGGTTAACAAATTACTTAAGCTACGTACTAATACACGACATGCTTTACGCATTTCTTGTGGGGTTTTGAATGCTCCCCAGTTTATGCTACCAAGAGTGCAAAGAGCAATTCTGCCCTTTTCGTCTTCAATTCTCTGGAAAGGACGGGTGGGTAAAAGTATCTCTTGGCATAGGTTTGATTGATATATTGGATCAAGTTTTGTGTCGAACGGGCCCTGATTGATAACGTTGTCGATATTGACAAGATAAATTCTGCCAGTATCAGTGCGTTCTTTAAGTATTCCATTTTTGAATATTTCAACCGCGGGTAGTACCTTCTTTTTCTTTGTCTTATCTTGTTCATATTTTTTATACAGTTTCTCAAATTCTTCACTGTCTCTGTAATATGCTTCATACAAATCAGGAACTTCGTGTGGATCAAACAATGTAATATTTTCGTTGTTACGATAACGATTCCAGAACATCTTGTTGACTACAACAGAGTAATCCATTTGACGCACACGTGTTTCTTCTGTGCCTTGATTGTTCTTTAACACAATAAGGTCTTCAAATTGATAGTGCCATACTGGGAATGTAACTGTGCAGGATGCATTGCGAACACCACCTTGACTGCAACTACGTAGATCACCAAACCACTTCTTTAAGAAAGGAATCATGCCTGTGTGTTTGATTTCTCCATTACGAATGGCGGCTCCTAGTGGGCGAATGCGCCCTAACTCTAATCCAATGCCAGCACGTTTGCTAGCATACTTTGCCATCATTTCTCCTGAGGCGAATATCGAATCAAGGGTATCGTCACTGCTAATAAGCACACAACTGCTGAACTGTTTAGTTGTAGTACCGAGGCCAGCGAGCACAGGAGTAGCGAGAGTAAAATGACCATCAGACGCACATTCATAATATTCTTTAACATATTTTAATCTTTTTTCTTTGGGTTCATTGTGGAAGGCAGTGGCGGCCGCGATTGCATAACGTACTTGAGGACTTTCAAAAACTTGGCCAGTAGCACGGTTCTGCACTAAGTACTTTTCGGTTAGTTGTGCGATAGCCGCATAAGTGTAATTTTCGTCCTTGCTGTGGTCAAGAAATAAGTCGATGATATCCCATTCTTCTTTAGTATACCAGTCTAGTAGTTCGCTAGTGTACATTCCCTTTTCAATATTTGTCTTTACAATATCATATAAAGGAGGGGGATCATAGGTTCCATATACTTCTTTACGTAGCATAGAGACTTTTTGTCTACCGGCTACGTATTGATAGTTTACGTTATTGATATCGCTGTTTTCGCTTTCATCAATCAGATTAACCATTGCTTTAAGCAGTAGTTCATCAATTGTTTTTGTAGTCATTCCATCACATAGTTCTATTTGTGCTTTGATTTCGATCATACTCGGGCTAACGTTATCGATGCCTCTACATCCATATGCTACCTGTCTTTGTATTTTTGAAATATCTAAGGGTACGGTTTCCCCGTTGCGTTTAACTACGTTTATATTCATATTTTTGCCTATTATAATTTTAATTTTATTGGTGACACATCGATGTGCCGTTTAATTGTAAAGTCGTTTGAACTGTTATTTACTACAGTATCGGGCCAGTAATTAAGTACATACTTTGCACTATCGACCAGGACTAATACCATATCTTCACCCTGCATGTCTGTTGCTTCTACCAAATCTATATCCTGTACTCCAGTCAGAAGTAAAGTATAACACATTCCTAATGCTCTTGCAACCATACAGTAGGTATTTTCTACCAAAAGATCCCAGGGGCCGGGCCAATTCTCACTGTCCAAAATATGTAGGTGGTGATTAACTAATGGAGCTTTTTGCCACCAGTTATCAATTTCCACACATTTGGTTTTAGTATCACTATGTTCTAGTTTTGACCTTAACTTATACCAGTCGCTGAGCCTGGTATCATAATTCAATTGGAATACATTCATTACAACTATACTTATCAGATAGATATTATGACTAAGAATTACTGACTATTCTTGAATTTTAATAAACGCAGTTTGTGCGCCGTCTGGGAGACTCAACACATTTAGCTTGTGCCAATTGCATTGTATAAAGGTTTCAACTGCAAGTCTAGGACTCATTTGTGCAGATTGCGTTCCATTAGCGTCTTTGTACTTCCATGTCGTAGTATCGTCACATAGCATGATGCCACCTACTTTAAGTAGTTCCCATGCTAGCACAAGATCGGTTAATACTTCAGCAGCTTTGTGGTCACCGTCGATGTAGATTAACTCAGCACGGACACCCAAATTGATCAGGTCAATCAGTCCATTCTTGCTGTGCTTTTGAATGTAAGTTACATTTTTAGCTGGGTGAACTGACAAGTTATATTCAAAGTTCTGCTTGATTACTGCAAAATCTTCACTCATGTCATTGCTGCCCACATGCGGATCAATGGCATAAATCTGTGATGTTGCACTAGTTTTAGCAAGTTGCTCACTGATCCAGAACGTAGTGCCACCCTCGAACACACCAACTTCAATGATAGTGTGTGGTACACCGTAGATGCCGACAAGATTACTGATGTTTTGCATCGCACCCTTGCCCATGTTAAAATCCATGCTGAATTTGTACATATTATGTTGTTAGGTTATCGTTGCGGTCAGTTGTTCTGCCAGCTTTGGGGCGTGACTTAATAGTAGTATCATTCACTAGATCAATATTCTTGTCATAGGCAAACAAACCCTGATGCGATATGTTAAACAAGTCAGCTTTCATAATAATATCTAATGGAGCACAGATTCCCATCTTTAATACATGACTTAGTAGATTCTTAGCAACCACCGGGTCAATTGCGTATGCATGGGCACGGCAAATGAACAAATAATTAGGACCTTCGCTAGCATGTGGGGGGATAGGATACATATTCCAACCCTGTTCAGCCCATTCGCTGCCGCCTAGATATACTACAGAGTTGTAGGTGCTCATCATTTCGAATTTTTTCACAACAATACTGTCATGCTCTAAAATAACAATGGGACGATCTATCTTCACACAATGCGCCCAGAGACTAATGTGACTCAATGCACAAGCAACTTCACCCCTAGTGAGATAATGATCCGTTACTTTCAGCATACGCATGAACGAATCGTTCTCGCACTGCGCCGGTGTAGTAATTGGGCCTTTAGTGCCATCAAATGCGTCCCAGACTTGATATTTCATACCCACTTGAGTGCAACTTTTCTGGCATCGTTCTGAATATTTCTCAGATGACTCATTACCTTTTACAGTAATGATGTATGCACGTTCTACTTCACAGTTACGTGAATAAAATAAATTAAGTGTATTATCCATTATGTTTACTCTTTGCCCCAAGATACTCTGTTCCAAATTCGTTCGTGAAAGTAATACAATATCGTGTTAATTGTTAATTGTACTATTGCAATGGAAGTGGATACTGCTAGGTTTCCAGAAATCAACCACGCAACTAGAAATGTCGCGCCAGAACCGGTTATCCGCCAGCTTATTGTTTTGACTAAACTTCGTGTTCCGGTTTCAACCAAGGCCCATTTCCTTACGAATTTGTGTACCCGAGATACTAGTGATAGATTCGTCAAATGTTTCTTCACCTGAGGTATACCCAACACCACGACCCCATCCAATGTGCGTGATATTAGGCACGACTTGAATCTCGTATTGACCCTGATACACCGGATCTAAGTCTCTGCGAATTGCATTTTTAACTTGATCGATTGCAAATGGATTGCTTCCTTGCCATCCCTGACAATCTCTAATTTGAATCACAACTTGACCAGTGCGTTGAATCAATCTGTCAAATAATGCACGGTGTCCCGGGTGCCAAGGTTGCCACCGGCCAAGTTGTTGCACTGTTTCTTTTTGCCAATCAAACACAGGTCTCCGACGATTTTCTAAAATATGATTGCCGATAAACTCTGCCCACTTGTCTGCATTCTGTTCTGTTACTCTAAAGTCATATACTTCTGGTGGAACAAATGCTTTGTTAGTATCATCGAATCTTCCAGCATCAATAGTATCCATCCAGATAGTCCAGTCTGCTTTGAAGTTATTACGCATCTCTACTAGTGGTGCAACAAAGTCACAGATAACAAAGTCACCAGTTGACTTCAATGCAAACTCTGCCATGCGCAAACTCTGTCTAATGCGTCCTTCACGACTAAAGTCCCAGTCATTGAATCGTTTTCGAATCTCGTCTGCGTTGAACCAGTCAACTTTGCTAGTATACGAGATAGGTGGCAATTCTAAATGTAGCATACGCTCAATTGGCATCGTTTGTATGTTGGAGTTTTCTTCCAAATACTTTTTAAGTGCTGTTGCTAGAAATGTTTTACCTGAGCCTGGTAAGCCCATGATGAGAATTTTTTTCATGTTTATTGTCCTTTAGGTTGTAAGAATATTAGTTGAGTTAATCTGCTGTTGGTAAGGTCTGTGCCAAAATGTTTAGATATTCCATGCCATAACCAGGGTCTGAACAATACTAATCTGTTGAATTTGATTTCTACATTTAGTTCTGTTTGCCATAGTGATTCATCTAACCCCTCTGTTTCAAAGAAAGTTTTCATATCTTCTACAGTACGAACACCAATGATACTTGCTTCTATGTGATCTTTGGGTGCGGTGCTCATGCCAGTACGCTTGTGTGAGTATATCTTAGTTCCAGCGTCAGGGATACAGTGTTCGGGCAAACTTAGATATGCTACTCCCGCCCAACATTGAGTTGGCTTAGGATCAAAGTGAATGATTTGTCTAGAGGTTGCAGTAGCAGGTGTATATCTAAAATGACCACAGCTTGATGTGGGTTCTGGTTCTATATTCTCCCCAGTAGCATTGCATACAAGTCTAGTTAATTCATCACTCCAGAATGATTTTGTTGTATTATTACCGGGATAGTTCTTAATTCCCGGTACATCTTCGTACTCTGCATTCAATGCAGTTTGTCGCACTGAGTAAGGATCAGGGTAGAAGTCATCAATGATGATGATTTTTTTATCAAAAATCATAAGGTGCTCCTAGCTGGCTTGTGTGCCTTTGCATGAATCTGTATCTGATAACATACATTGTTATATGTTGCCATAGCATTTTCTAAGAAGTTTTTTGGCTGACTTTCGATCTGTTGTTGGAATTCAGGCACAATGTCATAGCCCACATCAGTCACCCCAATATCAATGTTAAGTTGTAAGCCCAGTGTAGTTTCATTGCCACCAGTTTTTATTGTGTTCATGTTGCGTGACTGACTAAACATGTCTACCCCAACGGGTGTTACTTTGCGTACATGGGTGGGGTCGTGATGGAAATTATCGTGCTGCCAATGCGGCACGGTGATTTTGATAACACCTTGATCTTTTAGAATTCTATAGAACTCGCGCCAAACACTGAAGTATGTTTCGGTTGTCTGTCCCAGATGTTCTAGCACATGGTGAAGCACAATCTCATCTATCGTGTTGTCTTCGAAAGGTAATGTTGCTTCTAAATCAGCGACCACATCTGGTTTACAAATAGGGTCGTGATCTACATTGATATATCCGGGCAACTTGTTGTACCCACAGCCTAAGTTTAATTTCATTATCAAGTATTTACTAAGATACTTGATAGTGTGAAATATTTCATGAACGGATCACCAATAAATTGTATCTATTAGATATATAACTATTAACCATATAGTTATTCCTACAAATTCTATGTTTTTTGTTCTTCTTTTTAATTAACCGATGGCCAGGCTGTGATTATTACCTGCAGAAACATTTAACCAATTAGTTAATGCACCAACTTGTACTGGACTAGATTTAGCTGTAGTATCTCCTACCCCAAGCTGGCCATCTTGATTCAATCCCCATGACCACATGGTACCATCTGTTTTAATGGCCATGCTGTGATATGCAGCAGCAATATTTAACCAATTAGTCAATGCACCAATTTGTACTGGGCTGGATCTACGTATAGTATCACTTAAACCTAATTGACCATGACTGTTTTGGCCCCATGTCCATAGTGTACCATCTGTTTTAATGGCCATGCTGTGATAAATACCTCCAGCAATCTTTAACCAAGTAGTTAATGCACCAATCTGTACTGGACTGGATCTAGATGTAGTATCACCTTGACCTAATTGGCCATAGCTATTTTGCCCCCACGTCCACAGTGTACCATCGGTTTTGATGGCTATGCTATGATAATTACCTGCAGAAATACTTAACCAAGTAGTTAATGCACCTATTTGTTTTGGACTAGAATAATTTGTAGTATTACCTAACCCCAAGCGACCATGGTTATTAGATCCCCATGACCACAGTGTACCATCTGTTTTAATTGCATGGCTGCGAAATCTACCTCCAGAAATACTTGACCAAGTACTTAATGCTCCAATTTGTACTGGGCTGGATCTATCTGTAGTATTGCCTAAACCTAATTCACCATTATTATTGTAACCCCAAGACCATATAGTACCATCTGTTTTAATAGCTATGCTGCCATTAAAACTGTTGGCAACAATACTTGACCAAGTGGTTAATGCACCAACCTGTACTGGACTAGATCTATTTGTAGTATTACCTAAACCCAAGGCGCCATAGAAATTTTGCCCCCATGACCACATCGTACCATCTGTTTTTACGGCTATGTTGTGATCATAACCTGCAGCAATTTTTGACCAAGTAGTTAATGCACCAATCTGTTTTGGACTAGAATAATTTGTAGTATTGCCTAAACCTAAGTTACCATTACCATTAAATCCCCAACTATATAATCCAATGGGTATATACCATTGAGTAGGCCAAGTGCCGCTTAATTGCTTATTGTATGCTTGAGTTAATGTCAGGGCGGTCTTGTTAGTCATGTGTTATACTCGTTTAATATCAAATTGATTAAAGTATTTACACAAATTCTCACCTAACACAGTTACAGGATCATCACTAGTCTTAGCTAGCTTAGGTCTAATTGTATGTAGGTCTTTGAGTCCCCATGCTGCGTCTTTTGATTCACCGCAACTATTGCTGATACTATCAAACACATGCTGGTATTGATCAATACCGAGAAAGTTATATACACTTGCAATAGTGGTCTCAGGTTTATTGACTAAATCATCATATGACACAAAATATAAGTTATTTTTATAGTTTTGCAATCCTATCTGTATACTTTGCCACGGGTCACTGATATAGCCTTCCCATAACTCTCTAGCACGATTCTCGGTAGTAATAGCAATGCTTTTTTTTCGTAACTCAGCGTCAACAAAGTTGTTGGGGTCTTTGTTGATTAGTTTTAAAAAACTAACTACAACTTCAGCAACAGGACGATATGTGCAAATGACTTTGGGGTCACTATTGATATGCATTTGTGCTGGCAACACATTTCTTGCCCAAGCTCTGTGCTTGTCAATGATATGTGGTTTGTTTATATGCTGATAGAAAGCCTGGGGCAATGCTTTGTAAATTGATTCAGATTGTTTATCTTCATCAAATGTATACTGCTCTTTGACACGGTTTAATGCTTCATTCTGTAGGCACAACAAGTCCAATAAAGGACTTGTTGGTGAAACATAAACATCTGGATTTTGATTCAATATTGAGCCTAACAATGTTGAACCCGATCGTGGCAAGCCACTTAAGAAATAAATCATCAAACCAGTGCGTCTAGCTCGTCATGTGTAGTAGTTGCTGCAATTGCCGCTTGTTTAGCAACCATTACTTCTCTTGCTGCTTCAACTTGCTCTGCATTGTAAGATGCTGGATCGCGGGCTTGTTCTTGTAGAACTTGCTGGAACACGAAACCTGCATTAGCAGACATGTCATTTTTGCGATCCTCAACCGAAATATCATATGTATCCCAGATGATTTGAATTGGTGTAGTTGTCAAATCAAAACGATGTGCTAGGTAGCCCTGACGCCCGGGTTGAATAGGTGAACGAACTTCTACTGCATCTGCCCAGCCTGCTTCGCCGGCTGGTGGAGTAGAGTCCCAGACTTGTTTGACTTCACCGTTGATTACTTGTACGAATAGTGCCATTTTGTTTTCCTTTATGTAAAATGCTGTTATGTATTTATTCTTTGTGCTGAGTTATTTAGAAATAGTTTATTCGATGATTGCTAACATGTGATAATATCCAGACGGTTCGCCAATTGAGATCGTCCGAAGCGTGATTGAACTTACTTGAACCGGACTAGATCGGCTAACAGTGTCACCTAAGCCTAGTTGACCATAGTTGTTATTTCCCCAGTTCCATAGAGTATCAGTAGTTATTCTAGTTGCGCTTACATGACCTCCGCCACCTGCAGCAATAGATTTCCAAGTAGTTAATGCGCCGACTTGCACTGGGCTGGATCGGCTAAGAGTATCACCTAGTCCTAGCTGGCCATTGCTGTTACTGCCCCAAGCCCAAATAGTACCATCTGTTTTAAGTGTAGTGCTACTGCTCAACGATGCTGTGGCAGATTTCCAATTAGTTAATAAGCCAACTTGCACTGGGCTGGATCGGCTAAGAGTATCACCTAGGCCGAGCCGACCTTGAAAATTGTAGCCGCAGGTCCAAAGGGTACCATCTGTCTTTACCATAATTCCGTGGTAACCGCAGGCAGCTACAGTACTCCAGGTAGTTAATGTTCCGACTTGCACCGGGCTGGATCGGCTAAGAGTATCACCTAGTCCTAGCTGGCCGAAGCTGTTATTTCCACAGCTCCATAGGGTGCCGTCTGTTTTAACAGCATATAAATGATTATAAAAAGATACACTTACTTGTTTCCAAGTAGTCAATGCACCGACTTGCACCGGACTGGATCTACTAGTAGTGTCACCCAAGCCAAGGCCGCCATTTGTATTGCTTCCCCATGTCCACAATGTTCCGCCTGTTTTGATGGCCGCAATGTGCGCATCACCTCCACTAATCTTTGACCAATTAGTTAATGCACCAACTTGTACTGGGCTGGATCTGTTAATACCAATACCAGCATCACCTAATCCTAGCTGGCCAACATTATTAAATCCCCATGCCCATAGTGTTCCATTTGTTTTGATTGCAGTAGTGAAGTATGTGCCACCAGAGGTAGTACTCCAGTCGGCGTGCTCACCAACTTGTACCGGGCTACTGCGTCCAATACGACTATCATTACCAAGCTGGCCGTTGGTGGCAAGGCCAGCTGTACGTATCGCCAGATTAACATAATTATTATGCCGCTCAGTTGGCCACACTCCAGCAGTCTGCCGTTCGTAAACTTCTCCTACTGTCAGTACGCCTTTTGTATTTGTTTCAGCCATAATAATATTCCGTTGATAAATTCTTCATACAGTATTTATCAACATATGTTTGGTAATTTACCCCACAAGTTTTAGCTTGGGATTGGTAATAGACAAGCGTTCTTTCATTTTGACAAACGGTGCTGTCCAGTCTCCGAAAGATTCCTGTCTGAACAGAGTAAAGCTGTCATAATAGGGAGTTTTCTCGCCGGGCAATGCATACAAAAAGTAGGGCATGATTGGGGTAACTACCCAAGTATCGACTCCCATTGCTCCTGCCAAATGACTGACTGAAGTGCAAGAACTGATAACTAAATCACAACTGGCAACTGCGGCACGGGTATCTTCCCAAGAGTTTAACGGAACTTGCTTGACCCAGTAAGGACATGCTTCTGCACCTTCATCACGTTGCAAGCTGATAAACTCAACATCAGCATCTTTCACTGCGTCAAACATCAAGTAGAAGGGGAACTTTTTGTGATGCTCATGCTCAAACTTGCTGTTGCCCTGCCAGCGTAGACCGATTCGTTTCTTATGACCCTTGATTACATTAGGCTTGGCTAGATAAGGCTTGCCACTTATATCTTCTAACTCAAAGCCCAGTGGCACAACTGCACTCATGCCAGCAACCCAAAAGTCGTGATAGATACCAAACACTGCTTCATGTTGAATCACACTAGAGACACCTTCTGCATTGAAGAATAGCGATGCTAGTGGGCCCGAACATGCTACGATAACTTTACATCCACGGTCTGCAATGTTCTTTGCATAACGAATTTGATGAATCTGATCGCCCAGTCCACCTTCCAAGCATAACAACACAATACCCTTGCTCTTGCCATCCCATTCTGGGGTAGGTACATTTGGTCTTGCATCACCAAAAACACTAGACAATCTACCGCGATTCATTAGCTGATAACCTTTTTGTATCTGTCTTTGATGTAGCAAGTACCAACCACGATTGTATGCTGCACGATGATTATTAGGTTCTTCTGTTTCTAACTTTTGTGCTAATCTCCATCCTTCAACGAAGTCACCAATTGTGCTTGCTGCCAATTGCAAATCCAAATCATGTATCTCGGGTACAGTGCGCGGCCGCTCTAACCAGAACTCACCTTGACAGAATGTAGCATAGTGGTGCTTCAGTAGTTCTCTTGGGTCTTGATTGTGTTGACGCTCTAGCACGGGTTTAACATCATGCATACCTGCATGTCCGTGCAAGTTCTCGTCATCTTCAGACACAGTGGAACCGTCGATGTTGTTAAAGTCATATTCAAAGTCAGGCAATCCCAAGAAAGCATGTACTCTTGCAAGTTCTGTTTTAGGGTCACGCACTAAGTCTTCATACTCTACAAACAAGAAGCATTCGGGTGCAAAGTTATACCCGTTTTGCAATGAGATATATGCCGCCCGTAAATGATCCATTAGTTGCCCTGATTGCATAAAGTCATCTAAGTCAGTGGGCTTTGCAACACGAATAAAACTTGCAGCACAGTCAGGTACTGAGCGCACAGTAGCAATGATGCGGGGTGCATGTTGTAGTACCTGTGCCATTGCTTGCATGATTTGAGCAATAGGCCATCCTCGTGATTTGTCAATGATAACTGGTTTGTCAATATCACTATAAAATGCGTCAATAGTGCCTCGCATTGTAGCAGCTAGTTTAGAGCGGTCAGCGTCTGTTTCATTAAGTAGTCCAGCACTGTGCCAAGTGTTGGCTAGTCCGTCTAATGCATGAACTAACCCAGAAGTTGTACTGACATGAGTAAGTGGGTTTTGATTTAAAATTGCAGCAAGTACCGTTGAACCCGAACGGGGAATGCCTGATAAGAAGTGAAGTGTTTTTTGCATCAAGTATTTACTGTGATGCTTGATGGTGGAAAATATTTTACAAGGGTATCAATAAATTGAAGTATTAATTAAAGATGGCAAGGATGTGATTGTTGGCTGCAGAAATATTTGACCAAGTAGTTAATGCGCCAATTTGTACAGGACTAGAGCGGCTAATAGTGTTACCTTGTCCTAACCCCCCAAAGTTGCCAATTCCCCAGACCCACAGTGTACCATTTGTTTTAATGGCTGCACTGTTAGCATTACCTGCAGAAATATTTGACCATGTGGTTAATGCACCAATCTGTACTGGACTGGATTTATTTGTAGTATCACCTAAACCTAAATTACCATAACTATTGCGACCCCATGACCAAAGGTAATATTCTGGAGTAGGAGCAAAGACTGCTTGCGCGCTAACGTCGCCGACGAAATTTAAGCCTGAAAAAGTAAATGGCATTTAGTTGTTCTTTTTATTATTAATTCTTGGTGGCTAGGCTGTGCCTAGATCCTGCAGCAATTTTTTCCCAAGTAGTTAATGCACCAACCTGTACTGGGCTGGATCTATCTGTAGTATTGCCTTGACCTAATTCCCCATTATTATTTTGGCCCCATGTCCACATGGTACCATCGGTTTTAACGGCCAAGCCGAGATAGCTACCGGCAGAAACATTTAACCAAGTAGTTAATGCTCCAATCTGTACTGGACTATTTCTAGATGTAGTATTTCCTAAACCTAATTGCCCTTGAGCATTATATCCCCATGACCATAGTGTACCATCTGTTTTAATTGCTATGCACGTCTGATTGTAGCTGGCAGAAACACTTAACCAATTAGTTAATGCACCTATTTGTACTGGACTGGATCTATTTGTTAGATCACCTAAACCTAAACCACCCCAACCATTATATCCCCATGACCACAGTGTACCATCGGTTTTGATGGCTGTGCTGTGACTACCTGCAGAAATTTTTGACCAAGTAGTTAATGCACCAATTTGTACTGGGCTGGATCTATCTGTAGTATCACCTAAACCCAAATTACCAGAGCCATTCCTACCCCATGACCACAGTGTACCATCGGTTTTGATGACCATGCTGTGATAACCGCCGGCAGAAATTTTTGACCAAGTAGTTAATGCACCTATTTGTACTGGGCTGGATCTATCTGTAGTATTGCCTTGACCTAATTGCCCATAATGATTTCTACCCCATGTCCACATGGTACCATCTGTTTTGATGGCCAGGTTGTGATAACTGCCGGCACCGGCAGAAATACTTAACCAAGTAGTTAATGCACCAATTTGTACTGGGCTGGATCTATCTGTAGTATCACCTAAACCAAGAATTCCAAACCAACTATATTGATTTAACCCCCATGACCACATGGTACCATCGGTTTTAATTGCTAGGTTGTGAAATCTACCTGCAGAAATACTTGACCAAGGCGTCAAAGAACTAGTTTGGTTAGGACTAGATCTAGCTGTAGTATCACCTAAACCCAATCGACCATATCCATTATTACCCCAACTATATAATCCAGGGGAATACCATTGAGTAGGCCAAGTACCGTCTATTTGTTGCTCGGTAACCTGAGTCAGGCTAAAAATCCCACCGGGCATTACTGTGTCCTACCAGATACAAAAACACTTATTGCTGATGCAGTAGTGGCCACAGCTCTTATCTTATTTCCAGTTGGAATACGCTTGGCAGTTTCACATAATTCTACAGTAGAATTTGCTGGTACGATAAAACTACTAGTCAGTGTTCCTAATACCGAATTAGTTGCATTAGTCCAAGTTAGTGTTATTGCAATATCACCCACGTCACTACTATTTACTACTCTAATGCTGTCAATCACAGCAGCAACACTAGTTGCAGGCACAACATATACATCGCCTACTGTAGCAGCAGTACTTACACCAACACCAAAGTAGTTGGCATCAGCAGGAACTTGTTCGTATGTTATAGTAACTTGTAGCAAATTATTTGCGCCTACGCCAGCAGCCAATGACTGTATATTAATTACATCACCGGGATTTAACAACTGCGGCTTGCGTAGTAGTTCTAATGCGCCTCTTGCTGGAATTGGTATCTTGTTAGCAAAAGACACAGTAGATACGGGAGTTGCATATGCTATAGTGCCGCTGACCGTAGTGGTAGTAGCGTAAGCTGTATCAACATTAGTTACATAAATTGAGTGTATGATGTACATATAGCCCGGTGTGACAGGCAATGTCAGTGCCGCGGCCAAAGCGCTGGTTACAGTGTAGCTAGTCTGATTAGTAATAGTCCTGTTGACTTTTTCTGAGATATTAGTAGGAACAACTACAGAACTAGTTGACGAAGAGGCGCCAGCAGTGATAGTGGCCCATTGGGGTACGCCACCAACCACCATACGTTTGTACAGTAAGTTGGTAGTGGAGTTATACCATTCGTCACCCAAGGCCGCGCCAACGGGTTCAACCGCTGACACAGTATGTTGTAAGCTATTTCTACTTGACATTGGGTATTCCTGTGATTAAGCCTGAGCCTCAGTCCAAGAAATACGTGCGTTGATAGAGTTTGTACTCGATGCAGTAATGTTTGTGGCGCAAATTGTAATAATATCAGGACCATCTGGATACAAGTTAGTAGCACTGGCAGTAGTTGGGCAAGTGTTGTTAGTTCCGCCACCTAAAATACTATTGCCAATGTCTCGAACAGTTGATAAGTCCTGTGCAGTTACACCTGGGGTGTTTGTATAGAAACTAAATATATCTTCACCACCAGTAATTGTTGCACCAGCACCATGATAAGCTACCTGCGCTAGACTAGATCCGCCGGCTGAATTAAATGTTCCTGTACTTACACGACCATTCAAACGCAGAGAAATTAAGAATGTTGCGTTAGTACCAGTAGTTTGACAACCCATACTACGCATTGTTAACTGCATACGGTTTATAACTTCTCTTGCTCCTAATATACCTGTTAAACCATTGTCAACAGTTGGTGCAATACGAATACTAATCAATGGTACAGTAACGTCTTGTCCTACGTTGGTGATAGTTTGTGTGCGGCGCATTCCCGCAACAAACACCAATGACTTATCGTCATCAAAACGTCCGTCCATAATGACAGAACTACCCCAATGGCTGATTGTACTTGCAGTCTGCGGACTGTATAGTTCTGCTAAAATAGGAGCAGTTGCAGAGAATGTAAATAATGTAGCACTAGAGCCACCTGTTTGTCCTCGGGCAGCAATAGTCAATGAAGTTAATGTTTTGGCACTGTATGTTATATACTCAATCACAGCACCGGTTGCCGCTGCCTGTTTTAACACAACAGTACCACTAGATGGCCAATCTGTTGTATCTGCTACAGAAATTGTAGCTCCGGTAGTGGCTGCACTTGCTAGTGTAGCAGTTAAATGTGTTCTGTACGGTATTGTATTAGTTTCATAACGAGCAACTAAATTACCAGAACGCATGTATGCTTCGGGATTTAAGTTGTTGTTAGGAATTCTATGACAGTAGATCACTTCACCACGACTATTCTTAAAACCAAATCGTATTGCACCGGCACCGTACCATGTATAGTCAATATAAAACATTTGCATTTTAGTCAAATCTATGTTGAATAAACTTGCACCAGTTCCGTCACAACGGTCAATGTTCCAAGAACTCTGTGGGAAACGAGTATCAACAGTTTTACTTATTGTAATTAAACTGTTGGTAACACCCCTGTACTCTGGAGAGATAGTCATTGCTGTATCACTTTGAATATTGTTTACAAAATATGTCATACCTCGAATAACAATGGAGTCTCCTGGTTTTAATTGACTACCAAATTTAGTGCCTGTACCAGTAATACTTTGACTAGCGTTGGTAACTGAGGCTACTCCTGATAGTTGTGTGGTACTACTGCGTTTAACAGCATAGAGTGTTTGCCCATCAAATTCAAAGAAGAATCCGTTTTGACTATCAAACATACCGAGACGGTTACTGCTACCGTACCATGTCCACGGATTCACATTTATATTGTTACCTGTAGCCGGTGATGCTGTTGGAGTAGACAATGCAGTATATGTAAAAGTTGTTGCGGATGCTGTGGTTGCAACAACAAATGTACCATTGTAAGCTGTTTCAATGCAACCTGTAACACGCACATATGCACCCGGCAATAAGCCGTGAGCATATTTTGTAGTGACTGTAACCGTAGTACCACTTGATGTAATATTTTCAGTTACAATTAATGGTTTCATCATACTACCGGTTGAAAACTGTATACCCTTACCAGATTGATAGCGAAATTGGCGGCGTGTTTGTCGAATTAATTGATAACCGTGATATGGTACTTCGTTGCTAAACTGTACTCCACCGTCAAATGGTCTATGTTGTATGAAACCCAGTGCTCTTGGAAATAATGTTGCACCTACTCCTGCGCTTAATGTAGCAGTAACAGCATTTGATACCGCCGCAAACGTAAACGTACTATTAGTGGGAGTTGTTGCTACTACCCAACTTGAGTTAATAGTACCGGCTGCTGTAGCTGCACCGCTTGTACCTGTTGTACCAACAATATTGAAACCATCACCCACACGCATCCCGTGTTCTACAGATGTAGTGACAGTACCTACAGTTCCATTCATTACAATACTTGTAAGAGGAATTGCCGACCCAGTATACCGAGCACCAATAAACACATAAGTTTTAAAAGCATCATATAATGCTGTTGTAACTGGGGTGTTAGTTACAGTGAACGTAAAATTAGTGTTGGCGCTAATTGTTTCAACTATCCACCATCCATCTACGTTAGCGTTATCTGCTGTTCCTGTAATATAGATTGGTAAACCAACCGTAATACCAGTAGTGTTATTAATAGCAACCGTGACTACTTTTGCACTTGATGTAACGTTGGTAATTTGATAAGCACTAGTATTAGAACCAACAAATGTTAAATCGCTTCTTGAAGTATTACTAATACCTTGTGTTGGGTCATATGATGCAATTGGGCGATTGTGTAATAAGTTAAGATTGTCCCATTTTGTAGGCTGTGTACCATATTCAAAGTCAGTATCAATCAATGATTGTGGCGTACTCACACGAAGTTTATCAACTGGATCTCGCATCACTTCCGAAGGAATGATTTCCTGATAAGTTTCTTCTGTTACGATTGAAATCTTATCTGAGGACTGCATTGCAGTGGTATTGTATGCCAATATCAGTGTAGTTGTTTCTAGTCCCGTTACGCTGTCCACTGCATTAGTGTAAGCAGTTGCAAGTAACGACGGATCAGAGAAATTATATATTACTGTACCGGTGTTGGTATTAGTAATTAGCAGTAATTGCTCTCTGCGAATGTTTTTACCATTTACTACCAGTGTGCGAGTTGACGGTGTGAATGTATAACTCTCTAATATTACGTGTTTTGCCATTTAATTAATCTCCTAATACAATTGTTGTTGCTGAAAACGGGTACCTTCTCGTCTGCTTAGTTGCAGACACGGGTGTCAACTTTAAAAATGCAGTGTCGCCAATATAAGGCGCATTGTAAATTATAAGATTGCTACCACTAACTTTGAATCCTTTGAATGAATCATATGGTGTTAACCATGGATACGTATAAGTAGTCACGTACGGAGCTAACCTTTGTCCATTGACCACTACTTCTAAATCTTTACTATCAATAATAGTATTTATGCTTGTTTGATCTAACATCAATGGAAACACAGATTTCGCCCCGTCAAACTGACTAGAAATGTCGTTCAAGATAATGGATGCTATGTTTGATACGCTGGAGCTGAGTATTTGTGTTAATGCCATATTTGTGTTCTCTTATTGTATTTATGCTGAGTTGATTGTTTAGTTAGCTAGAGATTGCAATCGTATGAAAGTACCCATCCGCCACTATACATTAAATCTTTCTCTTAATGCTTTAAAAATGTTTTCAGTTTTATCACAGTAACCATCAAAAGTAAGAATTTGTGGATCAGCAAAAGCTAATGTTGGTATTAAAACTAATATATATAGGTAATTGTAGTATTGTCATATTTAAATTTACTTTTAACCGATAATTTCGGACCAAAATTATCGGAGGCCTCCAATAGCCAGGGTGTGTCTACCACCTCCAGAAATATTTAACCAAGTAGTTAATGCGCCAACTTGCACTGGGCTGGACCGATTGATAGTGTCACCTTGTCCTAGCTCACCGAATATATTTCTTCCCCAAGCCCACATGGTACCATCTGTTTTGATTGCCGAACTGTAATACTTACCGGCAGAAATATTTAACCAAGTAGTTAATGCGCCAATTTGTACTGGACTGGATCTATTTGTGGTATCTCCTAAACCTAACCGCCCATATGAATTTTCACCCCATACCCACAGAGTACCATCTGTTTTAATGGCCATGTTGTGAGTCTGACCTGTACTAATTTTTGACCAAGTAGTTAATGCACCAATTTGTACTGGACTGGATCTAGATATAGTATCTCCTAAACCAAGTACGCCCACCTGGTTGCCACCCCATACCCACAGAGTACCATTTGTTTTAATGGCCATGCCGTGATAAATACTTGCAGAAATACTTGACCAAGTAGTTAATGCACCAATCTGTGCTGGAACATATTGTTCTCCGCTACTATTTAAACCCAGTTTGCCGTTCTGGCCAGAACCCCATGACCACATCGTACCATCAGTTTTAATGGCCAGGCAGTGGTATTCACTTACAGTAGTCTTTGACCAAGTAGTTAATGCACCAATTTGTACTGGGCTGGATCTATCTGTAGTATCTCCTAAACCAAGTCGGCCGTTGCCATTAAATCCCCATGACCACATCGTACCATCAGTTTTGGTGGCCAGGGAGTGATCAGCATTTTTTGCAGAAATACTTGACCATGTGGTTAATGCACCAATTTGTACTGGACTAGAATAAAATGTAGTATTACTTAAACCTGTTCTGCCGTTTGCGCCAGCACCCCATGACCACATCGTACCATCAGTTTTAATGGCCAGGGAGTGATATTTACCTGCAGAAATATTTAACCAAGTAGTTAATGCACCCACTTGTTTTGGACTAGAATAAGATGTATTATTGCCTAACCCCAGGGTGCCGTTATTCTGGCCCCAAGACCAAAGATAATATACAAGAACACTAGTATCATTAATCGTTACAGTACTACTTGTTGCAACTATGGTACCACTAACACTACCAGTTCTCAATGACACCGTAAATGTTTCTGCACCTTCGGTTGTTATATCAGCCGTTGGTGTTACTGTAAATGATCCGGCATTAGAAGTTATTGTAAATGAACCAGAAGTTACTGAGCCAGAAAAATCAGCTGCCGCAGTTGAGATATTATTAATCGACCAGTAATATGTTCCATTGATAATATTTGTTCCACCAACATTAAATGTTAAAGAACTACCTTCATTGACACTTGATGCTGCAGGTGTTATGGTATAAGTAGATGTTAAAAATGTCACACCCGTTGCATATATTCCGCCAGTGTTGTTGGGATTAAACAGCATGAGTGAATAGGTGCCTGCACTGAGTGCGGCGATGCGAACTCTGATTTCTGTGCTGTTGACCACAGTAGTGGACAACACTGTGGTTGTTAATCCGTTTAGATATACGGTGGCACCGTACTGAAATCCAGTGCCAACTAACTTGAGATAGCTAACGGGTGTGATTGCTGGAATTACATTGTATGCACTGTCGGTATAGTAAACTTGACTGATCACCGGAGGCGGAGTTGTAGTTATATTACTGCTAGCCTTAACACCAATGTTTGCTACTGATTTCTTGCTGGTAGTCTTATACGCCATTTTTTACTCTTTTAACTTAATGAATACCCTGCGGCTGCTAATAAAAATCTAGCAGTACCAACACCTGCAGTATCAGTAGCTACAATACCAGTGTTTGATACTAGATTTGTCATTGATACCCTTTGTGAACTACTATTAAATCCATAACCAAATATAGCTTTATCTGTGCCATAACCTGCGGCTGCAGGTCGTTCAGCATTTATTGCGTTTTCTCTGGCTTGTGCAATTTGTTCTGCTGTTGGAGCAGGCATGTTTTCTAAGTCTATCATTTTGTTTCCTTTGTAATAAATGTGTTTATGTGTTTATGGCCAAGAGTTCTTCTAGTTTTTTCTATTGACTATCATATTCTATTTTTTCTTCTTCGGTCATTTCTCGTACTGACCAAACATCCATGCAAACACCATCTACTATCGTATAAACAGGTGTATCATCTAAAACAATTTGGTAACTACTAGGTTTAGGGCGCTCAACACGGATAAACGGCATCCAATTAGATGGTACTGAACCAAACGCTTGAATTAAATTACTTTCATACGCAGGATGGTTTTTTGTTACACCGTTTTCAATTTCAATATAAAGATTTTCTTGCATTTTGTTTTCCTTTTTATTGATCTGTAGTGAGTGTAGATGGGAATGCTCGACCCGGTCCCCAGATAATACGAACTGCACCACTGGAAGCAGTGACTGGCAGTGTGCCGCCGGCATGACTTGAGCCAGCACCATAACCGGCAGTAGTGCCGCCCGAGCCACCACCACCGACGCCGCCAGTGCCAGCGGCGCCATTGGTACCTTGTCCATTCAGTCCTACGCCACCGCCGGGTGCGCTATTACCGCCACCGCCACCGCCACCACTGCCGGCCGTTGGCGGATTCGTGGCGTTGTTGCCCCGGCCACCGGCGCCTGCGTAGCCCCCTGCACCACCCCCGCCACCATATTGGCTTGGGGATAGGTTGTATATTCCACTCGCGCCGCCGTTACCACCGCCGTCGCCAGTGTATGTTCCACCTGCTGCAGCCGGTGCATCAAAGCCCTGTGCTCCACCTGCGCCGCCACCACCTTTGACAGTGGTCGTATTGATGAAATAACTGTCACCGCCGGCACTGCCAGCGACCGCCCCGTTAACTTTCGTACCGCCTGCACCGACTCTGACTGTATAACTTGCTCCTGGTGTTACTGCTATGTTATTTTTCCATCCAAGGCCGCCGCCGGAGCCGCCGTTCCATCCGCCACTTGCGCCACCGCCTCCAACAGCAACTACACATACACTAGTGATTCCGACTGGCGCAACCCAAGTGTAAGTGCCAGCGGTTGTGAAGGATTCTTGACCTGACGCTCTGCTTGTATCATTAATTGTCACAGTACTACTTGTGGCAACTATGGTACCACTGGTACTACCAGTTCTCAATGACACCGTAAATGTTTGAGCACCTTCTGTTGTTACATCGGCAACCGCAGTTACTGTAAATGAACCGGCATTAGAGGTTATTGTAAATGAACCAGTACTGGCTGAAAAATCACCGGCTGCAGTAGTAGAATTATTAATTGACCAGTAATATGTTCCATTGGTAATATTTGTTCCACCAACATTAAATGTTAATGCTGAACCCTCATTAACACTTGATGCTGCCGGTGTTATGGTATAAGTAGGTAAAAGAGGAATATTCCAATTAAATGTCCTAGTTGCAGTTCTATTTGTGGTTGCAGCCGTTGCAGTTATTAATGATGAAATAGAAGACGTCGCACTTGGCGTTCCGGTAATACTTGAACCACTGATACTTAACCCAGCGGGCAATGCATTTGCGGAATAAGAAATCGTCTTTCCTGCGGCACTAGTTGCGCTCAATGCTTGGGTATATGCAGTTCCTATTTGAGCGGTTAATGTTGCACCTGCTGCGGGGGAGTTCCAAGTAACTACGTCTGGGTTAATTGTGTAACTGTATTCTCTGCTTGTTGTCTGTAATTCGGCATCAATAGCAGTAACTGTGAAATTATATATAGTTTGATTTGCTACTGTTGGAGCAGTTCCACTCAAACTGCCGGTAACTGAATTTAACAGTACACCAGGCGGGAGTGCGCCACCGGTTATAGAATAAGTTACTGCGCTATCACTAGGAGCAGTAACCAAATTGTTGACAGCTATTGTTTCATAAACAGTCGCTATACTGCCAGCTGGAATTGTCCAATTTGGTACAGAAGATGACACAACACCGTTTGCATATATTGCGCCGGTATTGTTAGTATTAAACACCATGAGTGAATATGTAGCAGAAATTAATGCACCAACTTGAATACGAATTTCTGTGCTACTAACAAAAGTTTTTTCTATAACATTTGAAGTTTGTCCACCTACATACACAACGGATCCAGCTTCAAAGCCTGTGCCAATTATTTTAATATATCCACCAGTTGATAAAATTAGTGTAGATGCAGTATTGTTGTACGAACTGTCAGTGTAATAGATTTGACTTATGACAGGTGCAGAAACACTGGTAGTAGTGGTAATCACCGTGCTAGATACTGCACTAGCACTCGCGGTTGACTGCTTGCTACTGAGCCTGACTCCCATTACGAAATCTCACTTCCGAATGCTAGAAAACTGACCAATACGGAATTTGAACTCACTGTGATTACATCAGTTGCACCTAGTGTTATGCCAATAGCTAGTGTCACTGTGTCATTGGCTGGCACAGTGGTGTTGTAGTTGATATAGTGCCTAGAGTCTATTGCCGCTCCAGCCGGTCTGATTGCTATACTGTATGTAGATGCAGTGTTTGCTTGATTGCACACTGCTAAAGTACTGATAATGGTACTGGTTGCGACTGGCACTGTGTACAGTGTGGTCAGTGTGTCAACTGCTGTGTTGACTTGTCCTAAGATTTTATATGTGTTTGCCATGCTGTATTTATTAATTTTGTACTAGTAGTGTAGTTATCGAGGTTTTCAGACCTGGCCAGGCAATTAGTTAGTTGCTAGTTGCGTAACTAAAATTACCAAGACCCGCAGAAATACTTGCCCAAGTAGTTAACGCACCAATCTGTACTGGACTAGATGTATTTGCAGTATTGCCTAATCCTAATTGCCCGACGTAATTGCGACCCCAAGCCCATAATGTACCATCTGTTTTAATGGCTGCACTGTAATACTTACCGGCAGATACATTTAACCAAGTAGTTAATGCACCAACTTGTACTGGACTGGATCTACGTATAGTATCTCCTAATCCTAGTTGACCAATGTTGTAACCCCAAGACCACATGGTACCATCTGTTTTAATGGCCATGCTGCCATAATTACCTACAGAAACTTTTGACCAAGCAGTTAATGAACCAATCTGTTTTGGACTAGAATAAGATGTAGTATTACCTAAACCTAATTGCCCATAGCTATTTTGCCCCCAAGACCACATGGTACCATCTGTTTTAACGACCAAGGTGTGACTAAAACCTGCAGAAACTTTTGACCAAGTAGTTAATGAACCAATCTGTTTTGGACTAGAATAATATGTAGTATTGCTTAAACCTAATTGCCCATAACTATTGCTACCCCATGTCCACATGGTACCATCTGTTTTAACGGCCAAGGCGTGACGTTGACCTGCAGAAACATTTGACCAAGTAGTTAATGAACCAATCTGTTTTGGACTAGAATAAGATGTAGTATTGCTTAAACCTAAAGTACCCCAAACATTGGTACCCCATGACCACATGGTACCATCTGTTTTGACGGCTATGCTGCTATCACTTGCAGAAATACTTGACCAAGTAGTTAATGAACCAATCTGTACTGGACTAGAATAAGATGTAGTATTGCCTAACCCCAGTTTGCCGGATCCACCGCTACCCCATGACCACATAGTACCATCAAATTTGATGGCCAGCCCATGGGCGGAGCCTGCAGAAACTTTTGACCAAGCAGTTAATGAACCAATCTGTTTTGGACTAGAATAAGATGTAGTATTGCCTAACCCCAGGGTGCCATTTCCGCCGGCGCCCCATGACCACATAATACCAGTATAAACTGTCATACTCAAGCTAATCAATTGCGGTGCTGTTTGTAGTTGCAGGTCGCTCACGACTACTGTAAATGTAAATGTAGTCGTACTAGTAATTTCAGTGGCAGTACCTGATATCAATCCAGTCGAACTTAGTGTAACGCCAGTTGGCAATGAACTTCCACTTTGCAAGCTGTATACCAAAGGCACGTCGCCAGTTGCAAGTAACTGCACGTTAACTATATTATTAAAATTAGGATTGGTGTAAGAACTAAATGTCCATATTGGAGTCGGTGAATATACCACACCATTAGCGTAGATAGCTCCTAGGCCTATATCGGTAAACAACATCAATGAATGAGTACCTGCTGTTTTTGCAGGCAATTGTACTCTGACTTCAGCAGGACTAATATAAGTAGTGGTTGTGGCAACAACTCCACCCAAATATGCAACTGAGCTAGGTGTAAATCCCGAACCCAATATTTTAATATATCCACCACTTAATGCAACAGCAGTAGCACTTATCGTACTATAAGAACTATCAGTGATAGCAATCGTGTTAATAACAGGAGCAACTATCACAGGCAATGTACCAGTCTCTGCACCAAATGCAACAAAACTGACCGTGCCCGAGGCAGAAGTAGCAGTGATTACATCTGTGGTTGCCAGTGTGATACCCAGTGTCAATGCAATAGTATCATTCCCGGCTATTGCAGTGTTGTAATTTAAATAGTGTTTGGTTTCTACATTAGCTCCAGCCGGCCTAATTGACAAACTAAATGTAGTGGGAGTATTTGCTTGATTGCACACTGCAATTGTACTGACCACTGTGCTGATATAAGGCGGAACTGTGTATAGATTAGTAGCCGCATTAGCAGGGGGAATTATTTGACCAAGAACTAGATATGATATTGCCATGATGTATTTATTAATTTTGTACTAGTAGTGCAGTTGTCGAGGTTTCCAGATCTGGCCTGGCAATTAGGCAGAAACTGCCATACTGTGATAGGAACCGGCACCAATATTTAACCAATTAGTAAGCGTGCCAACTTGCGTTGGGCCAGTTTTGGTAGTATTGGCGTTGTCACCGATTTGCCCATACCAACCATCTCCCCATGCCCATAATGTCCCAGTTGTCCTAGTTGCGATACTGTGATAGTTGCCGGCGCTAACTTTTAACCAATTGGTGATTGCACCTAACTGCACCGGACTAGACCTATTGATAGTTGTGCCGTCCCCGATTCTTCCTAAATAATTCCGGCCCCAGGCCCATAGTGTGCCGTCTGTTTTAATTGCTACATTGTGATACAACCCCGATGCGAGGGTAGAATCGGAACTTGTCCAGGTAGTTAGTGCGCCGACTTGTACTGGACTAGATCGGTTTATTATAGTATTATCTCCCAATTGACCATAGCCATTCCTACCCCAAGCCCAAAGGGTACCATTTGTTTTAATTGCTATAGTATACTGGAACCCTGCACTGACATTTGCCCAGTCGGTTAATGTGCCAATTTGCACCGGACTTAATTTATTAGCAGTAGTATTGTCGCCAAGTTGCCCCGAGGTATTGAGACCCCATGCCCAAAGAGTGTAGTTCGTTTTTATTGCAACAGTATGGTTATAGTTACTGGATACCCTTACCCAATCTGCGAGGGTACCAATCTGTTTTGGACTAGAATAAGATGTAGAATTGCTCAAACCGAGTTGGCCAGACCCATTTTTTCCCCATGTCCAAAGTGTTCCATCCGTTTTAATTGCTGCAATATGCGACCAGCCAAGAGTCATACTTGACCAAGTAGTTAATGAACCAATCTGTTTTGGACTAGAATAAGATGTAGTATTTCCTAAACCTAATGGCCCATAACTATTGTTACCCCATGACCACAACGTACCATCTGTTTTAATAGATGCAGTAAATCCCTGGCCGCCGCCGTCAATTAAATTCCATTCGGTTTGTGCACCAATTTGAACAGGCGAAGACTTATTAATAGTTGTATTGTCACCAAGCTGGCCGTTGGTGTTACGGCCCCACATCCACAACTTACCAATATAAAACGTCATCGATAGACTGATCAATTGAGGAGTAGATTGCGACTGTAGATCAGTCACTACCACAGTGAATGTAACTGTGGTTGTACTTGATATTTCGGTAGCAGTACCTGATAATAATCCAGAGCTACTTAATGTAACACCAGTCGGTAATGTACTTCCCGCTTGTAAGCTATAGATTAATGGTACATCACCCGTTGTCAATAATTGAACATTGACCACATTACCAGAGTTACTGTATGAACTAGTAGTCCAAACGGGTGCGGCTGAGTATACTATACCAGCCACCCAAATTGCAGCAACAGTAGCAGTGTTGAACAGCATGATTGAATATGTTCCCACAGCCAGTGCTGGCATCTGAACACGAACTTCGGTTGCACTTATAACAGTTGTAGCTGTAGCAGGCAAACCGTTTACATACAGTATGCAACCAGTGACAAAATTAGAACCAGTTAGTTTTAAGTGGCCGCCAGTGGGTCTTAATACCAAGTCTGGTAAAACAGTTCCATTAACGTCACACACTGACACAGCAGTTACTATTGGTAGAATTGATGCTAACGAAGAATCTAAGTTAGCTATTGTTAGTTTTGTTGTCATAATTTGTTCCTGTTTATTCGTCTAGATAGAGGTTAAAGTTCATTTTTGTTCTTCTTTTTAATTAACAATGGCTAATATGGCATTACGAATAAACAATGCCATTAGCATAGATAGCACCAGAGCCGGTTGTGTTAAACGCCATTACTGAGTATGTGCCCGCTGTTCTTGCAGATAGTTCTGTACGAAGTTCAGTGCTGCTTACTACAGTGGTAGTAACTGCAACACCGTTGATATAAATTACGCAACCAGACTCAAACCCTATGCCAATCAATTTAATGTATCCACCCCCAAGAGGCAATACTGTTTCTACTTGTGTCACATAATTGCTGTTAGTTATGTACAAGTGTGTGATGATGGGTGCTGGTCCGATTGCCAATGTGCTTTCTGCACCAAATGCACTGAAGCTGACACTACCCGATGCTGAACTAGCAGTCAACACATCAGTTGGTGCTAATGTCAATCCCAGTGTTAATGGAATCATATCATTAGCTGAGATAGCAGTGTTAAAGTTCAAGTAATGCTTAGTGTCAGCCGTGGCACCAGCTGGTCTAATTAACAAACTAAATGTAGTTGCAGTGGCTGCTTGATTGCACATCACAATGGTACTGACCACTGCGCTCACAGTGGCTGGCACTGTGTACAAGGTAGTAGCTGTGGCTGCTGAGGGGTTGATTTGTCCAAGGACTTTGTATGTTATTGCCATGCTGTATTTATTAAGCTCCCATCAATAAGAACGGACTTAATATGTCAGTCGTTGTAGGTGATGTGGTATTTACTACGAAAATACCAAGCTCTCTAATTTGTATTGACACCCCATTAGCCGGTGCTGTAGTGAAGGTTAGTACAGTACCTGATACCGTGTAATCAGTTGTTGGGGTTTGTAATACTCCGTTTTCTGTAACAAGCACACTACTAGTAGTTGAGCCATTTGTTACTGTAAATGTAGTTAGTGAACCTGTACCAGTGTATGAACGCACTCCGTATGAACCCGAAGTTGCACTAACTCCCTGTGTCGTTGTGATTTCAATTAATGACCCACTTATTGGCGCAGTTGAGAATATAATAGTCGAACCAGTCAGTGTATATGCAGAACGCAATTGCAACACACCGTTATAGTTAACTTGAGTTTGCGTAATAGTTGCTGGGGTAACACTTAAAGGGAACACTACAGTTGAACCATCACCTGTAAATGTATCAACCGTAATACCAGTTGTCGATGTGATTGAAGTTGTTGCTGGAGTAATCCAAGACAGAATATTGCTACCATTAGTACCAAGTACTTGACCACCCACGCCGCCAGTAACTGTAATGTTACTAACAGCTCCTAAGTTAGTGGTCGCCGTTACTACTAAATTATTTGCAGTAAGAACAGTATTTGTTTTATTAAAAGTTAAACCTGCATTACCTGCAAAAACACTACCGTCATTGAACTGAATATAAGTGTTTGCCCCGCCGGGGGTGCCGCCACCACCGCCACCACCAGTAATACCAGTCAACATACTACCGTCACCAATAAAGTAATTAGCAGTGACTGCATTACCTAAATTAGCGTTGCCAGATGTGATATTACCAGTAACGGCTAAACTTGTTAATGTGCCGACACTTGTAATATTAGGTTGAGCCGCAGTATAAACTGTGTCTGCGATTAATGCATTGCCTACTTGACCAGAGACATTAGCTCCTGCTACTGCATTAGCTGTAGTAGCATATGTTGCCAATCCAACAGTTATGTTCGCAACATTTGCGTCGGTTACAACAATATTACCATTCATCCCACCATGAATAGAGCATATATATTTGTAATTACCTGTTATGCCATACGGTATCTTCCAGTATAATGTTCCTGCTACTTGTCCTTGTGCTGAACTAGTAGTTAATACTGTTCCTGTACTATCAACATGTTCTAAACCAACATTATAGTTTGCACCACCACTTGTTTGAATTAAAAATGGATGACCAGATACATTTAAGTTAAATGCCAATGTTTGACCACTAGTAACATATATTGCAGGATTTATTGTAGCGCCGTGTTGGTCAAATAGATATCCACTTGATCCACTAGCAGTGACATTTAGCCGTGTTGTACTAGGTAGATATAATTCATCTGTAGTTATTCCGGCAGTACTGAAAGTTGTGATATTACCAAAAGTTAATGAACTTAATAAACTACCGTTACCAGTAAAGAAATTAGCTGTAACTAAGTTACCTAAGTTAGCATTACCAGATGTGATATTACCTGTTACAGCCAAACTAGTTAATGTACCAACACTGGTGATATTTGGCTGGGCCGCAGTATATACAGTACCAGCGACCAATGCATTAGCTACTTGTCCAGAGACATTAGCGCCGGCTACTGCGTTAGCAGTTGTTGCATATGCTACTGCACCTGAGACATTAGCACCAGCTACTGCATTTGCAGTTGCCGCAAAACTAACTCCGCCTGTTACGTTAGCACCAGTGATAGATGTTAATGAACTACCATTACCGGCAAAGAAATTAGCTATTACTAGATTACCCAAGTTAGCATTAGCGGCTGTTAGATTACCAGTCGCATTTAATGTACCTGCAACATTAACACCAGTGGTAGTTACAATAACTACATTACCGGTTCCACCAACACCCATTGTAATGTTGCCATTAGCAGTTGTAATATCTACGTTACTTGTACCATTTGCTGTTTTAGTTGCTGTACCACCAGATGCAATGATACCTGTCAATAGACTACCGTTACCTATAAAGAAGTTTGCGGTTGCTGCGTTTCCTAAATTAGCATTACTAGCCGTGACATTACTCGTCACACTTACATTTGCAAACGTAAACGAAGTTGTACTGTCTATAATGAAACCGGGGAGTCTAGTAATGGCCATTTATTATCCTTTTATCTTTTATTCTTTTAGAATGGTAGTAGTCTGATTATCAGTTAGGACCTAATTGCCCCATTGGTGTTCTCTGGTGAATATACATTTAGCCAGGTAGTTAGTGCACCAATCTGAGTTGGACTAAATCTATTTAAAGAAGTACCATCTCCCACGCCGCCGCCGCCATTGTCTCCGATACCCCAAGCCCATAGAGTACCGTTCGTTTTAATAGCTGCTATGCGAGAAAAGTTTGCAGCAACTTTAGAATAATCAGTTCCAACTTGTACAGGACTAGAGCGGCTAATAGTGTCACCTTGTCCTAACCCCCCATAGTTGTTAATTCCCCAGACCCACAATGCGTTGGACGTGTTGATTGCTGCTGAGGTGTATCCGCCGGCGGAAATACTTGACCAATTAGTTAATGCACCAATTTGTACCGGGCTAGTAACGTTGGTTCCGCTACCTAGGCCCAGTTGGCCCCAAGCACCGTTACCCCATGCCCAAAGTGTACCATTTGTCTTGAGAGCCATCATATATTTCGAACTGCCCACACTAACCTGATACCAATTAGTTAATGCACCAACTTGCTGAGGACTTGAAATATTTATTGTGGTTCCTAATCCCAATTGTCCAAAATCATTCTGTCCCCAGGTCCACAGTGTACCATCTGTCTTGATAGCTGCCGATGAATATGACGCGGCGCCAACTGATGACCAATTAGTTAATGTACCTATCTGCTGAGGTAAGGGGAATTGCCCTGGATTGACAATTTCTCCTTGCTGCTGCACTCCCCAGCCCCATAATGTACCGGTGTCTTTTACTCCTAGGGTGTGAAACGTCCCTGCTGCCATATCGCGCCAATTAGTTTCTGTACCAACTTGGACGGGAGATGATCTATCAATCCATGATCCGCTAACCTGATCGGCATAAGTTCCCCAGGTCCACATAGTACCATCATTTTTGAATCCTGCAGTTCTTGTATTGCCGCCGTCAATTTTTACCCAGGTAGATAATGCACCGACTTGAGTAGGAGAGAGTCCTCCACCAGTAACACCGATACCCATTTGGCCATAGTCATTCCTGCCCCATGTGAATAATTTACCAGATATTGGTGACCAAAGAGTCAAACTAGTATCATTAATAGTTACAGTGCTACTTGTTGCAACTATGGTACCACTAACACTACCAGTTCTCAATGACACTGTAAATGTTTGAGCACCTTCTGTTGTTACATCAGCCGTTGCTGTTACATTAAATGAACCAGCATTTGATGTTATTGTAAATGAACCAGTACTAGCTGAAAAATCACCAGCCGCAGTTGAGATATTATTAATTGACCAGTAATATGTTCCATTGGTAATATTTGTTCCACCTGCAGTAAATGTCAATGATGTACCTTCATTAACACTTGAAGATGCCGGTGTTATGGTGTAAGTAGGTGTTAAACTAGTATCATTAATAGTTACAGTACTACTTGTTGCAACTATGGTACCACTGGTACTACCAGTTCTCAATGACACCGTAAATGTTTCTGCTCCTTCTGTTGTTGCATCAGCCGTTGCTGTTACAGTAAATGAACCAGCATTAGAGGTTATTGTAAATGAACCAGAAGTTACTGAGCCAGAAAAATCACCAGCCGCAGTAGTGGTATTATTAATTGACCAGTAATATGTTCCATTGGTAATATTTGTTCCACCAACATTAAATGTCAATGCTGAACCCTCATTAACACTTGAAGATGCCGGTGTTATGGTGTAAGTAGGTGCAAGTGAAGCAATATTCCAAACAAATGTTCTAGTTGCAGTTCTACCTGTAGTTGCGGCTGTCGCAGTTATTAGTGATGAACTAGAATAACCTACAGTAGGTGTTCCGGTAATGGTTGATCCACTGATGCTTAATCCAGACGGTAATGCATTTGCGGAATATGAAATTGTCCTACCTGCTGCACTAGTTGCACTCAATTCTTGACTAAATGCAGTGTCTTGAGTGCCAGTCAATGTTGCACCTTCAGCAGGTGATGACCAAGTAACTACGTCTGGATTGACTGTAAAACTGAAATTTCTGCTAGTGTCCTGTTGTTCTGCATCAACCGCATCTATTGTAAAACTATAAGTAGTTGAAGAACCAACCAAAGATGCTGTACCAGTCAGTGCACCAGTAGATGAATTTAATGAACCACCGGTGGGTAAAACCCCTGCAGTGACTGCATATGTTACTGTGCTGTCACTAGTTGCGGTTAATTGTGCATTAATGGATGATGCTTCATATAATGTACCTAGTGTGCCCGCAGGGGTTGACCAAGCTGGTACACCGGAATATTCTATGTTAGAAATAGAAGTAGCAATTCCACCGTCTGTGTTAATGACTGCCAATGAATATGTACCAGTAGATTTAGCTGGACTAGTGAAAGAGAGAGTATTATTATTTACCACTGATGATACTGATACAGGAACACCTGCAACATGTACAATTGCACCAGTACCAAATCCTGAACCAGTAAGAATGATCTCTTGCCCGCCAGTTGGGTTTGCAGCAGTATCATCTCCTGGATATGTTATCGAGGTAATTTTTGGCACAGACAATGCTGCAATTACAGCATCTGATAAGTTTGAAATATCTATTTTTGTTTGACTCATCTAGGTAACTCTCTAATCTGTATTTCGGTACCAGCTGAGATTGCGAAAGAGAAAGTTAAACTACTTCCACTTATTGTGTATCCATCAACTGGCATTTGACATAATCCATTCAGAAATACTAACACATCATTTTCCCCGCAACCAGCAGTTACCGTGTATGTATTAGCAGATCCATTTCCGATGTATTTTCTATTAATATAACCTGCTACAGTAGGACGCTGTGCAAAAGTGGTGATTTCAATATAGCTTGTATTTGGGGGAGCTTCTGAGAAGATTACGCTGTTACCCGTCAAGCTGTATGAATTCTTAAACTGTTGGACACCGTTAATATTTATAATTGTATGGTTTATTGTTGCCGGTGTTGTAGACAGAGTGAAGGTTGTTTGAACTCCGTTACCTGAAAAAGTATCTAATGTGACTAATGCACCAAGAGGCGCCCAACTTAGTGCACCATTACCATTAGTCTGTAACACATAATTGTTGCTACCACCGGTAATAGTAAGACCGCTTACTGATCCTAAGTTTGCGTATGTAGACACTATTAAATTACCAAAAGTAACATTACCAGTGATGTTTGCATAACCGTTTATGTTTGCACCCAATGAAGTAAGAACAACCACATTGGATGTACCGTTCATACTGAATGAAATATCACTGCTTGTACTAACTTTAACATTGCTGTTCCCACTGACTAATGAGCTAGACGGGGCAATATTACTTAGTAATCCACCGTCACCGGTAAAGTAATTTGCAGTAACTAAATTACCTAAGTTAGCGTTACCTGCATTTACATTACCAGAGATATTTGCATATCCATTAATGTTTGCTCCAGTACCAGTAATAGTCATTACATTAGCAGTACCATCTGCACTAAAGTTTATATTGCCACCTGATGTTGCAATATTTACATTACTATTACCATTACTAATAGATGCTCCGCCACCAAAAGACCATGCAACACCATTAGCATATAGTAAGTTGTTAGTTAATACATTACCTGCACTTATATTACCCGTAACCGCTAAGTTACTTAATGTACCAACACTAGTAATGTTTGGTTGTGCATTAGTATAAACTGTGCTAGCTACTAATGCATTTCCTACTTGACCAGAAACATTAGCTCCGGCTACTGCATTAGCTGTAGTAGCATATGTTGCCAATCCAACAGTTATGTTCGCAACATTTGCGTCGGTTATAACGATATTGCCATTCATCCCACCATGAATAGAGCATATATATTTGTAATTACCTGTTATGCCATATGGAACTTTCCAATATAATGTTCCTGCTACTTGTCCTTGTGCTGAACTAGTAGTTAATACTGTTCCTGTACTATCAACATGTTCTAAGCCAGTACTGTAATTTGCACCACCACTTGTTTGAATTAAAAATGGATGTCCTGATACATTCAAATTAAATGCCAATGTTTGACCACTAGTAACATATATTGCAGGATTTAATGTGGCACCATATTGGTCAAATAAATATCCAGACGCTCCACTAGCAGTGACATTTAGTCGTGTTGTACTAGGTAGATATAATTCATCTGTAGTTATTCCGGCAGTACTGAAAGTTGTGATATTACCAAAAGTTAATGAACTTAATAAACTACCGTTACCAGTAAAGAAATTAGCTGTAACTAAGTTACCTAAGTTAGCATTACCAGATGTGATATTACCTGTTACAGCCAAACTAGTTAATGTACCAACTGACGTAATATTTGGTTGTGCCGCTGTATATATTGTTCCAGCTACTATACTATTAGCAACTTGACCTAATACGTTAGCTCCTGCTACTGCGTTAGCTGTAGCGGCATAGGTTACTGCGCCGGAAACATTAGAACCAGATACGCTATTAGCAGTGGTGGCATACGATACTGCACCAGTAATATTTGAACCTTGAATATTACTTAAATTATTACCACTACCAACAAAGTAATTAGCTGTAGCAGTATTGCCTAAGTCAGCATTACCACTATTGATACTACCTGTTACAGTTAAACTAGATAGTGTACCAACACTTGTAATATTAGGTTGACTGTTAGTATAAACAGTAGCTGCTATTAGTGCGTTAGGTACTTGTCCAGTTACACTACTACCAGTTATATTAGTTATTCCAGAACCATTTGTTACTAAGTTAGTAACAGTAAGAGTATTAGATGTTTTATCAAATGTAAAGTTTGCGCTAGCGCCAAAGCTACTAGAGTCATTAAACTGAACTTGTGAATTACTGCCCGATACTGTAGTTGTAGTTCCGATTTGCCATGGACTACCGTTTGCATACAGTAAATTGTTTGTTTTTATGTTACCAGCAGTAATATTTGCAGTTGTTGATAAGCTACCAGTAACTGTAATACTACTACTACTAGCTACTATATTGTCTACACCGGTAACATTTCCTATGTTTGCTGTAGGTGAGGAAATGTTACCGGTAAGAGTTACATTATTGAAGGTGTAATTACCGGTTGCATCTACTACTCTGGGTCTTATTTTTTCTAGTGCCATACTGTATTTATCAAATTACCTATTCATCCCGTTAAGGCAATTCCAAAGTATATCTAATAAAATTGTTAAGTTGATGAATATCCTGCGGCTGCGAGCATTCGCATTACAGTACCAACCCCTGTTATATTACTAGAAACAACACCGGTGTTTGATACTAGGTTAGTTATTGATGTTATTGATCCATTATTTCCATATCCAAATATAGCTTTATTACCAAGCGGTGGAGGAGGAGATGTAATGTTGACTCCGCCGAATATAGTTATTCCTATAAATTTCATTTTATTAATTTTTTAACTTGTCCCGGCTAATGCGAATTGGCGCCCAGCAGCAGCTCTTAACCAAGTGTTTGATGCGCCAATTTGTGCCGGATAATTCAGGCGAAGCTCGCCTGCAAGCAGGGCTGTGGTGACACCTAATTGACCATGGTTATTATGCCCCCAAGACCATATGGTACCATCTGTTTTGACTGCAATGTTGAAATCATAACCTGCAGCAATATTTAACCAATTAGTTAATTCACCAATTTGCAGAGGACTTGAACCTGTACCATCTCGGCCCAATCGACCATTGTTATTATATCCCCATGACCACATCGTACCATCAGTTTTGATGGCCACGCAGTGTGTGCCTTTCAGATTTTCAGGAAGCGTTGACCAATTGGTTAATGCCCCAACCTGTGTTGGGCTAGACCTACTTATAGTATCGTTACCTAAACCAAGTAATGCGGCGCCACCAAAAGAATTAAGTCCCCATGCCCACAACGTACCATCTGTTTTGATGGCCACGTTGTGATAATTGCCAATGGCAATGCTTGACCAATTAGTTAGTGCACCAATTTGTACTGGGCTGGATATATTTGTAGTATTTCCTAAACCCAACGTCCCAAAGTCGCCGCGACCCCATGCCCACAACGTACCATCTGTTTTGATGGCCCTAGAGCTATAATAACCTGCAGAAATACTTAACCAATTAGTTAGTGTACCAATCTGTACTGGGCTGGATCTATTTGTGGTATCACCTTGTCCTAGTTGACCTTTATCATTTTTGCCCCATGCCCACAACGTACCATCTGTTTTGATGGCCAGGCTACTAGCCCCATTTGCAGAAATTTTTGACCATGTAGTACCTGCTCCAATTTGTACTCGGCTGGATCGGTGAAGAGTGTCACCTAAACCCAGGGTGCCGTTGCCATTATATCCCCATGACCACATAGTGCCATCTGTTTTGATGGCCAGACCACTAAGATTACCTGCAGAAATTTGTGACCAAGTAGTAGTGTTGCTAATCTGCACTGGACTAGATCTATTTGTAGTATCACCTACGCCTTGCTGGCCATATTCATTAAATCCCCAAGAGTAAAGAATATTAATCGGAGACACACTAGTATCATTAATTGTTACTGTACTACTTGTGGCAACTATGGTACCACTAGTACTACCAGTTCTCAATGACACCGTAAATGCTTGAACTCCTTCAGTTGTTGTATCGGCTGTTGGTGTTACTGTAAATGATCCGGCATTAGAAGTTATTGTAAATGAACCAGTACTGGCTGAAAAATCACCAGCCGCAGTTGAGATATTATTAATCGACCAGTAATATGTTCCATTGGTAATATTTGTTCCACCAACATTAAATGTCAACGCTGAACCTTCATTAACACTTGAAGATGCCGGTGTTAGGGTATAAGTAGGTGCAAGAGGAATATTCCAATTAAATGTCCTAGTTGCAGTTTTATTTGTGGTTGCAGCCGTTGCAGTTATTAATGATGCAATAGAAGACGCCGCACTTGGCGTTCCGGTAATACTTGAACCACTGATACTTAGCCCAGCGGGCAATGCATTTGCTGAATATGTGATAGATTTTCCTGCGGCACTAGTTGCGCTCAATGCTTGGGTATATGCAATTCCTGTTTGAGCGGTTAATGTTGCACCTGCTGCAGGTGATGACCAAGTTACTACGTCTGGATTGATTGTATAACTGAAATTTCTATCGGTGTCTTGATTTTCACCATCACTTGCACGTACTGTGAAATTATACGTGGTAGAAGAACCAACCGAAGATGCTGTACCAGTTAGTGCACCAGTAGATGAATTTAATGAACCACCTGCAGGTAGTGAGCCAGATGTTACTGAGTATGTAACTGTGCTATCACTAGTAGCAGATAAGGTGTTGCTAATTGCGAATGTTTCATATACTGTAGCTAAACTACCGGCAGTAGTAGACCAAGTTGGAACACCTGAATATTGTATTCCTGGAATAAATGTTGCAGTTGCTCCGTCTGAATTTACTACACTAAGAGAATAATTTCCTGCAGCTTTTACTGGTGCAGTAAAAGTTAGTTGAGTTGAACTTACTACGACAACCAATGACGCTATAGTACCACTTACATAAACTGCTGCGCCCGATTGAAAGCCACTACCAGTTAATGTAACAGTTGTGCCGCCTGCAATATCGGCTGCTGTATCATTACCTAAATAAGCAATAGATGCTATTCTAGGTGCAATAGCATTGGTACTGGTCAAGCTAGTACCAGCAATATTAACATTACCGCTCAGAAAGATATCTGTGTATCTACTAGAATCCGAACCCAAACTTATGTTTCCTGTAGGTTTTGCTATTCCCGCGTTTTTTAATGAATTATAATTTGCCATGATATTAACTTTCGGTTAAACGTTAGTTAACAACCAACCTTGTGTACTATTATAATACGCTAAAGTAAATGCGGCTCTGTCAGTCGTAACTGTCATATCGCTTGCAGTACCTTGAATATTACCACCATTTCTAGCTACAGTAATAGCATGTGTGCTTGCATTGCCAGTTCCATCAATAATAGAAATTTCATCGCCCAACGTACCTGAAGCAGGTAATGTCAATGTCAAGTTAGCAGTTGATGTATCTACAATATACTTATATGACGGAACCATTGATGTGTTTGCACTAATTGCTGAATATGTCCAGCTTGCACCACCATTTACTGTAACAGTAACACTATTTCCTACGTTTGTAGATGATATTCCATTACCTACAAAATTAATAAGTGACGCAGTAGTAGTTAAATTTGATCCTTCATCTTGTATAGTAAGTGCTGATCCGCTACCACCTCCACCTCCGGTTCCACCGGTAACAGTTGTAATCTCAACTACTGCTCCAACTGGAGGAGCTTCGCTGAATGTAATAACTGCCACCAATACACTGTATGTGTTTCTTGGTTGCAATACACCACCAATAGCTACAATCGTATAGTCTACACTAAGGGGTGTAGCAGATAATGTTTGCATTGTCCATGTACCGTCACCGGTAAATCTATCTACAACTAGCGTAGTAGTTGTTAATGCTGTCCAGCTTAAATTACCTGTACCATCTGTTTTTAATACATAATTAGCACTACCGCCACTAATGTGTAAGTTAGAAACCGATCCTAAAGTTATGTTAGCACCACTAAATGCTACATTACCTGTAGTAGAGATATTATTATTTCCAAAACTTGCTAAGAATGTTGCTACATTACTATTACTATATGTTACTGGAGCGGTAGCAAATACACCATTACCATATAATATTTCTGATGCATTTCCACTGATATTGATAGATGCAATATTTCCGGCACCTGATACATTTGCAAGTGCTACAGCATTTGCTGTTGTTGCAAAAGACACAGCACCAGAGACATTAGCCCCCGCTACTGCATTTGCTGTGGTTGCGAATGTTGCTAAACCAACGGTTATGTTTGCAATATTAGCATCAGTTACAATAATATTGCCATTCATCCCGCCATGTGCAGAACATTGATATTTGTAAGTACCTGTTATGCCATATGGAACTTTCCAGTATAGTGTTCCTGCTACTTTTCCCTGTGCTGAACTAGTAGTTAATACTGTTCCCGTAGTATCAACGTGTTCTAAGCCAGTGTCGTAGTTTGATCCAGCACCCGTTTGTATTAAAAATGGATGACCAGATACATTCAAATTAAATGCTATTGTTTGACCACTAGTAACATATATTGTAGGATTGACTGTAGCACCATATTGGTCAAATAAATATCCAGATGTGCCACTAGCGGTTACATTTAGTCGTGTTGTGGCTTGTAGATATAATTCATCTGTAGTTAATCCGGCGTTTGCAAATGTTCCAAGTTCGGTTGCAGTTACTCCAGTTAACTGACTACCATTACCAAAATATACATTAGCACGAATATTACCATAACTATTAAATGTAACAACTTCATTAGTTACGGTTACATTGCTACCAACACCAAATTCACCGTTGCTGTCGTCCCAACCCATAAATGCATCAACGGTAGATGATCCACTATAATAGTGTAACAATAAACCACGGTCTTTGTTATCGTCTGCTAAAAGAGCTGCGCCATTTGCGCCGCCGCCCAATTCAAACAACGGATCAACTACACGTGTAACTGTTGAGTTAACTGAAGTTGTGGTTCCACTGATAATTAAATTGCCAGTTAATGTTAGATTGGCTGCACCAATATCGCCGGTAACACTTAAACTTGTTAATGTACCAACACTAGTAATGTTTGGTTGTGCATTAGTATAAACTGTGCTAGCTACTAATGCATTGCCTACTTGACCGGAGACGTTAGCACCGACTACACTATTAGCAGTAGTAGCATATGCGACAGCACCAGATACGTTAGCACCAGCTACTGCATTTGCAGTACCTGCAAATGTTGCTAAACCAACAGCACCTGTTACGTTAGCACCTTGAATATTGCTTAATAAATTACCTGAACCGCTAAAGAAATTTGCAGAAATAACATCAACACCACTGATGTTACCACTACCACCGGCTGCTGTTGTAATTGTACCAACAGTTAACGTACCGGATATATTAGCGTTACCGGCAGTTAAATTACCTGTTACAGCTACACTTGTTAGTGTACCAACACTTGTAATAATTGGTTGAGCCGCAGTATAAACTGTACCTGCAACTAGTGCATTAGCGACTTGACCAGATACATTAGCCCCTGCTACACTATTAGCAGTAGTAGCATATGCAACAGCACCAGATACATTAGCACCAGCTACTGCATTTGCAGTACCTGCAAATGTTGCTAAATTAACAGCACCAGATACGTTAGCGCCGGCGACACTATTAGCGGTACCTGCAAATGTTGCTAAATTAACAGCACCAGATACGTTAGCGCCGGCGACACTATTAGCAGTGGTAGCATATGCTACTGCACCTGTTACGTTAGCACCAGTGATGCTAGATAATGAACTACCATTACCAAGAATATAACTACCAGTTATGTTACCTGATGCAGTAATGTATCCATTAGCATTGATACCTGTTGTTGTAATTGTTACTACGCCGGCTGTACCACCAACACCCATTGTAATATTACCACTAGCAGTTGCTATGTCTACGTTACTTGTACCGTTTGCTGTTTTAGTTGCAGTGCCGCTTGAAGCGACAATACCAGTTAATCCACTACCGTTACCAACGAAATTAGTAGCAGACAACGTGTTTGTTGTTGTGTCAAATGTTAGATTCGCACTTCCTGCTAGATTAGTACCGTTATTAAACTGAACTTGAGAATTACTACCACCAACATTTGCATTACCAGTCGAAGCGGCTATCCATGACAAATTACCAGAACCATCAGTCTTTAGTACATACCCGTTAGAACCACCACTAATTTTAACATTCGCAACTGAACCAAGATCACTGTTACCTGATACAGTTAAACTAGTTAACGTACCAACACTTGTAATAATTGGTTGAGCCGCAGTATAAACTGTGCTAGCTACTAATGCATTGCCTACTTGACCGGAGACGTTAGCACCGACTATTGAAGTCAGTGCGCTACCGTTACCGCTAAAGAAATTAGCTATTGCTAAATTACCTAGATTTGCATTACCCGATTCTATATTACCGGTAATATTTGCGTTAGCAAACGTGAAACGTTCAGCAGTATCAATACTGAATGGTTTAATTTTTAAAATTGCCATGGTGATTCCTCTTTCTATATTATATTTATCTTTTACGTGATATTAGTAGTCTACACTCAATAATATAGCTAGTCTACTTATAAAATACACAACTTCTAGATATTCTACGGTAAGTAATAACTGCAGGATAGGATCCACTTGTTATTACCATTACGGGTCCAATATCCATATTAATTGACCCCCATTGTTGTAATTTCTATTAACGCAGTATCCGGGGGTGCAGAACTAAATGTCAACACGGCTCCTGTTACTGAATATGAACTTTTTGGTTGCATAATACCCTGTATTACTGCAAAAGTATAGTTCTTTCCGGTAGGAATAACTGATAAGGTAAAACTAGTTTGTATGCCGTTACCTGTAAATTCGTCTACTGTAGCTGACAATGCAGGAACTACGGGAGTATTGAAAGTTAATACACCACTACCATTTGTAGTTATAACTTGTCCGTTACTGCCACCAGTAATTGTGATATTACCTATATTACCTAGATTAACCGGGCCGGCAACGGTTAAGTTAGCTAATGTTCCAAGACTGGTGATGTTAGGTTGAGCGTTACCGGTTACTGTTACTGCCGTTGTTGCACTTGAGGCTGAAACACCGGTTATAGAACTACCATTACCGATAAAGTAATTTGCTCGTACATTACCTAAACTGTTTACTGTAACTAAATTATTACTAGCACTAGCATTACTTGCAAACACAAACTCACTGTTAGCTGTTTGCCAGCCCATGAAAGCATCTACAGGAACAGTGGTATAATAGTGAAGTAATGTTCCCCTATCTTTTCCATCATTAGCAGACAGTAAAGCATTATTAGCTCCGCCACCTTGCTCAATTAATGCATCTTTTACATATAAATTAGTTACGTTAACATACTGTACATTACCACCAACATTTAAATTACCAGTAATTATACCATCACCAGTAAGTGTTAATAGACTTGTAGTACTATCAAACGTGAAGTTACTATTTGCCCCTAGTACACCATTGCTGTTAAATTGAATATAGTTATTACTACCGGCCGCGGCTGCAACTGCACTACCACTAGCTAATGCGTTATCTACATATATCTTTGTGGCGGCATCCGCACCATCCGATGGTGCAGATATATTCTTCAGTTGCGTTGGTGAGGGGAACGTTAATGCTGCCATATTATGAAGTTACTATAATTGCAGTAATTGCACTAAAGTTCGTAAATCCCCAAACACGGTATGTTTGTTCGGATATAGTAATATTAGCAGATGCATCTGGTGTGTCTACAATATCTGAGCCTAAGAAAATATGTTTAAAAGTATGTGCGACATTAGTAGGTGTTGCTAGCCATAGAAAATCCGTAGATATTGCTGTTGTATTTGCTGATTGACCTACTGCAAAATTATTGCTATTGCGACTATCACTGGTTGTAAATGTAGGGATAGTGCTGTTAGCTGTTGTTTTCCAAAACAACGGGTAGTATTTTGTTGCAGGGTTAACTGTGCCATTTACTGTAGTTGTCATTGTTCTAGACCCAGCACCAAATTGGCCAGCGCCAAAGTAATCATTACTAGTAAGGGTATATGTTAACGTACTATCCAATGATACACTTGTTCCACTAGTAGCACCTACACTAGTTAATGATCCACTGACGCTATTAGCTGTATTTGCATATGCAACATTACCGCTGGCTACAGTTGCACCTGCAGTTGTGGTAGCATTCCAATTGAATGTTTGATTCAAGCTCCAATATGGAACTGTACTCGCTGGGAACGTACCAGACAATGCAGTAACATTAAACGGTACTGGTTGATTGTTTGTTAATGTTGTTCCAGAACCAGTTTGAATGTTTCTATTAGTAGTTAAACTTACAGAGGTAGGTACTGAAGTATTTGTTTGCGTTGAACTAGAGGTTAGATATGTGCTAGGTACAGTATAAGTTCCGCCTGTACCAGTGATACCTAAGGCTGTTAGATTAGCACCTGTTATAGTACTACTACCAAAAGTTATTGAATCACTTTGTGCATTGATATTAAATGTAGCATTAGCTAGATTTAATGTAATTTTTATATTCGATGTATTAACCGTGTTTGCAATAAAATTTGCATAAGCGTTTTTACTTGTACCAATGTTAGCTCCACTCTGATTCCATTGATTTGTAGCTGATAAACTGATCGGTCCTAACTGTTCTAGTGTAAATATACCACCCGGATATGTTAAATTACCCATATCCACTGTTATGTCAATCGCAGATCCTGCAACAATATTTGTTATATTTGATTTGACTAATGATTGTACTGATGCGAATGCAATATTACCATTACCATCTGTACGTAAGAATTGTCCAACAGTTCCACCACCTAAGTTGATGTTAGAAACATTGCCCAATAAGATGTTACTAGTACCTGCAAAATTAATATTACCTGATACCGTTAGATTGGCAATAGGTCCGCCAAGTGTATCTGCTACAACTCCAGTCAACGAACTACCATTACCATAATACCTGTCAGCACGTACATTACCATATTGATTAATAGTTACTACGTTGTTAGCTACAGTTACATTACTACCAAATCCAAATTCATTATTTGAGTTATCCCAACCCATAAATGCGTCAACGGCCGTGTTGCCATCGTGATAATGAAGTAAAGTACCCCTATCTTTGTTGTCATCAGAAGTTAATGCACCACCGTTACTATTACCACCCAATTCAATTAGTGCATCAGTTAAGTAAGAATTGGTTACATTGATGTATGCTATATTGCCACCTACAGTTAAATTACCACTGATAGTAGCGTCTGTGGCAAATAATCCAGCACCAGAGTAGATGTTACCATGTACACCTAAACCACCGTTTGATAAAACTAGTGCACCGGTATTAGCACTGGTTGCGGAATTACTACCATCGATTGCCAATTGGGTATCGATAGTTGCATTTCCATAAATTCTAGTACCTGATTTTAATAGAGCCATACATTTCTGCCTTACATATACTTATGTAATTCCCGACACCTCGTCAAAAACTCCGGAAATTTTAAGTACACCCGTATTTAGCTGTTGCATGGCCTTGCCATTTTCAGTGCCAGTGTACTCATCCAAAGTATAAGCAAACACCCCGTTAAGGGTGATGCTTATGTTGCTCTGACTGATCTCGTTAAACCCTACATTACCATTACTGTTAGTGTAGAGCTTGCCAGTGCTATCCAATCTAGCCGCAATATTAGCCATTTCACCTCCAATTAATTGAAGATGAAGTCTAAACTATTTGCAGTGTCGTTGAATTGAATGTATGCCTTACTAGTAGTTCCACCGTTGTTGTTAGCAAATCCAACTGATTTACCAGTATAGATATTACCCGTTGCTGCCATACCACCTGTTACTTTTATTGTACCAGTAATACTAGATGTTGAATCTGTATTAGCTGATGCAGTAATTGTATTTGCGGCAGATATATTATTACCACTAATGTTACCAGTTACGTCAAGTGTACCAGTTATATTAGCTCCTACACCAGTCACAGTAAGTACAGTATTTCCTCCGCTGACCATAATGATGTTACCATTTAGAGTGGGGATGCTTACGTTACTTGTACCATTTACAATTGTACCACTATCATTAGATATGAAACTTAAATTGCCTGCGCCATCTGTTGAAATAATTTGACCATTTGCACCACCGGAAATTTTAACATTAGCAAGGGTGTTTAGCGTAGTTAAACCAGTTACAGTTAATCCGGTCAAATTACCTACGCTAGTAATGTTTAGTTGTGCCGCAGTATAAACCGTACCTGCAACTAATGCATTAGCAACTTGACCAGAAACATTACCACCGGCAACGTTACTAAGTTGAACACCATTACCAATAAATTGTCCAGCATTTACATTACCCGATGCGGTCACATTGTCAACTGTGAGAATATTACCAGTTGTATTAAACAACAAGTTTGCATTGTCAGATAGTAATCCACCTGATGTTGCAAACGTAATTCTACCTGAAGTTAAGTTACGTGAAGTGACATTACCCGCAGTCATATTAACTGCAACGTTAGCATTTCCACTCTGTAATTCATTAGTTGATGCATCAAATGTTAAGCCTTCATCGTCAGCTAATATATTTCCAGTACCAGCAAATGTTACACGGCCAACAGTTAGGCTAGCTGTTTTAACGTTACCTGCAATTACTTGACCAGATATATTGGCTGTACCAGTAACACTCAATTCAGTACCACTGAATGTTAAGTTAGCATTATCAGCTAATACATTACCTGCACCTTGTAAGGTAACACGACCAGTAGTCAAACTATCTGTTTTTAAGTTACCTGCAATTACTTGACCAGATATATTGGCTGTACCAGTAACACTCAATTCAGTACCACTGAATGTTAAGTTAGGACTTGATGCTAAATCATTAGAACCAGTTGCTTTGAACTGAAGTTCAGTAGCATTACCTGCGGCTGTTTGGAAGTCAATTGCTGCTCCGTTTGCATAGTAGTATCCATTTGTGTAGATACCATTTGCATTTGCAATAAATGCATTAGTAGCTACATTTAGTGTTGTAGCAACATTTAGATTACCCAACGTACCAACACTAGTAATGTTAGGTTGTGCAGCCGTTGTTAATGTACCGGTAATATATGTAGCACTAACTAAGTTTGCACCAGTGATTTGTGAGTCAACACCACTTAATGTGATGTCCGCATTCGCCACAACAGTGATGTTACCGGAATCGATTGCTCCAGAACCTAAGTTTAAACTTGTACCAGTTGCAACACCGATGTTTGGTGTAACTAATGTTAGACCATCTTTAACTTTTAATGCACCAGATACAACAGCAATTGTAGAATTATCAACATTAGCACTAAAATTAGTACCAATTAATTGTACACCATTACTAGCTGAGTATGAGCCAGTACCTGAGAATTGTGTCCAAGCTATACCATCAGTACCAATAACAATCTCGCCATTAGTAGAAATTACCCAACCTGAATCATTATTGTAAGTACCTTCTTCAACGAAAGTAAATGACCCAGCAGTAAGATCTCCGTTGTCATCGGCATCTACTGCACGTGACCACAAGCCTGAGGCTACAACATAGATACCATTCTGACTTGCAGTAGTTTGATCTTTAACTAGTACACGATTACCAACAGCAAGTGCCACACCGTCAACAGTTTGAGTACCGCTTAAAGTAATGTTTGTTGTTGTAGCCGCACGAACTGAATTCTTAATATCCAATCCTTGTGATGAAGCATCAACATAGCCTTTTGTAGCGGCATCTGTCGCTTGTGTTGGGGTTGCTAGACCAGTAATACGCTTGCTAGAAACATCAACTGTACCAGTACCTTGCGGGGCTAATACAATGTTACCATCTGTACCGGCAGTTACAGTTACGTTTATTCCTTTTGCAAGAATGTTATCTGTGATTACAGTTGCATTAGATTGAATATTTCCGGAAACAACTAAACTTGTTAATGTACCCAAACTAGTAATGTTGGATTGAGTTCCATTAGCAACAGTATATGCAAAACCAGCAATGTTACCAACAATGTTAGAGGTTACTGTCAATCCAGTTAATGTGCCAACACTAGTGACGTTAGGTTGTGCATTTGTTGTTAGTGTACCTGTAAATAAATTAGCACTTAATGTACCAGTAGTTGAAGTAAATGTAAGATTAGCATCTCCAACTATCTTGCTACCATTTGCAAATGCAACTTGTGTATTTGATAGGTTGTTAGCGGTAACGTTAGCACCAGTGATTGCACCAGATGCATTCAGTGTCACTGTGCTAATTGTATTAGAAGCAGTAATATTGGTTGTGTTAATTGAGTTAGATAAAGTAACTCCATCTGTATTGGAAGTAATTGTTTGTGAACCTAGTATAAGACTACTACCAGACAAATATAAGTCTCTCCATGCACGTGTAGAATTACCCAAATCATATGCAATATTTGTATCTGGAATAAAATTACCGGTAACCAATGCACCTGCACTCATTGTCAAGTTACCAACAGTAGCTCTACCTGCAGTACTTAAATTACCGACTGTAGCGTTACCAGTTACGTTTGCTGTACCACCTGATACTAAATTACCAACAGTAGCAGTACTTGTAATATTTGCTGTACCAGTTGCCTCGATATATTTGATATTTAAGCTACTACTTGAGCCGGTACCGTCAATATTTGCACCAGTTCTAAAGCCACCGGCTGCATTTGCAATACCAGTAACATTTGCTGTACCAGTGACAGAAAGATTTGCAGTAGTGCTGATGTTCCCCGAAGCAGTTACTGTAACCGTTGTTACGTCACCGGCTGTTGTTAAGTTACCACCAGACACATTGCCAGTAGCAGTAATTAGTCCACCTGTACCTAAATTACCAACGTTAGCATTGGCCGTTACACTTAGTGTTCCACCTGTTGATAAATTACCACCAGTAATTGTACCTGTAGCATCAATTGATCCAACTGTACCTAAATTACCAACGTTAGCATTACCTGTTACACTTAGTGTACCGGCGGTTGATAAATTGCCACCAGTGATTGTGCCTGTTGCAGTTAGTGCATTATCGTTCTTATTAAAAGTAAGTCCAGCCGTTGCGTTTTGAACACCATCATCATTGAACTGAACTTGTGTATTGGCGCCTTTGGCTGCAATGTTACCTGCAAAGTTACCATAGATGTTTCCACCAACGTATAAATTACCACCAACCCCCGCACCACCTGTAACTTTTAATGCACCGGATGATGTTGATGTAGAAATAGTAGCATCAGTAATAGATACTACACCATTAGCTGTAATTGTACCATTACCAAATGTAGTGTTTGCAGTTACATTACCTACAGTTAAACCAGTCAGTGTACCTACACTAGTAATATTTCCCTGTGCAGGGTTTGTAACGTTACCTGCAAATGCAGACATGTTTGCATTATTAACCGTACCAGTAACATTAGCACCAGTGATACTAGATAGCGTGTCACCAATACCAACAAAGTGTAATCCATGAACATTACCATAAGTACCAATTACAACGCTATTGTTTGCTGCCGTAAAAGTAGTTGTGGCTACCGCGGCAAATTCACCTAGGCTTTGATCCCAACCCAAGAAGCCTGTTTTGGCTGCGCCGTCATTATATTGTAAGATAAGACCACGGTCAAGCCCGTCATTTGTAGCGTTTGTACCTAACGTGATTACTGGATCTTCAATTGTTGTTATTGTTGAATCAACTGTAGTAGTTGTTCCCTGAATCGTCATGTTACCGGTAACAACTAAATCCAACGTGGTTAGCGTAGAATCAACATTAGCATTACCGTAAATTCTAGTACCGCCTTTTAATTTTGCCATTTTATTTTCCTTTTATTCTTTCGTTTGTTAGTTTATAGTGTTTTTACACTGACACTGTAATCCCAGTATACTCATCGAATTCATTTGCAACAAGTAATTGACCAGATTTTCTCTGCTTCATTTTTCCGTTGTAATTAGACGATAGCGGTGTCAATGCACTAAACACTGCGCCACCAACATTAGTAACAGCTTTATTCGTTCCCGAATCATCTGTTGTTAAAGCTAGTGACGTTATTGCTCTTAACAACAACACAGTAGCTGAACCGGTTATAGCAGAAATGTTAACACTGCTAAGTTGTGTAGCGCCAAGAGGAGAATAGGGTGTACTGAAATTACCAGTATACACTGCTACTCCTTTTACTACACGAAAATTAGTTATGTTACCGGTGAAAAAACCATCTGCCCCAGAGGACGGACTTTGTCCAGTAACGTCAGAACCACCTTCACCACCTATAACTAGTGCTCTAGATGTACTTGAATTATAAGGGGCATTGTCAGTAATTACTGATATCCCATTGACATATACTTTAGCATCACTTACAGATGTTTTAACTAGTGCTACGTGAAACCATTGATTTTGAGGAATTACATTAGATCCACTACTAATAGGAGTATCTACCCCATTCCAATAGTATAATGCTGAGCCTAGTAGTTCAACATTGTCTCCGTTTGGAAAACACCATAAACGTTGATATGTATTTGCAGTAGCATAAAACCATCCTTCAATGGTAAACGGATCATTTCCAAATTGAAAGTCCCCACTACCAGGCACTGTTAGATAACTAGTTGACCCATTTAACAAAATTGAGCCACCTGAGGGTTGACCAGTTGACAGAGTAACTTCATCAAATTCGCTTGCAAATATTTGTGTAACCGTGACACTATGTATGGATTGAGTTACCTCATCCAAGCCATCGTCAAATTCCAACGGATCATTACCTGCTGTAAGCAGTGTCCCGTCATTCTTTAATCTTGCCCCAATTGTTGCCATATATTATCCGTTAAATTTAAAATCTATACTACTAGAAGTTGAGTTATAATTAATAACTCCCAATGGATTAGCATTTGAACTTGTTGCTAAGTTAATATTGCCTCCCACTGTCAAATCTTTCTTAATCCCAACCCCACCCTCAGTAACAAAACTTCCGGTACCAGTAGATGTAGATTGTGTACTACTATTTATGACAAGTTGCGTATTCACTGTTACAGTGTCAACATTTAGAGCATCTAAAAACATGTTTCCGGCAGTAATCCCGTCAACATTTGCTGAGATTGTTTGCCCATTAATGTCAATATTACCAGTTAAAAATAAGTCTTTGTATCTGCTATTAGCGTTTGCTAGTGATAATACACCATTGGAATTAGGAATCAGATTAGACGCTAATAAGGTAACTGACAAGTTGCCCGCTCTTACATAATTAACGGCATTAAGGTTGGCTACGTTTGCATTTCCGCTGGCAGCGTCTAGTATGATATTACCAGTAGATATACCTACTTTAACGTTAAAATTTCTTGTTGTCATGTTATTCTATGTTCTCATTAATCAGTAATGTAGGTACCAACAAAATTTACAACCGTGTTTGCATTGGATCCCGATGCATATAATTTAATGTTCCCTGATGAAATATTGCTAGAAAGACTAACAATACTATTACTGTCTGTCGCGGTACTAATTGAACCATAAATTGTTATGAAACTGTCAGTGCCGTTGTGTATCAATAATATTTCTAGAGATTCATAACCATCATCATTACTGGCTTTAACTACATATTTAGCGGTTCTGGCCGATGCAATCGCAAAACTGTCAATTTCGGTATTAGCACCAGTGACAACATTAACGGTGTTCAAATTCCCACTAAAAATAGTAGATATGGTTATTGAGTTTGCAGTAACATTATCTACTGATAAATTTCCTGCAATCGCAGAGGTTGAGATATTAGTTAGTAAACTACCATCACCAATGAAGTAATTAGCATATGTAGCGTTACCCAAATTAGCATTGGTAGCTACTAGATTTCCTATAACGGTTGTGTTTCCGGTAACAGTTGTGTTTGCAGATAAACTAATATTACCAGTACCATCTGGATTCAATGTTATATCACTATTAGCTGTTGTGCTTGAAATAGTTGTATCAGCTATTCTCAAGTTACCAATATTAGCAGAAGTAGTAATAACAACTGTATTGGCAGTTAGGGTATCGGCGGAACTAATACCAAATTTACCTACATATCTAGCACCACTTATGAATATACTTTTGCCAGTAACACCGGTTGTAATTGCTGTAGGTAAGTTTGTTCCTATAAAATGCAGTACACCCGATTGATAATCAAAGAACCATTCATCATTGCTGGTTCCGCTGGCGCCAGCGGCAAATATACGTGTTCCTGTAGTTTGTGGGGTTGTAGCATTATCATTATCAATGTAAACACTAACTAAATATGTTGATCCAAACTCGGGCGGAATCCAATCAGTAAGATTCGTTTTCCAAGTTCTATTGTCACTTGCGGCAGTGTCTTCTATTAATTTAGCAGTAGGAGTCCAAGAACCAGTACCATCTTTATAAATTCTAACAATAGTAGAAGTTGTATCGGGTCTAGCATTAGGAATTTCTGAAGCCTGTGCCCATAGTTTATCCGCACGTAATAGTAACGGACTAGGTATAGCTTCGTTAAACGCTAATTTATTTGCTGCGGTATCAGTTTTAGTTACCCCGAAGCCTACCTTTTTCCAAAGGAAGTCAAGTTGTTCTGTAGTAGATAAGGCCATTAACTAAAACTCCATGATGTTATATAATCTCCTGAGGCTAACACTATACTGAATAGTACTTGATTACCGGTAGAACCTGAAATCGCAGTTCCGGTACTCACTGAACCCAATGTCATATTATATGTTGTTCCAGAAATTACTGAACCTAGAGGGACTCTATCTCCAGGTGTACTAGCACAACCGTTACTGCCATTTCCTCCAGCGCCTGCACCAGGTACGCCTGCGCCATCGTATGTTATTGATGCATCAATCCAACCATTCAACGTACTAGCTGTATCAATCGTTGTGCCTGGAACTGCAAAGAATAGTCCTGATATTTTACCTGTTATAGTAACTCTAAAATTTTGAACCAATGTTTTTGAAAATGCACCACGGAAGTATTGATTTCCACTAGTTCTACCTGAATTTAAATTAGGTCCTACTGGTAAATACCCTGTACTCAAATTAGTATTGAACCACTTTAGTTGATTCCAACGAACCACTGCTTCATCAGTACCTGCAATTGTTACCGCACCAGACCATGCGTTGTTTAAATAATAATTTGTTGCACTATTATATGTTGGGTTAGCACCGGTCGCTCCGGCTATAACAATACGTTTAGCAGTAGTAGCACCGTAAGGAATACTAGTCTCTACAAAACCAGTAGGGGTTGATGTAAACACTTGAATTTTTGTAGCTACAGTTGCTGTTGCACTTGTTCCATTTACGTTTGTAGCACTATACTTAATAGTTTGAACTGCCGCTGTACTTGCAGGGGCTACGTTAATAGTTTGTGATCCTATAGTATATTTGTTACTAGAATTTTTACCTGTGTCAGCTTTTGGTATACCAGTAGCTAAGAATGTAGTTGCACCATCTAAATTACTATATGTTTTAGTCTGCGACACAATAACGTTACCTGTTGTACTTTCATCGTTTGTATCCGGTGCGATAGTAAATGGTGTTGTAGTATTTCGATAAGTTTGACCTATCCAGTCATAAATCTGTGCGCCAGCTAATGATACAGTTGGACTACCTGTGTTAAAGTACGGAACACCCGAAATATACAAGTAAGTGCCTGCTGTTCCTGTAGTGAGTGTGGCACCAGAAACGTCTACCGTTGGTACTGACGTTAAATCGTCTTTAACAAAACCAGCTGGGTTTGTATTTCCAGTAGTAGAATGTGTTAGTTTGATTTGATTATAACCTGTACTTACAGAAGAAATTGTTTTTGTTGCGTATGCTGAAAAAACTTTATAGAAATCACTAGGGTAAGTAGCCGGACTAGGTACATGAGCATCTCTATCTAATGTAACTACTAGATTACCATATGTTCCTGCATTATCGCTAGAAGTAAATGCAATAGCACCATCATCTACTCCATTGAACTCATTAGTTAATGTACCTGTATATGAATTGTATACGTCACTAAGTGTACTAGTTATTACTGTACCAGTTGTATATCGTGTTACACTTGTGCCGGCAGCTGGAATATTACCACCTGAATTATCAGTTGCAAGTGCTGCCAAAAATGGACTTGTTCCAACACTAGCTGTACTCATACTTAATGTCTTAGAACTCAATCCAGCTGGTGCTGCCGGAGCCGCATTAATTGAAATGTAATTAGTTTTAGTATTTGTATCATCAGTAGCTGATTCACTGTACGTACCAGTAGCTAGTAATGCAATAGTGTAATTACCTACGCTCGTAAATGTATGGTCAATAGTAGAGCCAGGTGTTCCGGCTCCACTTGTTATTACTCCACTATTACTTCCATCACCCCATGTCCACTTGAATGAATCTGTGTTTAGTGAACTATTAGTAAATCTAACAATTGCTCTGTTAGTACCATTCAAATCAGTAAAATAATATCCTGTTTGTGATGTGTCACCCGTTCTATCAGACAACGTAACTACATTGCCAGTAAAGATTGATTGTGGATCTGGGTGAACTGTTACTGTAACAGTTGATGAACTGAATGGGCTAGTTGAATATCCATTGTATACTTCTAATTGTACGGTAAACGTTTGTGTTACTGCTGGATTTGTTAAACTAAACTTATGAGTTATGTTAACGTTTCTATCACCTGCACTACCCGAACCTGCATTCACGTTGGATGTAGTACCATCACCCCATGTCCACTTGTAATAGTTATTAGAGAATGTAGATGTAGCACCCACGCCTGCAGGTGTAGTATTTGTAAATATTACATTCCAACCATCTGGATTTAATGTATAATCATTGTTTCCTTCAAGTGTACTTGTTGTAAATGTTGGGCTATGTGTTTTGTATACGTAAACATTTTGTGTTGAACTTGTTATACTCACATCGATTGGGCCCGCGGTTGTACTAGTAGCTACAATATATGGTTGATATCTAGTATCTGCGCTTCCAGTTACACTATATGTATGTGTTTTTGCACCGCCAGTAGTACCACCAGCCTCACTGTTTGTTGCTATAGTATCACTTGTGCCATCGCCCCAATAAATCACATAGCTTTGTGCATATTGACTAGTATTGGTCAAACTTACACTAGTACCAGTATCCAATGACGTTTTGTCTAATGTAAACGATGCAATAGGAGTAGGTGTATATAATGTAATGTAGTTTGTTTTTACTTTATCGTCACTTGAGCCAGCACCTATACCACTACTATTAGTTACGGTTAAGCTAACTGTAAATTGACCACCTAATGTATTAGTATATGTTTTAGTAGGTGTTGAACTTGTACTTGTTGTACCGTCACCAAAATTCCATAGATAGCTAGTACCATTTCCATTAAATGTTCTACTAAATGATAACGATAATGGACTAGGACCTGCTACTGCGTTTGCCGTAAAGTCTACATTACCTACAAAAGTATTTTTAACAACATTTAACATTACTTCGTTTAGGTCATCAATAGCATTAGTTACTGTTGTGGTATTAGACCAAGTATCTAGTGCACCAGGTGATAGTAAGTTAGCATCATAAGGATCTCCCAGTGGAATTACATTACCTACAATGGCTGCACTGCCACCTGCTGAAGTAATAGAACCTGTAATATTAATATTGCCTTCAATTGTTATATTACCGGCTGTGCTGATATCACCAGTTGCACTTATGTTACCCAACCGTATATTACCAAATTGATTATATGATACAGTGTTATTAGCCTTGTTCACTACTACATTACTTGCGAGTGCAAATTCTGAATTGCTATTATCCCAACCAATAAAGGCGTCAACTGGAGCACCATTGGCAACATTACCTTCATAATAATGAAGAACAGAACCTCTATCTGAATTATCATCACTTGTTAAAGGTGCACCGTTAGGGCCGCCACCTGTTTCTGTTAACGGATCAGATACGTAGGTAGTAGTTGTTTGAATATATGATACGGCACCCAGTACTGTCAAGTTACCAGTAATACTAGTATTACCAGTTATATTAGCGTCGCCGGATACTGCTAAATTATTTCCAACTGATAGATAATTTGCACTAACGTTGGCATTAGCGTCTACTACGTCTATTGGCGTTTGTGTTTGTGTTAATTCACCTACCGAGAATCCACCAAGCGAGTTAAATTTCTTTAGTATTGTTGCCATACGTGTTCTTTAAATAGTTTTATATTGAGTTGTCCATACTGTAGAATCACTAGTTGCTGGAGTCACGGTTAATTTAATTTTTCCGCCAGCGTTATTAACTCCTAAACTACCAGTATAGCCTCCTATGTTTAACGTACCATATACATCATATGCTATATCTGTTCCGTTATGTACTGCAACCACTGTGGCTACACTATATTTACCACCAGCAACTTCTTCGCCTTTTACAAAAAATTCAACTGCTCTATTAGTAGCAGAACTTACTTCTGCAAGAATTTGCCCCGCTGTTACAGCGGTAGTAGTTACTGTAAAAGCACCAATAGAAGAATTTCCAATAGTTACAGTGTTACTTGATATGTCATTTAATTTAATGTTGCCAGCAATCAATGAACCACTGATTGTTAGATTGCCAAAAACGTTCGCACCAGTTTCAGTTACAACCAAAGATGTGTTAGCGTTAGCAGTTAGATTAATATTACCGTTATGTAAGACAACAATATTACTAGTACCATTAAGCAAACTGTTTCTTTTAATTGTAGTAAACCCAAGATTTTTTGCACCATCTGATGTTAAAATAGTTAGTTCATCTGCTGCCGGTACATTACCGTCATTCTTTGGATATTTTAAATCACTAGCAACTAATGTAGTTACTGTTGCATTGTTAACATTAAGTGTATTAGATATATTTGCGTGAGTTAATCCAAGTAGATTTCCAATATTGGGTTGACTACTTGTTTCGATTGTCCCATATACGTGGTCACTGTTTAGAGTTCCTATGCGTAATGTAGCGTATGTTCCGCTAACAACATTATTACTAGTTTCAGTAATATTAGACAACATTTGGAATTGATTTGATCCGGTCTTCCAACCCATAAAGTGATTAATCGGACTAATATCATATGTTCTTAATACTATACCCCTATCATATCCATCAGATGTAGTTGCATTAACACCGTTTCCATTACCACCTAAATCAATCACTGGATCTTTGATACTTGATGTAGTTACGTCAATATAAGTTGTAGCCCCTGTTACTAACAAATTACCACTTACTGTAACATCACCGGTAACACTAGCATTACCGCCTACTTTAAGATCTCCGGTGATGTTTGCATTTGCCGCATTACCTACACCTGCTTTACCAACTAAAAGATTACCATCTATGTTTGCAGTAGCACCACCAATGTATATATTCCCACCAATTCCAACACCACCTGTTACAGTTAGTGCACCAGTTGTATTGCTAGTAGCGGCTGTACTAGTAGTGATACTAGTATTACCTGATACAGTTAATGTTTGTCTATTAGTTGCGTTACCAACATTTACGATACCAGTAGTATTAATATTACCTGCTAACAAACCAGTAAATATGTTTGCATTAGCTGTCACAAAAGTATTATTTGTTCCGGAAGAAAGTGTAGTACTACCTAATTTAATTGTAAACCCGGATAACCACAAATCTCTCCACGGATGTGTTTCTGATCCTAAGTCAAGTTTAGGATCCCCGTTAGCATGTACTGAAGGTAATAAATTACTGTTTACATAATTACTAACAGTCAAGTTATTAGTAGTTAGATTAGCAGTAATATTTGCATCAACCCCAACTACTAGATTACCGGTAACGTTTGCATCCCTTGCTGTAGTGCCATCACCAACTGTTAAGTCACCTAGTATATTTGTAGTACTTGCTACACTTAAATTACCACCTAATTCAACGTCACCGCGAATGTTACCGGTAGTTGAAATGTATAATTGACTACCACTAAATGTTCCGGTATTTGCAAAGATATTTCCAGGAGCTTTAAGATCACCGCTTGTGTCGAATGACCAATGATTACCATGAACTTGAATATCAAATCCATTGACATTTGCTGTTGCAATTGTACTGTTACTTACATTAGCTACATCATTATATTTTAATTGTGCTGAAGTATTAGCTGTAATTACTATTGAGTTTGTGCCGGTGCCGTCAATATAGCCACCGTTTGAAAACGTTATACTTGATGCATTTGTAATATGAGCTACTGATAAATTACCAGTTAGTGTTACTAAATTACTAGTCTTATTATATGTTACACCAGGTGTACTTTTAACAACATTGGCGTCGTTGAAAAGCATTTCAGTATTTGAGCCAGGAGCTTCCAAATTACCTTTAATACTTCCACCTTGAACATTACCAGTTAAATTACCGTAAAAATTAACTGCTGTAACATCATTGGTTACGTTGACGTTACCGGCTATGTTTGCGTTAGCACTTACAAACAGATTACCAAGTGATACATCTGCATTGGTAGTTCCTAATTTAAAAGTCCATGAACTTGACGATTCAGTCCACAATAGTGTTGCGTTAGCTCCTGCAGTACCTCTGTCAATTTCAAAACCAGACGTCCCTGATCCCGCTGTTACTCCGTTACCTGTTTCACCTTTGTTTAATGTGATAGTGTTATCATCAATGGTTGTATTGTTAGTAGATAAACTAGTTACTGTACCGTTAACAGTTAAGTTACCATTGATGGTTGCATCAGTATTAGCTATTAAATTCTCAACAGTAAGTGTATTAGTTGCTGTACTGAATACGAGACTGCTTGATCCTGTTAATAAACCACTTGCGCCTGCAAATAATACTTGAGTATTTGATACTGTATTGACTGTAACATTTGCCGCTACTAAATTTCCCGTAGCTTCAATATTAACTGTTTTGAACTTCTTTACACCAGTAGAATCATCATAAGTTAAATCAGCGCTGGCTGCAAAGTTATTACTTGTATTAAACTGAATATAATTATTACTACCTGCTGCCTCTTGTAAATCCCATGCTGTACCATTAGCATATAATAAATTATTTGTTCTAATATTTCCGGCAATTAGAGTATTCCCTACTGTAACGTTACCTGTATTTGATAAGATGTTACCAACAGTAATGTTAGTTAAAATCGTAACATTACTAGTTGATATATCACCATTAGGATATATTACATTGGTTGGTATTTCTCCTACTGAGAATCCACCAACCGAATTAAACGTTCTTATTGCCATTGCGTTTTTCCTTTATGCTTTGTAGCTAGTTATCAAAACTTTGTAATTTGTTAAGTGCGCGGCTTTTGGTGTTACTGTTAATGTAACGTTTCCGGAAGCTATGCCACCACTTTCATAATTAACCTTAAAATCACCTACACCAGGACTAGTTATAGGTGCATCAATTGTACCATACTCATAATAACCAACATCAGTGCCTAATACACTAGCAATTAATTTACTAGTTTGTCTAGTGTTTCCTATAGTATCAGTAGCAATGATAGTATAATCCATTGAAATTACAGATGATGCTAATACTCGGTGTAATACTTGATCTACCGCAGTACTATTTGTAGTAGCAATAAAAGATGAAATTGTATAGAATTGATTATTGCCCAATCCTAATGAGAAATTGTTTGCTGTTAGATTTTCTTCTACAGTTAATGATTTAGTAACTTTATCGTAAATAACTCCAGAAGCTGAACCTGCTAAAGAATTATCGTTGAACAATAATGCACCATCAGTACCTGTAATAGTAATGTTGGCCGTAATGTTACCTTGAACATTTCCGTAAAAATTTGTAGCAGTGATAGATCCAGATACAGCGGCATTTCCACCAACCGTAAGATTGCCAGAAATATTAGCTCTTGGGGCTGTAATATTCCCATTAGTATCTATAATGTTAACTGGAGGTATATTTACTGTATACCCACCTACCGAATTGAATGCATTAGCTGCCATTTATAGTCCCAAATATTATTTTATATCTTATTTATCATTTTTCAATGATATGTGTTTGAGTAGCCAACAAAAAAGAGCACCGAAGTGCTCTTTGATTCCTTCCCGTAGCACAGACCGCGGTCTGTGCTCCCGAACAAGAAGATGTTTGTGCTTACTTGAATGTCAAGTTAGCAACATCGATTTCGCCTAGATAGTCGGCTGCATTACCGAAAGATGATGCAGTGTTTGTCAATTCAACATAACCGTAACGAGTCATGAAAGACACGACTGGTTCGAATGTTGATGGATCTAGAACAACGCCAGAAGACATCAATGGGATGTATGGGCAATAGAATGCTGCCGCATCAGTCTCAGATGTACCTTTGTAACCAACTAGAACAGCTTGGCTGTCAGATGCATATGTGTTAACGAAAACACGCATTGCACCGTTCAATGTACCAACGAACTTAGTGTTAGTTGGAGCTTCAAAAGTACCTTCTGTTGTACGAGCAAATGCTGATGTAGTTGCAGATTGCAATACAGTCAACACAGCTGGAGATACAACTGCCCAGTTACCAGCGCCACGACGAGTGCGTTGAGCAATCTTGTTAGCAACACGGTTGATTAGAACTGCCAATGCGGCGTGCTCATCACCAACGAATGTAGCTGTACCGGATACAGCGGCTTGGTCAAATGTTTCTTCCAATGTAGCCAATGTGCTCAATGACAATAGAATCTCTTGGTCGATCTCAGCAGTAATTTCTTGTGCTAGAGCGGCCATAATTTCTGCTTCAACGTCAATACCATGTTGGCTTTGAGCGTCTTGGGCAGCTTCGAATGTCCAGCGAGCTTGTAACTTACGTGACTTAGCTTCAACAGCCTGACGCAAGATTTGAACACTGATTTGCTTACCGCCATTACCTTCTAGAGCGGCAGTGTTATTGCCAGTATAGATAGATGATGAACCAGATGCATTTGTCTGTGTTGAGTAAGCCTGAGCAATTTTGAACGGGCTTAGAGCTTCTTCACCTGCTGATACGCTTGTTGCCGCTGTGCTGTTGTCTGTTAAAGACTGAGCATAACGAACACGTAGAGTGTGAATTTGACCAACTGGGCCAGTCATTGGCTGAACGCCAACCAACTCGTTAGCAATAACGGTTGGCATGACACGACGGATAACTGGTAGAATCACACGGTTTAGTGTAGCGATATTGCCAGATGTAGTTGTGCCAGCTGATGACTCAGATAGTAACGATTTTTTAGTGTTTTCTAAGATAACACTCATTGTTGAGCGGCGAGTACCTTTTAGACCTTCAAGTAGGGCTTCTTTGGTCTCGTCCCAACGACCTTCTAATAGAACTTGTGACATTTTATATTTCTCCTAAATTATGTCGATTTTTAAAGCCCTGCCAATCGTCTTAGGTCAATCACGTTATCACGTGGTTGGTCTTCAACTTGTGTCATGGCAGATTTATCACCAGTAACTGCTTTTACACCTTCTGAAATCATAGACTTTTTAGATTCTAATTTTTCATTGATGTTATTCAATACGGCTGGTAAATACTTATCGAAAGCTGTTTGCAAACGGGTTGTTTGTACGCTTTCTAGTAAATCCTTCATTATAGTTGCTTTTTCCTCATTTAGAGTAGATAGCAATTCATTCATTGTCGTTTGACGGACATTGGATTCTTTAATGATACGAATTTCACGTTCCTTGTTTTCAACTAATTGCTTTGCGGCTTTCATTGTAGTAATAGATTCAGCTAATTGCTGATCTTTTGCTTGTAGTTGTTTGAATAACTTACGTGTCTCAGCTTTTTCCTGTAAATAGGTAGTGCTGAATTCACTTGCATAAGATTCAAAGATTTTACGACCAAAATCGTTTTCACGGGCAGTCTTAATATCTTCTTTCAATTGGCCTAGTTCACCCTTAAGATGTTTGCTTACAGTTTCGTTCATTCTCTTAGCAGATTCGGTCACGAAACGTGCCTTCAATGCTTCAAGTTGTCTACGACCTTCTGCAACTAACTTAACTTTTGCTTCGACCACAGCTTGTTTGTCTTGCGTGAATTCTTTAATTTCACGTGAAAGAGCACGAACAACGAATTGTTCTAACTTTTCTTGACTTTCTTTCTGGATCTTACGCTCATTGCGTAGTTCTTTAATTTCTTCGGATAGTTTAGTAACCATAAAATTATTGAACTTGGCTGCATTTTCATGTAGCTTGCGTTTTGCGTTTGCGCGGTCTTCGTTCATCGCTTGTCTTTCAATCTGAAATTCGGAAATTTCTTCTGAAAGACCTTCTGTAACCATATTATCTAGGGCTTCTACCATTACGTTTTTATCATGTTCATAACGTTGTGCGAATTCTTCACGCAATTCTGCACGTACTTGCTCTTTGGCTTCATTCAACTTAGTTTCCCATGCCTCATTTAATGCGACACTAGTTTCTTCGTTGATTAATCCACTTTCAAGTAATGGTTTAATAATTTCCAAACTCATTGGATTTCCCCTTTATGTTTAATCTCTTTACTGTAGGTTTTACCTACATGACTTAGAGATTGCTTTTTCAAAACCTCAGTACGAGTTTCTTTACGACCCTTGTTCCAAGGAATAGAACCCTTTTTTGCACCGCCGTTTTTATGACCAAGTTTATTAACACCTGTTGTGGATGCAGAAATTTTTTGTTTTACCATTGCCGGTGTTCCCAAGACCCACCCAGCAGATATATATTCATCTAATAAATTAACATGAACTCTTTTATAGAGTCCGTTTTTATTTACCGTTTTTTTACCTTTGTTATGTCCATCGTTGTTAAACAGACCATCTCCGTTGTGTTTATTAAAACTTCTAGGATCATTTTTAGCATCAAGTAATTGAAGTATCTCTACTTCTAATTTTCTCATTTCCAATGGATCTCCTGTTTGAATAATTTCACGTTTCCATTCAATTTTATTTTCAACAATCAAAGGTTTTACAATTTTACTAGAACAAATATAACCATCATTTACATGAGCATTTTTACTAGTACGTGAACCTATATACCATTTCATTGTTGGTAAATGAGTCCATTTGTAAATGTAAGAAGTTGTCATTTAATCTTTAACTCACTGATGAGGCGCATTACTTCCTCTTTCAAGTATCTCTGTACTTTTGCGTTACTTTGCGCATCTTTTGCAATCTCAAGCGTTTTATGACCATGTTTCATGTTCATCATACCTTCGTATATCGCTTTAGGATAAGCATTAGGTGCACTAGGTTGTGCAACGATATCCACAGTGACTATTTCAAAGTCACTGACATGGCCATTAGCATCGTTAACGTTTCCGCTACCTCTGCTAGATACGCCTAGTTTGACACCACTCTCCAACATAGTAGACACTAACTGTCCCATTGGAGTTGGTAAAATCTTTAACTTCCCGAATCCATTTGCACCATCCATCCACATTTGAGTAATCATATGTGAAACACGATCCAAATTGATTTTTAAATCATCTGGGTGATCTACTTCACCCAATACAGAATAGCCTTCGGTAACTTGTTCATTTAGAGCATTAACAGCAGATTCAATTTCAGAAACAGGATACACACGCTCATTAGCGTTGCGTACCCCACCCTGAATGAATATCCCCTTCATATAAAGGGACTTCTTGTTACCTTCACCTTCACTCAAGACCTCCATACTAGCACGGTCAAAAGTTAGATGCTCTTTAAGATACAAAGCCATTATCTTAGGTATCCTTACTTCTTAACAATCTTCTTGACTGTCTTTCTTGACTCACCAACGATAGACTTACTGTTCTGTCCATCATCACCTTTTGCTGGCTTAGGGGCTGCTTCACCTTTTTCAGAGAAGTTACCTTTGCCTGGAGCATTTTTGTAATTGCCAGGAATGTCTTTAACTGCTGGGTTCAATAGTCCACCTTGTGTACCACCCTTGCCACCATCGCCACCACCTAAGTGATTAGCTTTAGCGCCATTTGACGGAATCTTTGGTCCATTGCTAGTTACGCTCTTAGTGTTAACACCGTTGTCACCGTGTGTTACAGAAACTTTCTGCAACTGTACAGCTTCCATCATGCCTTCTTCTTCTTCTGGTGCAGCCATATCCATGTCGCCTTCTTCACCGCCCATGTCTTCTCCACCTTCGTCTGAACCCATCATTTCTTCGAATTCAGCCATTAGTTCGTCTAGTTTGTCTTCTAGTTCAACTACGCGGTCTTCTAAACCACCTTCTGGTGTTTCTTCACCGTCCATGCTGTCATCCATATCGATATCAGCAAATTCGTCTTCTTCTTCGGTCATGCCTTCTTCTTCATAGGCAATTTCGTCCATCAATCCACCGACTTCATCTTGACCTTCGCCCATGTCATCAAAACCTTCTTCTAGGTCTTCATCAGCCCCTTCTTCAAGTTCTTCTTGACCTTCTTCTAGGTCTTCGTCTTGGGCTTCTTCTAATTCTTCGTCCATCATTGACTCATAAATTTCGCGGCTTTTTTCAACTACGATATCGTGGAATAATGCACGTGCTTGTTCTTCGTTCTCATTGATAATTAAATCG